TTATACATTCACCATCTCTAAAAAGTCTTTCTCGGAAATGATTGGAATCCCAAGTTCCCTCGCTTTTTTATTCTTTGAAGATGTTGATTCCACATCATTGTTGATCAGCCAGTTCGTCTTTGATGTGACAGACCCAGTCACTTTTCCTCCTTTGCTCTCAATGAATTTCTGCAATTCTTTTCTATTTTTGAATTGTGTCACGTCTCCTGTAACAACAAAATTCTTGCCCGCAAGGCTTTGGTCTGTGTTATCATTTGTGTTTAGATTTACCGGAATAATGGTTTGTAATAATTTTCTAAAATCTTCTCTATTACCACTGTCATCAATCCATTCATTGATCTGTTGACTAGTTTTTTCTCCAATACCATCAATGACACTCCAGTTATATTTATCAATTAATCTCATTACAAATGTGTCAAAGTCGTATTCACAGTGTTTAGAAATATCTTTGGCTGTGCTATCTCCTACTCCCGGAATAGACAAAGCAGCAATAAATCTATTCAACTCTACACTTCTACTCTTCTCAATTGAATCAATTAATTTATCAATTGACTTTCTTCCAAACCCAGACATATTAATCATATGGATATAATAATCCTTTAGATTATAAATATCTGAGAAGCACGTCAACCAACCTCTAGCAATAAATTTAGAGAGCGTTTCATCTGAAAGCCCGTCAATATTCATTTTATTTCGACTTGCAAATGCGGATAATTTACCCAACAGTTTACCTTTACAATTAGAGTTAGAGCACATAAGAACCTCTGTGTCATTATCTTTAACAATCTCTGTTTTCCCTCCACAGATTGGACATGTACTAGGTGGAATACATAAGTTGTTTAATGTACGGTCGAGATTATCTGATACTTGCGGGATAATTTGATTAGCCTTGAATACAGTAATTGCATCTCCATATGATAATTCCAAATCCTTAAAAATACTCATATTATGTAATGAAGCACGTTCCACTATAGTTCCATCAATCTCCACTGGTTCAAATACAGCCGTTGGAGTTAAACAGCCACTTTTGCCCATTGTCCATTCGATATTATTTAATGTCGTTTCAAATTCTTCATCGTAAAATTTATAAGCAACGGAGTGTTTTGGATGATGTCCAGTAAGACCTAATGATTCACCATGCTGAATATCGTTATACGTCATGACTAAGCCGTCGATAGGATAGCCGTAATCATGCGCTTTTGATTTTAAAGATTCAATCATTTCTGGAAGATTTTCTTTATCACTACTTTTGCCTGAATATGTAAAAAGTGGAACAATTTCAAACCCAAGGTCTTTTGTATACATTAATCTATGTAAAAATGAATTTGAACAAATTCCTTCTGGTACTTCTGTTGGTACTTTCCATGTAACAAATTTAATATGTCGTTGTGCTGCAACTCGGCTATCTAACTGTCGTACAGATCCCGAAACTAAATTTCTCGGATTCTTATATTTCTTATCCTCTGGAAGAGATTTATTAATTTTCTCAAAATCGTCATATGTAATAATCGCTTCGCCTTCAATTTCGAAATGACCTTTATACTCAATTGTAAGAGGAATATTTTCAAACACATTTGCATCATGTGTGATTACCTCTCCGACATCACCATTGCCACGAGTTTCTGCCTGTACTAACACCCCGTTTTCGTATGTCAAAAGGCAAGTCAATCCGTCCATCTTCAGACTCAAAATACAATCCTTATCTCCTGCAAATTTTCTTAGGTCGTCTACTGATTTAGTTTTGTCAAGAGAAAGCATTGGATGAGTATGTTTGACTTTTTCTAACTCAGATTTCACTTCAAAACCAACTGTTTTTGTAGGTGAATTTGCGAATGAAAGTCCAGTTTCATTCTCTAACTTTTCCAGTTCGTCATATAGTTTATCGTACTCATAATCGGATATAATTGACTCTGATTCGTTATAATACGCATTTCTGTATTCATTTAGCATTTTTGTCAATTCTTTGATTCTTTCCGTTTTATTCACTTTTTATCTCCTTATATACCCTTTGTTATTTATACAATTTTCATCAACCAATTACCTATGAACAGAGCGTAAAATCCTATCAGAAAAAGAGAGATAAAAATATCTGTAATTAAAAAATATACCAACTCATCTAATAGGATTTCTGCGCCGCCCGTAAAATAAAATAATAAATAAGTAATTATGGCTGATATTACTAAAATCAATAATATCTCCATATATTTTCTCCGTTATTTTCCTGTACTTCCGAAACCACCGTTTCTCATGCTATTTTTTTATAATTATAATGTTCAATATTGTAATTATGGTTTTTCATTACAAGATCAAAGGATACATGATAGTCATCGCAATATGTTTTAAAATCCTGCTCAGTACGCATATTTACATGTAGCGATGTATGATTCGATCTCTTCATAACCAAAAGATTTTCCAAACTATTATTTTGTCTATTAAAATCTAAGTGATGTACAACATATTCTAGTTTCAAATAAAATTTTTCGTCTATTTTTATACTGTTCTCATTATTTAAAAGATATTTTTCTGCTACTAAACGATGTTCAAATACAAAATCATCATTATTTCTAAATGGATGTTTTAAGTCTCTAATCAATTTATATCCATAAAAAGAGATTCTTTCATCAGAAATCCAAGATGAGTTTAGGCTTCCCTTAAGCCCAAATTGATGATTATTAGAACCGCTCATAATACCCCTTTTATCTTGAATCAAACATTCTTTAGAACAATACAATCTATTGCTTCTATTAATCTGACTTTCTTTCTTATGAATTGGCTTTCCACAAAATGAGCAAACTGCGTTTAAATGCGGGTGTTTAATTTTATAGTCTGATTCACAAATTTTACTACAGAAAATTTTTTCTCTATTTTCATATCTTGATTTAAAAACCTTAACAGGATTTTCACAATTGGCACATTTTACTATTTTATAAGTTGGGTGATATGGCTGTATAATATAATAAAACCCATCTTTAGTCTTTTTATATTTGCTTATATTAGAAAGTGTAGATGGAGAAACTTTTAACTCTTTAACACATTCATTAACAGAATCATACTCTAAAATTTTATTCCAATTACAATCGTATTTAAAAACTTTTTTACAATTTTTAGACACCAGTACTCCCTATACCTCCATTTCTCACGTCCATTACATTATCATCGACTGTAATTCCATATTCCACGAAGATTCCTTGAGCAATTTTATCACCTTCATTAATATTCACAACCATATTTCCATTGTTTTTAAATTTCATAAAAATATGCCCTTCATTATCCGAGAAGAAATAGTCACTATCGATAATACCCGCTTGATTTACTAAGTTAAGACAGTATTTGAATCCAAGGCTACTTCTTGGATAACATTTTAATACCCATCCATCAGTAATTTCACATCGAATTCCTGTTGGAATTTTTAACATTTCTCCTGGTTGTAAAGTTGCTGCAACAGTAGAACAGAAATCATATCCTGCCGATCCTGAAGTAGCACGCTTTGGAAGTTTGATATGATCGTAAATCGTCTTGATTTCTTCTGCATTGGTAGCACCAAAAGTATCGATCCATCCTTCTGTAAACTGCTCGTAACTTACTTTCTGAAATTTTGCAATTCGTTTCATTTGTTTTATACCTCCTAAATAATTTCTAGTTTAATAAATTCTTTTAACTTCTTTTTTAAATTTCTTTTTACCTTTTTCAATACTAAATTATTCTTTTTATCTGCTTCTGTTGGGTTGTAAAATGACACATAAATATTTTCTGAATTATTGTCAACTACTTCGTATTCGAATGTATTTGGAAAACTAACTTGAAATTCAACCGATACAGTTGGATAATTTTTATATTCATACAAAGGAACATTCAGTCGATAAACTTGTCCATATTTTTTAAATCCATTCTTGATTAAGATTTCATGAGTGCAATTTTTATGTAATTCGTATTCTTTCATTCAATCCTCTCCTTTAAGAATTTAATATATTCACCCCATTTACCAATGTAATGTATATATTCTTTACTTTTAAGCATTTTCTTTTTCATATCAGCTTTTATATTTATTCGTCTATATTCTTTGTCTTTCGTAAGAATTTCGCCCAAAAATTTGCTTGTAATGTTCTTTATGATAAGAATGTTACCTTCGGGAATTCTACTGATTATATCCTTATATTTTTTCAAATCATCACTAGGTATTTCATACTTTCTTTTAGGTAAATTCTTAGTGCTGAATGGACTAATATTTGCGCCACTGGTTTGTGGTTTTAAATATTTTGCAATTAATTCAATGTCTTTTGCAGAAAACTTAAACTCAATTTCTTTATCATTTTCTACAATGTCCCAAACAGTACCCTGCTGCTCTAATAATAAATACAGTTCATCATATGGGATCCTTTCTTCATTTCCGCACAGCTCTTTACCTAACGCTAATAGGATATTATGCCCTCTTCCAGTAGAAGGAATGTATGCAACCAATGTGGAATGTCCATAATGATAAATTTGATTCCCATAAGCACATTTAATATAGATATCATCCGAATCAATATTGCCTTTATCGTCTCTTGGATAATCATTTGTATTTTGATCAATGTGAGCCATTAATCTATATGTGCCTTTATATCTCGTGAGATACGCCATTTTACTACTCACCTCTTCCACTGTTATTAATATTTTCTGATTCTTTTGAATTATAATATAGATCATCTAAATCATCTCTGGTTCCTGCCGCAACACATAATGCCACAACAACAATCGCCAAAAGTGTACCTACAAACATTCCAATTAAAAATCCAATCAATGTATTCATGTTTTAATACTCCTCGTATAATATTTCTTTATATATTTTATTTTTATTATTCTTCTCTGCTGTAAGAACAACATCTAATGCCTGTTTTCTATTTGTAAAAACGGTTTTATTTAAATCATTAAAATGTAATAAATAAGCATGTTTGTCTGTTTTATCACATCCTACAAAATAATTATTCTCTACTGTTCTTATAACGAGTTGGCATACATCAAATATGCCAACCGTAGGAATTATCCTTGCATAGTAAACAGTATCTTTCAGTTTTACTGATTCTCCCACAAGATCACCTTTCCTTGTTTTAACGTTTCTTGCACGTCAATGACTCTTTGGTTTGTGCTGCCAGCCCAATGATATGTAACATCTCGTTTGTCTTCTTCATATCTTCCATCTACAAGTACATCACACTGTTTCACAATGTCTTGACGCATTTTTAAAATTTTGTCTCGTTCGGGATTAAAATCGTCTGTAACAACTGGATACATAATCTGTTCCCATGTATATCCGGAATATAACCAGATTGTTTTTTCTTGACATGAAAGACGGATTTCATCTGAGTTTTTAATCAATATATTGTATTTGAAGTTATCATTTTCTCTATATATTGTATCTATTTTTCTACTTATTGGATATTTTGAACGTAAATCTGTAATCAAATCCAAAACGTCTTTAAGGTTTTGTGAATATAATGGATCGCCACCAGTAAATGTAATACCGGAAATATAGTCTTTAGACAACTCATCTAATATTTCTTTTTTTGCCGATTCGTCAAATTGAACTCCGTCATTCGGATTCCAAGTAATAGGATTCTGACAATTCCGACAGTGATGATCACATCCAGAACACCATAAAACAACACGAATGCCAAACCCGTTTAAAACATTTTCTTTTTCTATTTTCAAATAATTCACTTAACTCACCTCATCATATTCAGCGACAACATCATCACACGTAAATCCGTATTTCAATTCTGCCTCTTTTCTAGCGGCAACAGCATCTTCAAAACGTTTATATTTCCCAAGATATTTTGTTTTGTAATTAACAGTTATTAAAGCCACCCATGCATTCGTACTTTTATCAAATGAAACACCTGTTTTCCCAGAACTATTTGCCTTGCTTAAACTTCTGTTTTTACAATTACCCATATTACTTTTTAAATATATATTGCATTTTCGATTATCGTTAGTATCTCTTGATAAATGATCAGGCATTACTTCTTTTCTGTTATATTCACCATATTTAATTTCTGCAACAATTTGATGAATAAAGACCACGGATGTTTCATATTTATCATCTATTTTTGAATTTGTTATCCAATATCCTTTATCAATTTCGCCACGTTTTTCAGTTTTTCTCCAATACCAGTTTTTCAAAACATCATAATCTTCTTTGTCGATAATACATTCATTATTATTATCGTCATATAATATAATCGTATCTTTGTTTTCCTTAATCCGATTTACCTTTGTAGAGTACTTTTTGTTCCTTTCTGCTATTTTTTCAGAAGCATAACAACCACACGATTGAGTTTTGCCACTTTTCAATTGATAACCCGTAACACTACGTAGTTCAGGATTTCCGCAATCACATTGACATAGCCAGTGAGCATTTCCAGATTTACCTTCTTGAACTAATTTTTTATCTCTATCTATATCTCTTTTAATTACTGTCAATCTTCCAAATTTTTGACCAGTTAAATTATCTCCCATTTTAGGATTATCAAATTTAGAGCATCCGCATGAATACGTATGTCCTGTCTTTAATGAATTTAGTCTATAAGATTTTATATTGCCGCACCTACATTCACATACAACATATGCTCCATAGTGTTTACCGTTACAGTTATGCTCTTCTGTCATTTCATAATCAACATCTTTGATGGTCAACCACCCATATGTTCTTCCAATATGAGCGGTTGCATTTTCATACATTTTCTTTCCTCTTTTTGTTGTTTCTTCTGTTGTCGTCATTTTAATATCTCCTTTTCAATAAATAATCGTAATAATTTGTTATGATTATTTATTCTCTTTTGAGATATTAAAATTTCTGATGTTTCACACGCATTTCAACTTCTTGTTGTTTTCCAATATTAAATGCTGTTTTATAATCTCCTGTTAAGTACCCGGTTACTCTTCGCAATCTTCTGATTTCTCCACATCCGCACATAGGACATGTATTATTAATATCATCACAATATCCACAATTGGTACACATATCGTTTGGTACGTTGACTGCAAAATATGGAATATCTTTGTCCATTGCGTAATTAACAATCGTCTCTAATGCGTCGATGTTGTTTTTTACACTTCCTTCAAGTTCTACATATGTAATACAACCAGCAGAACTATATCCAGTTAATTGTGATTCAATGTCAATCTTTTCCATAGGTGTCATAGATTTCCAAACAGGAACATGAATGCTATTCGTAAAAAATTCTTTATCTGACACATTTGGAATTACGCCGTATTTTTCTTTGAATTTCTTCATTGCTGTAAAGCATAAATTTTCTGCCGGAGTATAGTAAACCCCAAAGTTAAGAGAATATTCTTCCTTAAAATCTGAACATTTATCTTTAAATAATTGTTCGATCTGTTTAGCAAGATCCATTCCTTTTTTTGTTGTATGATCACACCCAATCAGAATTTGAAGTGTTTCTGCTAAACCAAGTTGTCCTACTGCGAGCGTTCCATGTTTTAGTGCGGAGTAAATATTCTTTCCATCATAACCTTCCATAACTCCATTTTCATACATGAACTTTGCTGAATCAGATGATTGTTGACAAATTAACTGAAATCTTTCAATTAACATATCTTTAGCTTCATAAATTTTTTCTTCCAATAATCCCATAAAAGAATCAATTACATCGCTTTCGGTTGCTTTGTTTGGTTCAACACTCCACTGATTTGCAAGTTCTTTTGCTTTCATAGCTAATGTTGGCAAAATAATCGTTACCGGACAAATATTACCTCTACCATCTTTTAATTGTCCAAATCCATTAATATCCCATCCGTTTGCTGTTCTACAACCCATTGTACTAAAATATGTTTTCGGGTCGTTTTTGTCGTACCCTTCATTTCCACTCCAATCCACATTAGCATAGTTCGGATACAACCTTTGTGCCGTTGATCGTAATGCCAATTTAAATAAATCATAATTTGGTTCACCTGGTTTTCTATTTACACCATTCATACATTGAAAAATTCCGCATGGGAAAACAGATGTTTTATGTAATTTCCCAATACCATTAATAGAAACTTCTAGCAACGCCTTAATAACCATTCTTCCTTCAGGCAATGTACAAGTTCCATAATTGATAGAAGTAAATGGGAGTTGATTACCAGAACGTGATTGAAGCGTATTTAGATTATGGTATAAGCCTTCTACGGCTTGATACACTTCTTTTTCAGTCATATCCATTGCATACTCGAATGCTTTATCATAAAGTTTATATTCTCCATCTTCAATCCCGGCATCTTCTGGAATATGATTAAAAAGATTTGCATCATTGATCTCTTCGATATATTTTAATCCATTAATATAATGCTTTCTAAAACTCTTTCTAACATATGGAACCATTGTCCAATCAATGTGTGTTGCAGATACTCCGCCAAACTGCATGAGTGATTGTAATTGAAAAATCACTGCGACCAATTGAAATGCAGTATTTACAGAATTTGCTGGTCTAACGTCTGTTTGTCTGGTATTAAATCCTCTTGCAAGTAGTTTGTCAAACGGAATGCTTAAGCAGTTATGCATTCCAATTGCATAGCTATTTAAATCATGAATATAAATTTCATTATTAATATGATTTTCTTTTGCCATTTCAGACATACAATTATCTAATGCATATTTTTTTAGTACAGCATCACTTGCTTCGCCAATCCTGCCTCCAAAAGATTTTTCATCAACATTTGCATTTTGATTCTGGACATTTGATGCCATAAGCTTCTCTGAAATTTCTTTCATAAGCTGCGTTTTATTTTCACGAATTTTTGTTCGATTATTCCTATATAAAATATATGCCCTTGCCACATCTTTTCTGTTGGAAGCCATAAGTTTTTCTTCTACAATATCCTGAATATCCTCAACACACATATCTTTGCCCATATTGGAAATATGATTGGCGATTTCTGAAGCCTTTGCCTTTGCATTATTATTTTCGCTATTTTTATCTATATCATTGTATGCTTTCAAAATAGCGTTTTTAATCTTGTCCTTGTTAAATTCTACCGTTCTACCATCTCTTTTAATTACCTTCAATAATTTTTCCTCCTAGTATAATATTTTTTATTTCATGCATTGTGCAGCACGAATAATTACCTTGCGTTTACATACTCTAAAATTTTATTTACCACATCATCAACCGAATTATTTTCATTATTGTAAACAATCTTATCAGCCCAATCTTGAGCACATTTAAAGTCTTTATTGTCTGAATCCAATCTTCTTTTTGCCTCTTTAGGATCATCTCCTCGTTTAATAAGTCTATTCTCAAGAGTTTTGTTGTTGGAATATAAGTAAATTGATGTATGATCCATATTAGGATATTCTCTTAAAAAATCTCGATATCCATCTGGAGTCAAAATAATCAAAGTTTTTTCATCGGATTTTTCATAATCTTCTTTTGCAGAACCGTAATACCATGTTCCTTGTGAAGAATGATGTTCTTTATATTCCAAAAAGAATCCAGATTCTATTTTCTCTTTAAATTCATTTTCACTGATAAAATGATATGTTACATCTTGAATTTCCTTTTTTCGTTTAGGTCTTGTGGTATAGGTCACAATTTTTTTATACCCATGCTCTTTTACAAGTCTATTCAAAACTGTATCCTTCCCGCTTGCTGTCTTACCCATAAGAACTAACATTTACCTATCACCTCCTGTATATTTGATTAATTCAGCTGCATATGGTAATGTATCTACCCACTCAATAAATATTTCTGACCATTCGGTTAATTTATGATTTTTTCTTTGGAAGTACATATTCCTTAAATTTTCATAATTCATAGTTACTGTTCTTGTTTGTAACCATGATTCAGGGAGTTCTTCAATTAATGTCTTCCAAATAGTTTTATTTTTGGATTCTAAATATTGTTTTCTTAGCTCTTCCAAGTGATTAATAAAATTTAGAAAAAATTTATCTTTTTTAGTATAATCACTTAACTCAAAGCAATCCGTTGTAATAGATGTTGAGGCTAACTTATGCATGGTACTTGTACTATTGGCAGTAGTACCAATTTTATAGGTATCAAACTCTTTCCACCAGAATAACGGAGCTGTAATATCTACCGATGCCATAATCTGACGTAAAAACTTTCTATGTTCTGTTCCACCTTTAATTAATCGCTGGGCTAAATTCATATCATTTTCCCCGATCACAAATGGGAACATCTGATTATCATCTCTCTTCATAAGGCAGTTCTCAGAAAGAACACATTTCGGACAATCAAATTCCAGCTCATTACAATATCCGCTATCTGATTTGTGATGGCTATTCATAGGTTGTCTCATTCCTCTAATAGCGTGTTTAAATCCCCAAACTTCAGTATTTCTCATTTCCATTTATGCTTCCTCAACTTTCCATTGGCTAATAAAATCATAAAAATTATTTTCAACGTCTTTATCATCTGTTTCGATAACTACATCAATTGGTCTTAATAAATCTAAGCTATATAGTCCCAATAAACTTTTCGCATCAATAATTTGTCGATCTTGTTTTGTCATAATCACTTCTGAATAATACTTAGAACACGATGATGAAAAATAATTAATATCTGTAATTTTATTTAACTTAATTTTCATACAATAATTCTCCTTCAATTTTTCTTCGGTAAGCTTCAAATGTGTTTTGTAGCAATGCTACTCTCGTAAGCAAACCTACTCCACCCGGAACAGGTGTCACATATGTATTCCCCCATCTACGAACATCATCATAATCAATGTCCCCACACAATTTCCCATTTTCATCTCTATTAATTCCTACATCTACAATTACTTGATTTGTGTAAAAATATGAACTTGAAAAATATTTAGGTTTCCCGATAGCTGAAATAATTAAATCCGCATTACCTGTGTAATCTTTTAAATCTTTAGTCATACTGTTACAACTTGTAACCGTAGCTCCTTTTTCGATAAGCATATTAACGAGTGGTTTTCCTACGATATTACTTCTCCCGATTACAATTGCTTTTTTGCCTTCATAATCATATTTGTTATTGTCTAACCAACCAATAACTCCTTTTGGAGTGCATGGATCAAACATACTATCTTTTCTAAATCCATCCACATCTTTTTCTGGTGAGATACAATTTTGTAAAACAAGTAAGTCGAATTTATCAGGAATAGGAAGTTGAAGAATAATCCCGTCATAATCAACATCTTCACTTAGTTCTAATAAAATCTTCGAGACACTATATGTATCATTTTCATTTTCTTCTAAATGAATGTGTTTACAAACCATTCCAACATCTTCACAATCTTTAAGCTTTCCTTTTATATAAGAAGAACTCGCCGCATCATCCCCAATCTGTACGACCGCCAAGACAGGTTGTCTGTATAACAATCTCTTCTTTATTTCAATTGCTTTTTTTAATTGCTCTTTGCATTCACTAGCATATTCTTTGCACGACTTCATATTAAACACCTCTTTTAATACAACCCATATGGTTTCCTTTAATTTTTAGAGCATGACAAAAATCATATGGATTATCAGAATGTAAATTATGTCTTTTAACATATTCAATCTGATACTCATTGTCATAATCATCTACTACTACTAAAAATTTTTCTCCACTTTCTTTTTCAATTTTCTGTAAAGCTGCAATAGCTTGTCTCGTAGTTGTAATCAACTAAAATTGCACCGCCTTTCCGCATACACAAATGCATTGTTTAATTTCATCAAGATTTTCTTCCATCCAATTCATAATATTTAAAATATTTTTAATCATATGTAAATTTAAAGCATACTGTAATTCCTCACATTGATCATCGACATCTAAAAATGGCGATTCAGACATACCGGAATATACTACAGAAAAAGCATTACTCTCCCATATTTCTCTTGAAATATTAACCCGGAAATCAACCGGATTAATATCTACTGTAAAATCACAATCGCTACTAACAATTTTTCTTAATTCATCAAGCATTTTCTTCATTTTTCTCTTCCTCCTCATAAGTGTCATTTTCTTTTTTATCTTCACACATCTTATTTAAAAGTAATTCTAAAATCTTATTGCTTACATTTATATCTTCTATAAGTAGTGAATTTTGATTCCGAATAGTTTCTACATATTCTTGATAAGTTTGGTTTCTTTTTGCTGTAGTAATGGAGTCCAAAATTACTCCTACAACATACAAAACAATAAGAATTAAACCCCCAACAAATAGATATATTTGAAATTTATTCATGATTGTTAACTCCTTTTATTTCAAAATATGATTCATTAATGCGCCATAGCAAATCTCATAAATAATAAATCCCATGTTCTCTTTCTTAACGAAATTTACATATAAATTTGCAGTCTTTTGTATTCCAAGCAATCTTCTTATGAAAGCTAATTCGTTATATTGTGAATCATAACGATGTTCAATAATGTCATCCAAAGAATTATTTTCTATTAAAAGATACGAATTTTTAATATTTATCATACGATTTAATTCCTTAAAGAATCGTTCATCCTTTTCTTTGATATTCCCTGCCAATTCTCCAATAGAATTTTTCCTCTCAATACACAGTTCATCTGTAAAATAAGTATCTTTCATAAATCCTAATTCCGGACACGTTTCAATCATAAAACTATAATCTCCCGTTTTTAGTGCTTTTGATTTATGCTTGATTCCTTTCTGATCAAAATAATCTAAGATATGTTTATTTTTTTGCTCATTGCCTGTGTGCAGCACAACCATATGAGATACAAGTTCTTTTAATTGTGCTGCAGTGTAATAATATTTTATAAATTATCATCCTCTCTTTTTATTGTGTAAGCTTTCAACCAGTATTCAAATTTGTCTGGAACATCTGCATAGATTTTCTTTCCTGTCTTTGGGTTTATTTCTCCTGTAGACTCTTTCTTATGCTTCTTTTCAATGACATGTATATTTAATAAGTCTTTTTCTGAAAATGGATTTCTTGAAAATTGACTTGTCCACATCTTGACTTTACGTGTTTTCCCACTGTATATCTCATATAAAGAAATATTTGTAACCGTTTTCTTTTCATCCAAAATATCGACATAGTATAATCTTTTGCTAACTTTTGGATTTATATATGTAATGATATCAAGAATATCTTTTTGATTGTCTAATTCTTCTTTTACTGTCAAAGGTTTGTACTCAATCGTATTTGTCAATTCATTTAGTAACCCTTTTGAATCAATTTTATTGAATTGTTTTTCCGTTTCATTTCCATATTTATTGAGCAAATCAAAAGTTAAATTATTATCCATTGCCTTTTCTTTAGAAATTACTTTGGTCTCCCCTCCTTTTAATAGGTTATAATATTTAAAAGTGGCTAAAAGAGTGTTGACATCTCCGTATTTTTTGAAATACTTTATCTTAATAAGATTTTTCAAAATAGTCTTACTAATAGAATTTTTAAGAGCCGCTGAAATTACTTCTATAAAATTTTCGTAATCTTGTTTTCCAATATTATACAAAGCCTCCGCAACGCCTTCTCCAAATCCTTTTATCTTAGATAAATTTGGATAAATAATTTTATTTTCTTCATCTATAACAACTCTTCTATTATCTACCCCAAATTCATAGTCACCAAATTTATAGCCAAAAAACTTAATTGCTTCTTTAATGAGTGCGTCGATTTTATCTTTATTTCCCTTTTCTTGATAGTGGTTAATCGCCACCTCATAAAACGTTGCTGTATAATGTGCCTTGAACCACGCCTGATATGCACTGTCCCCTCCCATACTGTAAGCATGAGGAGCATTAAATGCGTATCTGGCAGAGTCTTCAATTACATTCCAAACATTATTGAAATTATTTTTATTATGAAACTCTTCTATCCAGGAATCCGTCAAATCATTAAGTAAGTTTTTCTTTTTTTCGCCTTTTAATTTCTTCTTTGAAATAGATTTAATTACTCCATATGTTTCCCCCATTTCCAATTTAAGAAATGATAAAACTTTCATAATTGATTCTTGGTAAATCATAAAATGAGCAGTATCTTGTAATAACTCATCAATTTTAGACTCACCTGTTGTATAATATTCTCTATTCAAAAACGTACTTAAAAGCGAAGCAAACCCTGGTCTAATAGCTGCAATGAAACTACTTAACTCCGCTAAAGTTTTGGGTTTATATTTCTTTACTCTATTTGTAGTAGCTTCTTTTTCACATTGATTAATGCAACAAGTGATCCCTTTTTCATAGATATCCCATGTCAGTTTATCCCCGTCAATCATATGTCTTAGTTCATCAAATGTAGGAACTTCTCTTCCTATTGCATTAAAGAATTTGTATGTAAGAGACACACTGTCTACAATGAGAAAGTCTTCTTTTACATATCCAAATTCATCCAGCATTCCACCTTCAATAGCAGCACATAAAGTTCTCTTTCCAGTTGTTTCAGATACAGCACTGATTAATCCCACCTCTCTTCTGATATCTCCATCAAAAATAAAGTGACCACAAGCATGAACCTTTAAATTTATTGTAATTCCTTGATACTCATTACTTCTTTTAAATAATTCTACATATTCATTTGGAATAAAGTCTTCGACATGGATATCATCTTTCTCATCATCTTCAGCGTATTTTAATGCTTTATTATACTCATCAAGATATTTCGAAATTTTATTAGCGTCTTCCGGACTAACATCATTTACTCCCGCGTACAATTGCCACGCTGCTTTTTCTTTTAATTTTTCTATAGCCATCAACGGATAACAACCATGTTCTCCTAATAGCTTTTTTGTAGCTCTTACAAATGGTTCCTGAGCTGAAACATTCAAATCAATATCGGGCATTTGACCTGCAAGTACACGTTCTTTTGTTAGGAATCTTTCAGGATAAATCGGTATATCTGCATTGAATCTATCGACCGTTGTTAATCCAAGTAGCTTATTTGTAATGAATGAAGCAGCGCTTCCTCTGGACGTTCTGGTCAAAATTCCACCTTCGTTATTAACTGCATCATGCACTATTCTTTGACTTGTCAAAAAGTAATCAACAACATTAGATTCTATTACTTCTTTCGCTTCATATCGAATTCCATTTGCTTTTTCTTTTGATTTTTCTTTTTCTTTTGCATAGGCAGCATTTAGAAGATTCTTATATACTCTGCATTTTTCTTCGTAAGTTTTGCCTTTGCAAACACTTGGGATCTTGAACGTTCTATCAAGGACAATTTCATCGCATTCAGAAACAAATACGTTTGTATTCATAATGGATCTCATGATTTCTTCATCTGATAAAACTCCTTGTTCTTTTAATCTGCAAATTACTGTTTTTGTGTCTGGATAATCCATATACCATCCATACTCATCTGGATAAGATATATCTTTATATTTTAAAATCTGATCTCTTTTAACAGAATTTTCATCTTTTACATAATGACTGTCCAACCCACAAATAATTTGAATATTATACTTTTTTGCTAGAGATAAAATTCTTTCATTTAAACGTTTTTGCTTTTCCGTATTATGATATTGTATTTCAAGGAAAAAATTATCGCCAAAATAATCATGTATTTTTAGCCAGATTTCTTCAGCATCCTCATAATTCCATCCAGATATACATGCTGAAGTTACAATTACATTGTCTTTTGGGATATTAAAAAGCAACTCTAAATCAATTCTTGGTTTATAATAATACCCATCTTCATTTGCAATAGACAACGCATAGTTTATATCTTCTCGCCCTTCCGCATTCTTCGCAGCAATAACCATATGGCAATTTGCTCGATCTTTTTCTTTTCTGTCTTTTACCCAATATGCTTCACAAGAATGTATGTATTTCAATTTTTCATTTTCTGCAACTTTATATACATAGAACTGATTGCCTTGGGAACCATGGTCTCCAGAAAATAAACACTTTGTTCCAAATTGATGAATTCTATTTGCGTAATTTTCAATTGATTCAGCACAATCTGCCGTACTTACGTTACTGAAATCTTTATGACAATGATAATTTTCTAAGTATAAATTTTCAGCATAATCATCAACTGAATACGGAAACTTAAATGTTAGGGTTGGAATAATTTTTTCTATCAAATTTTTATAGTTCATTTATTCCACCTCTTCAATCTCATCACAGACTACTTTTAATACAAACTTTCTACCTAAGAAACCAGAATCAACCGTTCCAACGACCTTCAATTCGTCATTAACTAAACTATGATCTTCCATTACGTCAAATGAACCATTATAGTTCCACTTTATAATAAGAAGATAATCATTCGGTTTTATGGTTAGATGCTTATAATCACTCATATTACCGATCTCATAATCATAGATATTATTAATATAAACTTTAATAGGCTTGAAATTTGCTCCGGAAATTTTATCGATGCTTTTAATCAGATCCACCATTTTTCTCGTAATATCAGAAATATCGAGCTGAATATCTACATCCACAACAGAATCACTTTTTAATTCTGAAAGAGTTTCTTCTATATATAATGTAAATTCATTTAACAGTTCTTTTTTTATCTCAATACCACTAGCCAATTCATGTCCGTCTGCTTTTGCTAAACCGCTTTCGTTACAAATTTTTCTAAAGTCATCAACTCCGGTTGCTCTCATAGAACCTTTGTATGTATCTCCGCAATCTTTTAAAATCAAAATAGGTCGTTGATATTTTTCAAGGAGTTTATTCCCTAATAATCCACTGATCCCATAATCTGTATTTATAAACACGACTATCATTTTTTTATCTTTCTGTTCTTCACATGATTGAATTGCATTAGGCAAAATCCTGTCTACTTCTTCATTTTGCAGTTCTTTACACTTCTTTAGTTCTCTCATATATTTTAGAAGAATCTTATTATCATCTTCTATGAATGCCTTCATAGCAATATCATTTTTCCCAATTCTATTACTTGCATTTATAATGGGAGCGACACTGAACGAAATGGCGTTACTATTAAACTCAAATCCACCTACAATCTTTTTAATTGCCGGATTATAAATTTTAGACAAACCTTTCGATACAATGTATCTATTCTCCATAACGGTCATATCCATCATATCTCCAACTAACCCGCATGCAGCAAGATCGGCTAATTCATCCGCGTACCCTGTCAAATACTGTTCATCCATATATTTACAAAACTTCCATGTTACTCCCGCACCAGATAGTTGAGGATTACCATAATTTCTTTGCGAAGACACTAGAATTGCGTATTTATCATACGGGATTATTTCCTTTATCGCGTGATGATCTAATATAATAATATCGGTTCCGGATTCGTGCAGTTTCTTGTATTGGCTTTCATCTTTATCAAGACTATCCACAATTATCAACAAATCAACATCATGAAATTTTTCAATATCTTGTCCAATAAGACCATGCTGCTTCCCTTCATCAATATACGTCTTAATATTGCTTGTAAAGTTTTTTAAATATCGAGTGATAATCGCCCCAGATGACGTTCCGTCCAAGTCTGTATCAAATAATATAGAAATCTTTTCGTCTTCTTTTATAGCCTTATCAACTCTTCTAAATGCATCTTCGATCCGAAACAAACTATCCAGTGGAAGCAAATCATCTTCTGTTGGATTAAAAAAGTGTTCCGGATTTGTAATTCCTCTTTGTTCAAGAATTACATCAAACACCTCGTCTTCATACATTTGTCTACAATCATTCAATACTTTATAGTTCTTCGTCGATGTCATCATCTCCTATCATTTTAATTTCATTTTGTATAATGTGTTGTAAGGTATCTTTCCCCATATCTGACGGAGAAACTTTATCTCTATATCCTTTATCAAAGTAATTCCAGTATCCGACTTCCATTTCCGAGAATCTCGAATACGTTTTTAACAGCATAATATTTCTGTTTATCGACTCAAGTTCAAATCCAGCATCGTGCATAAAAATAACCTTCTTTGGATTTAGCTCAAGAATCATTTGGCACTGCTTTTTACTTATTGTTCCGCTCCCTAAAGCAACGCAGTTCCTTATTCCATACGTATAACATTGCATCACTGATTTCTCAGCTTCAAAAATATATACGATTCCGTTCGTCAGAATACTATAGTTGTGAGAATATCCATACAGAGTCTGTGACATACTGCATGGAACACTGTAAAAATACTTCATTTCTCCATCTTCAATGTCATAATTAAAACGCTCTTTTACACCGATAATTTGACCAACTTGATCATAAATCGGGATAACAATTCCTTGAGATTCTACATCATATCTAATCCCAAAATATCTTTGAGCTTCGAGCGATATATTATCTTTCAGAAATTTTTGATTGCAAAACGGCTGATATTCATCCAAAATTGTTTCGTCATAAGTGAAATTCTTCCCAGAATTCCTTTTATAAATCTTTTCATAAAATCCACCAAAAACTCCTCGTTTTTCAAAATGTTCATAATAATTAGAAATATTTAATACTCTTTTTACTTCATTTAAAACATCTGAAAAATCAACATGCTTTTCTTCCATAATGTATGAGAAAAAATCTTTTTGTACCGCTTTTGGATAATCGTGAATATACAGAAATTTATTATTTTCTAATTTAATAGATATGGATTTTTTTGAAGATTTTGGGTTGTCATCTCTACCAAAATGCATATATGTATTTCGAATTACAATGTTTCTAAATCCAAAATATTCTAATACTTCTTTTATCTTTTCTGGATTGTTTAACAATTCCTTCTTAATATCTTCAAGCATATATCACTCCAAGTTTCTTATCTTATTTCACCGTGTTTAAATCGTGCCTGTGCAACTTCTCTAAAAATACAATGATCTCCTGAAAATTTGAGCAAATATCCAACTCCTGTATCAGAAGAGTTTGATCCGCTTCTTGTTTTCTCAACAAATAACGCTCTCCACACAGCATTTCGATCCGGCTTATATTCTTCTTCAATCCATTTATCATTCACTTTTTTTAATCTAAATGGTTTACAGTAGTATTTACTTTTTTCATCAAGTTCCTCATCATATACTGTTCTCATTAAGAAAAGGTTCTCAAGCACTTCCTTAATCTGTTTTGAGTTCGACAATACTGAGCTATCTAAAAATAGCTTGCCTTTCATATATTCTGCCAATTGGACGGATGCCAACATGATAATGCCGTATTTTTTTGCCATTTTATCCAGTTCACGGCTATCTCTTACGAGAGATAAATCTTGTCTTTGTCCTTGAAAGTCTCCATCCTGAATTTTAAATGTGTCATACAAAACTGTATCGTATCCGTATCTTAATACGTTCTCACGAATTTTCTTTTTAACAATGCTCATGTCCGCATCGCTGATTGCAATAAACTTTACTTTTCCTTTATAATTTTCTCTCCAAAATTTCTGAACATCTGATAATTGCTCTCTACTTTCTTTACTAATATCACCGGATCCCATTTTCTTTTTTGTAAGCTTAAAATACCGATTTCTTTTGCCAAGCAGCCATACCATGAATTTGATTTTAAATTTCTTGATATTTTCCTCGTTTGAAATAATCAATACTTTTCTGTCATAATAAAGTAGAGCCATGATTACTGTAACCCACCAAGTAGATTTACCGGCACTGGAGAATCCTCCCATCATAGTAAATGTACCTTCTAACAACCCCATTGTTTGTCTTGATAAAAATGGAAAGCAATTAATTTCTTCACCATTTTTGTCATACCCAGCTATATCAAACGGGACACCATTTTCTTCCCCGCTGCTACATGAATCAATGAATTCATCATCAAAATCAATTTCTTCTTCCTCAATAATTTTGCTTGAATATCCCGTACCATATGAACTAAGTCTTGCTTCGTACCAGTCTGTCACTTCTTCAGCCGACATTTTTCTGAAAAGTGCAATTGGAGTTATCTGTTTTCCATTGATGTCTATTGTCTTTAGCAGATTAAAACCGTCATCATGCATATGTAATAAAATATTTTCTCTATACATAATGTCAACATATATATCAAAATTTTGAGTATTAATAATGTCAATCTGATGCTGTATAGTTTCCCAACCACCCATATCTTCAAAACGTTCTATGATCTCAGGTTTTAGGTTTGATAAAATGGTAATTTCATCCAGTGAATAGAATCCTTTTTTTCGTAATAATTCAAGCATACAAAAATAAAATCTTCCGTCCTTAGTTACAAAATCTTCTTTTTTAAATGTGGTGTCATCCAGTAACAGCATGTCTTTAAAAAAGCAGCTAATTACGTTTCCTTCGATTTCTATTCTTCCCTTTAAAAGTGATGCTGGATATTTTTCTTTTACTCCTGTAATAAATTCGATATCTATAACCAACCACCAACTTCCGTCTCAATTTCAGATAAACTTCTTTTATTTTTCTTTCTCTTAAATTTCATTTCCGGTAAATCATACTCAATATATTTTTCATATTTTTTATCATTTTTATCTGAGATATTTTCATAATCAACCAATGAATTTTTCAATATGGCTGCAAAATACCTAATCTTCCCATATTCTTTTGGGAAATCTTTTCCTTGCATAACTGATGATAAATACGATTCATTTTCATTCAAATAAGAAATAAGTAACTCATATCCAAATACATCAACAATCTCATTTACTTCTTTGTAAAGACTTGTATTTGTAACCTTGTACCCGAATATATTATTGATGTATGAATATGTTGTATCCTTCAATTCTCTATATTTTAAAATTTCATTATATTCGTCTTTATTGCAGTAGTAGGTGTTCTTCCCACCCACTACTACCTTAAATGCATTGCTGCGTTCTACTTTATTCCCACACTTTCTGCACTTAACTAACATCTATTTCTCCTATTTCATCATATCGTAAATTTTCTCAAGTCCTTCTCTGTCAACATCATTCAATTTACCATACTCAGAAATCACTTCTCTTACTGAAGATTTTAATTCTGGATCCGTACATTCTTTAAACATTTTTCTGATCACTGCATCAAGATTATCCGGATATTCAGAAACAGTTTCACTTTCTGAAAACGTTTCATCTAAAATATCTTCCTCGAAAGGTACTTCATCAATATTTTCTTCCTGTACTTTGACAACTGGTTTTTCGTTTACAGGTGCGACAGGTATATTTTCTAATGGTTTTCTTCCGGCTTTTAACGCATTTTCCACGGTTTCAATGAAATCTTTTGCCATATTTGGCTTATCAAATGGGATATATTCTGGAACAGTTAAATCTTTTAATCTTCCTCCCGCTTCCACAATCTCATTCGATCTAAAATATAGCCTTCTTTCGGTTTCCTTTACATATCTTTTAATAGAATCTCCGTCACCTCGCTCTTCAATTTCTCTATCAATTAATCCCGTTACAGCAATATCAAAACAATCTGCGATCGCAGCTTCATAATCCGCGATTAAAGAAGAACCAAGTTTCTGGAAACCTTCCTCGTCCAAAGATGCTTTATCTTTTACTGTTTTTAATTTGCTATGTCCAATCATCCACGGGATAATTCCACTGTTATACAATTCATTAAGGAAATCTTTCACGATTTTTGCACATTCTTTTTCTCCATTTGTGTAACCACCATATGCTGCCTTAATAGATTTAACAGTTTTTTTATTCTCAATGTTAGATCGTCTAATTGTTTCCGACTCAAAAATGCTAAAAAATTCTTCGGCACTGTCAAAACAAACCATTTGAATTTTGTGCTCCTTACCCTTTTCTGAAATAAGCCATTTTTTCAATTCGTCCATTTCTTTATATGTATTGATATGAGTCGTGTTGATATTATCAATCATATTTGTACCATGCTCCATACCACATGAAACTAAAAGTCCCATTTCTGGATCTCCAAATTTTTCATTAATCATATCAGCCCATAAAGTTGTTTTACCAAATTTACGAACGCCCATAATAAATCCTGTGATTTTACTAATATCTGTTGCTGATCTTTTTACTGTTGGTTTTTTAAATGCCATTTTTATTCTCCTTTTAATTTATAATCACTCATATACATCCAATAATATCCACCGCATTTGTATCCAGTTTTACATGCATGTCCTAAATTTTGTGGTTTACGATCTATACTCTTCGCAGCAAGTGCTACAGTGTCGAATGTATTTATAACTTCTTTATTTTCATCTAATTGAACTACTTCTTTTGTATGTTTTGGTTTATTTTTTTTATAAATTTTATTTTTATCATATTCATCTTTATTAACCCACAAATATCCATATGCTGAAGCTGCATGACCCCTACAGCATTCACTTATGCTACTTTCTTTTCCATTCACTGCTTTTGCCGCATATGTGTAACTACTATACTCATTCAAATATTTTCCATTTAGATCCAACTGAATAACTGATTTCTTCAAAGGACTCGAATCATGCATCTTTTTCTTTTCCTCTTCTGTATGCTTTTTACCAAACCATACACTATTTTCACCTGACAATTTTTCACGTAATATTTTTTTATTTTCTTCTGACATATGTTTTCCGTAATTGGGGTTCTTTTCACCAATAAATTTTTCACCAAACTCTTTTCTTAATTCAGGTGTCCATCTATTTTTTTGAGAAACCGACATTTTCTTTCTTGACTCAGTAGAATGTTTCATCCCAATATGAATTTGTCTTAAATATTCTTTAAACTCTGGTGTCATTCTTGATTTTGCAGCTATACTTAGTTTTCTTCTTGTTTCATCAGACAGATTCTTTTTAGAGTCTTTTATCTTCTTTTTGGTTTCATCCGACATCTTCTTGCCATAATTAGGATTATTTTTCCCTGCTAATTTATGGTTGCCGTAATTAGGATTTTTATCTCCAACTCTACTTTTTGACAACTCAGACATTTTCTTTTTAAAATCTTCATTTTCCCACATCTTTTTTGCCAATCGTCTTTGCGCTTCAATTAATTCAGGAGATAACTTTTTCCCAACTTCTCCTCCAGATGTTCTGTTGTATCCTTTATCTGGATTCATTGTGTCGTATTCTTTTATAAGCCTTTTCTCCATATCCATCGCTTCTGTTTCCGTCAGATTATTAGCGACAACTTCATGCGCTATATTGTCCCAACCATATTTTTTGATTGCATTTGTAAAATGATTATTGTTTCTATAACCATTTCCATTCTTCCATCGTGCCTTTGGTGATTTTGAAGTAATTCCAATATATTTCTTATTGCTTGGAGTCGTATGAATATAAACAGACCATTTTCTTTCATCAATTAAACTCACACCTTATCTCCTCGATTTAAGAGGGCAAATTCGCCCTCTATCTTAAAGATCATCGTCATCATCGAATAAGTCTTCTACTCCATCTGGAAGAGTTTCTTCGATTGGTCTGATAACCATGTCTTCTACTGTGTAAACAGTGTCCTGTCTTCCTTTTGTAAATCCTCTTGCTGGTTTTACAAATTCGTATTCACGAATTCGTTCGCCATAAATACTTCCCCCAAGTTCTGCTCTAATGTCATCCATTGTAATAAGACCACATTCAAGGTCGTCTCTCTGTTCATCTGTAAGCATGTCCTCTGTGATTTCTGTTTTCTGAGCACCATTTAACATGTTTACTACAACGCCATACTCTTTAATAGACTCATCTTCTACTGTAAATTTATGCTTCAGTGACTCTACTCTGCGTTTTGCTTTTTGGTCTGTATCTTCTGATGGAAGCGGAATTGTTACAGTAACCGGAACTGGAATATTGCCTCTTCTATTGTTGTCGTATTCCATCATCCAGCCATTCACATAATATTTTTTCTTCTCGTCTGCGCTCATCGTATCAAGACTTTCACCATTGAACAGGATGTTTACTGTTGCAGTTGAACTCTCTTCTGCATCGTCCGCTGCAAGATAAATACGATTAGGCACATATGATTCATATACTCTTTCGTTATTTTCAGAGTATGAATACTCTCCATTTCCACGAATAAAGAATTTTGCATCAGAATACTTCCCGCTATCAATTACCTTCTTAATAAATTCTGCGTAATCCCACTTTGTAATAAACTCGTGACGTTTCTTTCTACTTTTTTCTAATGCCTCTGTAACTTCGGACTCATTCTCAAGTCCCAAATCTTTAAGTTCTTCATCTGTAAGGTTCCTTCCCTCTTTTAATCTTTCAGCCGCTTTCTCTAGCCCATATCTTCTTCCTGGTTTCTCCAGATCAAAAACATATTTTTTAAATTCAGCAACTTCAGCAATCTTTGGAGAAGTAAGTCTTTCTTTAAAAGGAATTGTAATAGATTCACCTTTCTTTTTATTTCCAGATTCATCTACTGTTGCTTTTGTAAATGTATAAACATCTCCGTGTCCATCTTCGAATGAACCATCATCAACTGCTAACATATGTCTGTTGTCTCCACAAGTCACATTGAACAAAAGTCTTCTTTTTACCCATCCTGAATCATATGTTTTTTCTTCCCACGGTTTAAATTTCTCTGTTTCCTTTGAGATACTAAGTTTTCCTGTCATTTCAAAATTCATAAAATAAAATCTCCTTCTGTACATTAAATTTTTGTATATATGAACGACTGAATTTCAGCCGGAATATAGAGTTGCTCTATGTAAAATCTATATAAACCCCCGATTTTGGGTGCACTTAAGAAACTACTGAACTTGCTCAGTAAATTTTTCACTATAAATATTCAATTTCTACTTTGAATTTTTCTAAACTATAAAGATTTGATATGCTATTTGTTTTAGAGTAATTAGAACAAGATGATCAAAAAAATTACATTACTACAGAATAGTCATTTGCAACTGATTCATATAATGTTGGGATCCAAAGCTCTGTTGCTTTATCTTTAGAATCTTTTAGATAACCCTCTTTGATATTGTTCTCTCCAAATAATTCTCTCGCTACCCTCCTTCTACTTTTTGAATTTAGATAATAAGCATATTCTTTTTCTTCCCATTCTGGTCTTTTGATTTTCACTCCAGAATATTTCATCAAATCACAAGCTTGTCCAAATGTAATTTGCTTTTCATGCTGCTTAAACTCCCATGATTCAATATAAATATCAAGACAATTTGTATGAACCAATTCATCAGTATAAGTTTTTTCTACATATTTCATTTTCTCTACTACGTTTGGATTTGTAATAGTTTCTATTTCTCCTGTCGGCATATGAATCCATAATGTTAACGCAATACAATTTTCCTTCAATGCCTCGTAATCTCTGATTAATTCTTCTTTCTTCGTCATATGATTCTCCTCATTATTTGTTTGCCTTTATAAATTGATAGCATGATTCTTTTACTTCATAACAAGTACCACCATTCATTACATTCCACCTACATTCAGAACACTCATTATATTTATTCTTTTTTAATTTATACCTGTTATCATATAGGAGTGCTAATGTGAATCCCGCCACAAACCCTACGATGTGAGCTACGGCGTGAATAATATGAGAAATAATAAATTCCATTTAATGTAATTCCCTCCTGTCAATCCGTTGTCCGCATTTCGGACAAAAATCGTATTCATCGTAATCAATTTCATAATACTCATTACAGCTTGGACATATCCATGTATCATAAATCAGATTTCCTTCTTGATCACATCCATCACCTTCAATATCTGGTTTCTTTTCTATATTACGTCCCTTTAACTGCAATACCTGCCTAGGAGATAACTCTGTGTCCTCATATTCTGCAAGTTTTTCTATTGCATCGTATATGTATGGACATTCTTTTACTGGAATATTACAATTCCAACAAATACTACACGTAGGACATTCACTATCTTTGTCTAAACAAGCACCTAACTCTGTTATATAAGTAAGTCTGTTCTCGTTATTTACTTCTTTCTCTTGTATGCTGGCAATCTCTCTTGCTAATTTTGCTTGTCGTTTCCAATCATTCTTCACCTCACAACATAAGGAATATAACCCCCTATCGTCGTCTTCTTCGTATTTTTGTTCGCACATGTATTCCGCAAGATTGCTATCCCAGTTTAGTGGACAATTGTAACAATTCTCATTTGCATATTCACAACAAAAACACCCATTTCTTATTGTAAAATTATTCTGTTCGCAATACTCTTCTTTTAAATCAGCAATATTCTGACATGTCTTTTCTTCTTCAATCCTATCTGCAATCCAATTCCACATTTTTCTGTGCCATGATATTGCTTCTTCTCTTGTTAATTTCATATTTCTTTCTTATTCTCCATAAAAATATAATTATAATCAACTATCATGGGATTAAATAAACAGTTGCAAAATAGTAATGCCATATCTGATCTTCTATATATCCAATTTTTTTATACCTTGCTTTTCCAACATCTACTACTAAATGCGAAACAAACAAAATCAATAACTTCCATTCAAATCCAAATATAATGTAAAACGGAACGCAATATAGGAAACAATGTACAAATAAGTGATACCAATTCTGACCTTTTGTCTTTGCAATAAAGTCACATTGCAAAACATAATCGCCAATCAAATGACACATGATAATATTTAGTATTATCATACTTTTTTACTCCACCTTTCCGCATAATGAATTAATATATTCTGCAACAAATTTTAAATCGTGAAAAACTTTAACTCCATTCTGTGAAATTAAATTTTCTGTCGCCGCCAAACTATGAGCCATTTGTTTTCTATATCCTGTTAAATGCTTTTCCCCATTTGAATATAAATTACAAAATATAGTTTTATCAGATCTTTTATTACTGTCGTCTACGACTTCCGCAATAGAATACACTCCCCTAATTCCACTTGTAACTGTATATAAAATTATATCTGCATTTTCTCTTTCTTTTACTTCTCTTATCCTATCTTTTTCACTCCAATTTTTTACAATCGGATTATAATACTCACATTTTAATAACGGAATTAATTCATCTCTCCATTTTCTACCAGAACATGTTCCACCCAAAAATACTTTCATTTTGCTTCTCCTTTATTCACTTTATCCTTCAAAAATATTGTTAATAAACTGTGTAACTATATGATTATGAAAATCTGATCCCGCAGCTTTTTGGTGTCCTCCACCGCCATATCTCTTAGCGACCTGACCAACGTCAATATTCTCTTTAATCGTCCTATAAGAGATTGAGTATGTACCAACATTTACCATCGCAACATAATCTAAATTCGGATTCCTAGTACACAACTCATTTCCTAGTTCACTAAAGTATTTTTCTGCAAAGACGACTCCATATTTATATTCTCCATCGCAGCTAATAATCATTTCTTTTTCTTTTGAATCAATGTATTTATCAATTTCTTTTTGGTTGAACTGTAATAATAATTCGTCTTCTTTGTCAAACCTTAAGAATGATTTTCTACTTTTGAATTTATCCAAACACCATTTTACGAATTCATCTCTTCCATATAAGTAGAGTAAGTCATTCATTTTCTTAGAAATAAGACCCATATTCCCAATTTCTGTCCATCTCCAAGTATCATAATTGGTTACAAGTTTTACAAAGTCTTTTACATCTGCTTTTAGATATTTGTGTGCAATCAAGTATTCATAAAATAACTCTGTGCCACATGTTTGCAGTCCTTTTTTGTTATTCATTGTTTCGACAACACACCAGTCATACTTATTAAGATCTAATGCTGTTTTGTGATGATCAAATAATTTGAAATTATTTTTATATCCTCTATCAATCTCAGAAGCCAAATCATCCTTAATGCTGATGTCTGTAATAAAGCATGTATCATGTTCTTTGTCCATCTTAGAAATATATTCTCTCACTAACAAATCTACTTCATCATAGTTACAATATGTAATATCTACATTTTTACCAAATGTCAATTGTGCCAGAACCGCACAACCAATTCCATCTAAATCCCGGTGTGTGAATAATTTAATCATTCTCTCCATTCCTCCTTGTTATATTTCATTGTTAGCCAAACTTGTAAAGCTACCTCTATTGTCCTTCCTTTATTCTCCCACTTTCCATTTAACATACGCCATCTTTCCCATGTCCAAATGGATGGAATAGAACCATCGTCTTTAACAATATTTGTATTATTACCAACACTACTAGCCCACTTGTCAAATGCTCTCCAAGCTGTCTTAAGAATTTTAGGACGTTTCTCCCAGATGTTTTCATTCCAAAATATTCATATACAATTGCTGCAAGTTCTCTATCACTTAATCTTGTCAACTGTTCTTTTATATAATCTGCATTTGTCATGTTCCTACCTGCTAAATTCCAATTTCTGGAATCTCAATAAATTTCGATAGTAATCCTTCATGATAAAATACTTTATCGTTTTCAGTAATTTCTTCTTCATTAAACTTTCTCAGCACAAATGGTAATGTATAATTGTTTAAACATTTAAATTCATATTCTCTTTCAATAATATTTTTTACAATTTCCTTATAATATCCATTTGTTCCGGTAATTTTGCGTAAATAAAATAGTTCAATTCTAAATGGAATGTTGAAGTATCCTTTAATTTGCCATTCTATTAACTCCCTCTTTCTTATACAGTCTTCATATTTTCCTATATCAATAACAATTTCATCATTAGAGAAAAACGCAATATCACTAGCGGAATATCCTAATTCATCAATAAGAACTTCTAATACAAGCCCCATTAAATATTTTTCATAAGTCACTTGCCGTTTTGGGTTACAGTTTCCTAAAATAACTTGTCTAATATATTTGCTATTTACAATATGCTTATCCTCTGTATATCTTTCAATAAATTTTTCCCATGTATCTGCATTGTCAAAAATACTTCTATTATAGAATTTCAATGCAGAAAAATTAGCTTTTCTCATATCAATACTGATAAATAGCTTTCCATTATTTGACGTTTTGAAAATATCTTTACCTGGGAGATCCTTGTATTTTACGGTGTATTTATTCATATCTTCTTCGTTGAATCTCTTGTATCCATCAGAAATTTTGATATCATTTATCGCTGCATTTTTTACTCGATTATATTCTTCAAGATAATCTTGCTCACACTTATATTTATCTAATTCTCTTACAAAAATATTCCATTTATCCAATGCGTTATAATAACTATCGTATAATTGAAGTCTGTCCATAAAATATGGTTCTTTGTATAGTCGTAACGGGATGTTACAATCTTTACAGAAACGTTCTTTTAGTTTTTCAGAAACTTCCATTAAATATCTCCTTTCACAATTCGTTCATTTACATACATTTTAAACTCTTCGATTCTCTTGTAGTCCGGCACATTTGGCAACGAAGTATTTTCTTTAGCGTAATCGAATCGTTTTTCATATTCATTTAGTAAGTCATAAAATGAAGAGATTGGCTGTCTGTTATTATCTAAATATTCTCCGTTTCGTATGCTCATAAGTAAATCATGTTCGTTTTCTCGATAAGTAATGATTTCTTCTTTTTCAAGAATGTCAATACACATCATGTATAATCTGATCAAATGAGCCATATGCTTTCCAAGTTTGTCCTTGTTCATTGCTTTTTCGTTTCGCCTACCAATTTTGTTATAACTACTTACAATAGCCTTCATCTCATTCCACATACCAGTCCAATCTCTTAGCGGATAATGCTTTAAATCAATATCCATAAAAATTTCAGTGTCATAACCTTCCTGCACTGCTTTATCTGTATAAAGATTGAGTGATCCATCATTCATTGGGAAGTAACGGTTTTTAAAGTCATAGCTTGCATTATTGATTGATTTTAAAATGTACTCTTCGTTTTGTGCCTGTCCAACTAATCTAGCAGCTTTGTTCTCCATACGCCTTAATTGACTTGAAGCGTATCCTGCAAAAGAATTAATACAAATCTTGGATAAGAACATTTTTCTATTATTCAATAATTCTCTTCCAACATCAGACAAATATAAATAATGTTCAGGTTTACATCCTAAAATTTCAATAGTGTTGGGATTATTTGATTTTAACAATTGTAAAATTTTGTTGAATGAATAAACTGTTGTATCTGTATCAATCTCTACAACCTGTTCAAAGTCTTTTCCAAGAAGAATTTCCTCTTTGCTATTTAGTGCAACTCCTCTTACGTCTAAATCACTGTCTTCTTTATCCATTCCATATGCGTGGCTACCGCCAAGCGTAAGTAAAATAATATTGTTACCTAAGTGCTCATTCTCTTTTAAGAAATCATATTCTTGTTTCTCTATCGTTTCTTTAATTTGTTTCAAATTCATACTCTTTACCTATTATTATATTTCTCTACTAATTCTTTTTTATAAATATCACAACAACTACAATTACATGGCATAGGTATATATTCCCATTCTTTAGATTGCAACATTATATTATTTATATAAACAGGCTTATGTTTTTGATTTTCATTATAAATAAATGAACCCGTTTTATAATCTGCCTCAGCAAAAGTTCCACATGCTCTTGAATATCTAATAGCTCCTTTTTTACGACCGTCAATCATTCGAATATATCCACCATTTTTGTAAGCTTTATTTAATAATTTTCCTATTTTCATATTATCCCTTCTCTTTTATAATGAAACTAAATTTTTATTCCCATCTAAATCCAGCAAAATATCCAATAATCTGTAGTGCTTTGCATACTACAAATGTTACAACTGTTAATTCCAAATTAAAATCTATATGTAACATTAACGTCAATAGTTTCGCTATTCCACATACAAGTAAACATTGTGTTGAATAGATAATAGCTATTGTAATCAATGCCGGTAAACCAGTAATTTTAAAACTCTTTTTCATAATCACTCCTCAATCCCTAAATAATATTTCTTTAAACGTCCTTTTCCAATAGCCCAAATTGCATTTTCTGCAACTTCTTTGGATGAAAAATAAATGCCTTTAAGTCTTACGCCGTAAACCTGATCAACTGTGATTTCTGAATCCAGATTATATGATATAAAATATCTTACACCTGTTTCACATTCATTATTCTCTTCTGCAAAACGCTGTAGTTCAACTTCAACTCTTCTTTTCTCTAAAGCAAACTCCGCCTCTTCTTTTGTTTTAAAACAATTACCGATTTCATAATATTTATTATTTGTATCATTATTATTTATCCACCTACGGCTACTAATTACACCACATCCAGATATATAAAAATATGCTTCATTACTTTCAGGTTTCCACACCTCCCTTTTTGATTCATTTGATTTCTGAATCAACTTCATCAACTGACATCTTTCTTTTTCAGAAAGATTCTCCATATTTACCGTAATGTTATTCTCCATACTTTATTACTCCTCATCATTTAAATCAATCTTTACATTCTGCCATTTTTTATAAGCATCCAAATATAACTCGTTTTTGTCTCCATTATATGTAAGCTCATAATACATACCGTCAGAAATATTTGTGCTTAATAATGCTTTATGATTCTGCAAGCTCTTACAGTACCAAACCACGTATACATCTTCTTGTGTGATAAGTACATTATCTGTTTTATCTGAATGTTCATTAAAATACTCCACTACATTTTCTTTACACAAACTAATAAATTTTTCGCTACTCATAATTTTATTCTCCTTCTTCTTTTCTAGTTTTTTTACAATTTCTATGGTATCTTCTAATATCTTTTTTAATTCTAAATATGATTGGTTTGGCTTAGATTCTTCATCATGGTCTCTTGTAAACGATACACATTTACCATTTGACTTATCTTCTACAATCAAAAATTCTGCTTTATCTTTAATTGCTTCAAACTGCTCGTGCCAAACTCTTACATGTCTTACATTGCTAAAATCTAATCCAGATGGTTTTGCCATATTACTTACGCCCCTTATTTATAAATACAATTCATATTTTTCTAACTTATCTCTCCAAAACTCCTCATATTCTTTTGTAGATAATCTTTTCTTTAACTCGGCGAATGAAAAGATCCCCTTGTCTCTTTTGTACGTATAACGAATATGTGCACTTTTAATATCTTTAACTTTCTTTTTTAAAATTTTATTTTGTTTTTGAAAACAGAATATTTCTCTTTTAAAAAAAGTTTTTTTGATTTCAGAATTTGGTATCTCCCCTTTTAAGATCATTCTCCTAATATTGTCTACATCGATATCTTTTACAACTTCAAAATTTTCTCCTTTGTTATCTATATATCTCAGTTTGTCGCCATAAATATAAATAAAAATTTCTTCATTAATAACTAGATACTTTGACTCTGCATACATTGATTTCATGTCAATTCCTCCCTTTTATCATTTATCAATTCACACTCAACATCTTTTGACGTCATCTTCTTTTTCTTTGGTATCCTTATGTAAAATGGGTTTTCTTTTTTATTTATCTCCAAGTTTTTCGTTATATGTTAAAGTTAAATAGTATTCGTCATTTTCTTGGTGTAACTCGACATTTTCTAATGTTTTATTACTACTCATTTCTTTATCCACCCCCTATGAAACGAAAGTTTCATCTTATTATTTTTCTAAATGCTGCATATAGCTGTGACACCATATGCAGCTAAATTTATAACATTCTTTCCAATGTATCTGAAATTCTATGGAAAATACCGTCAAATTTATTATTTACATCTTCATAAATATATCCAATAAATAACGTGATAAATCCAATTATTACAAGAATTATTGCCAACATTATTATGCAGCTTGCAATATCAAATAATAAATTAATCATATTATTCACCGTCTTTCACAACTGCATTTGCGCCCTGGGTAGTCACCCATCCGTGCTGTAATCTTGCTTCGGCTTCTTTCATTCGAATTAACTCGTCTGTAATAGATTCAGATTTTAATCTATTCGCTTCTGCCTCTGCTTTTGCTTTCGTAACCTCAATTTGTGCATCAGCTTCAGCCTGGATTCTTTCAGTTTCTTTCTGCACTTTTACTTTCTCCTGCTCTGCCTCTGCTTGTTGTTTTTCTTGGAGAGCCTTTACTCTCGCATCAATGGATTCTTTCAGCTTATCGTCAGGATGTACATCAATAATAGAAGCGTCAAGAACCTCGACTCCAAATGACTGTGTAAACTCTTTATTTAGATAATCAGTTAGCTTATTGTTAATCTCAGATCTGTTCCCACTATAGATTTGCATCATACTGTAATCCGTCGTGATTTCAGAGATTTTTGATTTTAACACTGTTTTCACTCTTTGCTCAACAATATCCTCTCCATTCATTCCCTTAAACTTTTTATATGTATCAACAACTTCTTCTGGTCTATATCTGTATGACATTTGAAAACTAATTGAAATACTTGCATCATCAGATGTTGCTACTTTAAATGAATCATCACCTTCGCTACCTTCTCTTTTATCTTTAGAAAGAATCAATTGTTCATTTCCAATTGTAAATTCTTTTACTTTTAAAAATGGATTAATAAAATGATACCCTTGACTTAACGTTTCATCCTTAACGCCGCCTTTCATAGAATACACAACTCCAACTTTTCCAGTATCAATTTTCTTAAACGATTTAACTGTAAAGAAGCCTCCTACAACCGATGCGACTACAACAATTCCTACTACCAATCCTTTTTTACTCATGTTTTTCTTTCTCCTTTTCATTTGTTTTTTCTTTACTGATGTCCTTATTTAATTTTTCATCATCTCTTTTCATCGCATTAATAACTTTATTACCGATGTAAACCACCAACAAAGTTGCGATCGCAAATCCCATTGCTGCAAGTAAAAATACTACCCACATGTCTTTACTCTCCTTTTTCTTTTTCTTTATGTAAATCGCCAATTTCTTTCATGGCGCGTACATACGCTTCTTTTTGAATGTTAATCATCCTCTCACGCTTCTTTTTATCGCGTTTTACTTTTCTCTCATAAGCTAATCTCTTCTGTAACGCTTCTTCATGTTTCTTATTCTCTTCTTCGACAAGTTTTCTGTTATGATCTTTAATTGCTTTATTGACCATCTTTACATATTTCTTCTGATAAGATAATTCAGTTGCCATATGCTCGATTCCTTCTAATGTATATTTCTCTTTATACATCTTTTTTGATAAAGCAACGAACAAACCTCTCCGTAAATCAAACTCATCTTTGTCGTCACAAATGACTTTCTCCTGTGTACCATCACTAAAAAAGATTCGGATTACTTTATTTCTTGCTAAAATTTCGTAACTGGAAATTTCAATGTTATTATTATCTTCGTATACAGATGATTTAACAATTTCTACTCCAATTCCACTGCACATCTCTTTACATAGTTCATAAGCCGTCTTTGCTTTATAAAAATCTTCCTTCATTCTTCTATCCCTCCTATTCTATTTGTTTTATAATCACTATAACAATGTGAGTCAAAAAATAATAAAGCCTTCAAAGACTCAAATATTTATTCTCTTACATATCCCGCTAATTTGTCACAACACCATGTTTCAATATTATCTATATCGTTTAAACTAAGCGGTTCGTCAATTAATCCCACTTCGTATCTACAACCTTTTAAATGTCTATCTCTATATTCTACTACAATTGCTTTTGGTTTTCTCTTTTTAAAATATTGAGGTAGATATTTCGGCACGTCCTCTTCTATAAACCTCTTACACATGTTATTTTTGACAAATACAGGAATATCATATTTTGCTGATAGTCTAGCCACTGAAACAGTTTTACCAATTCCACGATTATATCTCGTTGTGTAATTCACCCAACTATCTTTTTTATTTTTCAGCACCTGATCTAAGTAGTATTTTAATTCCAAATATGTAGATTCATATCTTAATCGATAAGATAAATAGAAATATAACTTATACAATTTTATCTTTGTCTGACCCCTCCTTTTCTTCATTATTTGATGTTTTATTCACCCCAATGTTTGCTATTCTGTAAAGAATATCATATACCCATTTATAAAAATTATATTTTTGCGATTCAAATTTATATGTCATACAACAAAGCAATATAATCATTGGCGCAAACCAACCACTCAATATAGAAAGTCCAAGGTCTTCTCCTATTTCGAAATTTTTTAAAACTCTAGGATCATATTTGCTTTTTCTTAAGTAACTAAACATCAAAAATAACCATGAAATAAATCCAACTAATATCCATGACATAACAATAAAAATAATTTTAAACATTCTTCACCCTCCCGTTACAGCATAAAACCAAGAATTTATTTTGTAATAATTTCCAAAATCATATTTGACATAGGATTACTATCCATTTTTTTACTCTTGATCAAATTCAAAATATAAGCAACTTCTTTTTCACATTTAAGGCATAAATCTTTTTGCTTAGAATTAGTTGTTACACTTTGAAAAGATCCAACGGATAGTTCCGGCAATACATAATCCGGTGTATGTTCACACTCTTTGCCGCATAGATCACAATAGTATTTTTCTTCAACTTTTTTCATAATTTAACTCTCCATTTCTTCAAGTATTTCTCTTATCTCTTTATTTTGTTCTTGCCTTAATTTTGATTTAAACATTCTTCGGTTTTTCTTTTTCATTTTAGACCATCCATTGTGATTGTTCGCCCAACATGCATACCGTTTGCTAAACCACGACTGACCATATTCTGAAAACTGTCTTCGAGAGACTTCATTGGACTTCTTTATTTATTCACCTCAGATCTCAATATAATTCCATCTTTTCTTATCTTCATATTTCCATTGAATATATCCCTGATAAACTCTAGTCTCAATATTCTCTACATTGTCCATACCAAGGATAAATTCTCTATAAGCATCAATATCTCTTTCGTCTAAATTATGAATGGCTTTAAAAATATCTAAATTCTTACAAATATGTTCTACTGACCATTCATAATCCGTAAGTGTAAGCTGTCTTTCAAACTCTTTCACATTCTCATCTACTTCGGATTTTGCTTCTTCATATGTAAAACAGACTTTATCAGGACGAATTGAAACATGATCAATATGATGCTGCCACATAGGATATTTCTTTACAATTCTATATCCTTCTTTTGTAATTTCATTTTCAATTACGCCGTGGAAAATTGTACAATCCTTTACCAAATATCCAAAATCATATCCTTTCTTAATCATTTCTGGTTTCTTGAAATCGATAAGAAATGAAATTTCTTCGTCTGTTAAACCAGAATGTGTAATTTCAAATAACCTAGTATCATATGTCCAATCTTTTGGAAGTTTCTTGTATTTTGTTTCGCTCTCAAACTCATCAATTGGGATTCCATTTACTAATCTTCTTTCCCTTGCAGTTAAATAATCAATCACAACCGCATCAGAAAACTGCTCATCTACCATTCCATATTTTACTGTATATCTTCCATTCCCCTCACTGTGACACCAATAAACAATGTCTCCATTTTTAAATCTTTTCTCAAATCCCTGTTTCATATTTCACCTACTTTCTAAGAAACCTATACGAATCTCTAATTCCACATAACTTTACAATCTCAATAGCAATATTAACCGGAATATAAACAGTTTCATCAATTGAATTATCTCCGCAAATATATTTTCCATTTAATGCTGCGTATAATCGTAATTGCTCAATAACAATATCCATGTCAAAAGCTACCGGCTGTTTATCGATCAAATCGTCAATGTATCCAACTCCAATTTGTCCAGGAGAAAATCCTGTTTCTTTTACAAACTGCTCTGCCAGTTTTTGCTTATCAATGAATTTATTATACATACTCTTTATTCTCCTGAATAAAAGTTCTCTTTTAAATCACTGTTCGTTTTGATTGTTCTGTTGTCTTTAGTGTTCGTTTTGACTGTCCTGTTGTCTCTAGGATTGTCTGTCGTATGTAATTCAGCATCTACTTTATACACATCTGAATCAAAAAATGATTCATCATAAATAAATCCATCCAATAAATCTACAGCACGCTCCTTTTCTATACCAAAATTTGTATTTGCAATTTTCACATAGTATTTTTCATTGTAACGAAACACTTGTCCAGGATGAATGTTTTTCATAGGAACCATTGCTTTTTTATTACATACAATTATCATATTCTTATTTACCTCCATTCTCTAATTGAATAATCTTAGCTGCTTGATGACAAATAATATTTTTTAATATATCCATCTCTTTATAAACCTTATGTTTATGTGTAGTCATATCCATATTATTTTTTAATAAAGAACAAATATACTCCATACATTCCGTCATATCTTCAATCGTAATATCAGACTGACATCCATTTTCAACAATCAGATATAAGTCCTATAGCTTTTCATTGTATTGTTTAATTGTGTTTAAATCTTCCTCAGATAATTTTTTCATTATTCATCCCACCTTTCATAATAATCTAATTCTCCATTTTGAAATAAACTTTCCACAAATTCTTCTACCTGTTCAATTGTCCAATCTGAAAAGAATTCCATATTTACAGGTGTATGAGTATCTTTCTTATATAACTGACAAGAATATGTATATTGAAACGGCTTGTACCACTCTTTACTTTTATCGTGTTCCGACATCCATTCGTTCGATATTTTGTGTACATCAATAAAATATTTCTTGCCTTTTTCATCATCAAATCTTTTTTGAAAATTATACAAATATATATCTGATCTCTGGAATTGTGTTTTGTCGTATTTTTTGTATCCTCGATTTAGAAAGTGCTCATCACATAATAGATTCTTACTCATCTTTAGTTCTCCTATAATATTCATCTACTTCTATGCAGGTTTCTCTGTAATAATCAGATGTACCATTTCCATATGTATCACCATTATCTACATCTTTACAATGTGGACATATATATTCTTCTCCATTTTTAATAAGAATATCTTTTCTCATTAACTTTCCACATTTATCACATACTTCTAAATCTTCAAATTTAACATCAATTTCTCTTTTGATAATATCAGCCCTATATCCGAGGATAAGTTTCTTTTCGATTAAAATCCAAATTATTTCTGAATCAAAAATATCTGAATCATACCATTCTAATGAATTTCTATAGTCAAATAATTTCTTATTTTCTGTGTTAATACAAGCCTTTCCAAATGCAGTATCCCAACCACAGGTTCCTGACAGATATTCTATTCCTTCATCTGCGAAGTCATACGGTGATATTCCAGTAATTCGAATAAGTTGATATAAAAATTCATTCAAAAAATCATTTGTAATCAAATTCTTAATATTAGATGGTATTGTATATTCAATATGTGCACCATCTACACTTCTTACTATTGGCATAAATTGATTCTCCTTATCTCAACATCTCACATATTCATCTACAAATCTTTTCATTACTCTCGAAACTTGTGGCTGGGAACATCCAACAATTTTCATTATTTCTACTTGTTTATATCCTTGTAAAAATAATGAGATGATAGGTTTATGTTTTTCTTTGATTTTATTAAATGCATTTTTTAAAGTAACTTTATGAATACAGTCGCTCTCAACGTTGTAATCCGATTGTTTTTTTTTTTCAATAAATTCTACTTTATTTCCAGATCCATCCTCATACTCAGTGTTGTAATAAAGAATCTTGCCTTCTGGAATTGTTCTCTTATTTAATTCTTTTCTTTTTTCGCTATACACTTCATTAAACATACATTTAAATGCATATGTAGAAAATTTGGACGTTCCTTCATTAAATGTTTTTGCTGCTTTACACATTCCAATTGCAGCCAAATCATACCAATCTTCCATATTTAATTTTTCTTTCTGTAAAAATCTATAGATCAAATTATGATTGTCAGTTACTAACTGCCTCTGATAATCTGTCATACTATCACTTCATTTTGAACGAAACTATTCTTTCATTACTTTATTACACCCAAATAATATCTTCATACTTTCCGAAATAACATGGCGCAATCAGTAAATTAAAAAATATCTTTGTTAATCTTTTTATCACACCACATTTTTCCAAACCTAAACCCTATGGATGATTCTGATGCTCTCACCCAGAATAACTTAGTCCCATCTGCAAATTCTGTCGTTAGAGTTAATGCATTTTTACTCTGAAACTTTTTAGAAACCGTTTTCCCACAGGTTTTCTCAATTCCTGACATAATGTCGATCGCTATATTATAATCAAAACCAACAACAGCCCACTTATTAGCAATATTCTTATTCATCATTTATAATTCACTCCTTATTTCGAAATACCTTTGTTCCAAGTCCCTCAACTTCAACCTGGCAAACCGCTTGTCTTACCCAAAACTTATCGCAGCACTTATTGAACCATTCTTCAATTTCATCAAAACTTCCATAATTTCTTAAATCACCAAATACTGAAACAGTTGTTGAAGCCATACATGATTTATCTGGATTATGCCAAATACTCATTTCCAATGTTCCTTCTGATCCAATTGGAAGATACTTTTCTTTATTCTTTACTTCATAATTTTCATCGTATTCAATATTACCCATACCTTTGTAATCAACTTGCTTTCCAAAAATGTCAATAATTTCTTCATCTGGTATTTTACCAATACTATTTAAGCGAAAACTTGCATTTACATGTGTCCATTGACTCATAATCTCACCTCTCTCTTAAAATTAACCTTTCATATTCTCAACAAACGCTTTGTATTTTCTTGTATACTCATAAGAATCTTTGAATATATTACAAACAGCCTTATGTAATTTTGACTCATAGTTATTTACTACATTTAATTCAAATTCAAAATCTCTTCCAAATGGACATCCTACACATCCAGTTCTTTTCAAACCATATTCTGTATAACATTTACTATGTGTAATCCCATACGCATTTTCATAATCAATTTTATCTTGATCTTTGTACCAGAAAATAGGTCTGTAATTATCATAGTCGTCATCTGTATCATCAAAACAGTTTTTATAAGCTGCCGATCTAGCGCCTCCCTCTGATTTTCTGACTCCAAAAATATTAAGATCATATCCATTATTTTTAATCATGTTATGAGATATTTTTTTCTTTGCATATGCACAACACTTATTTGAGATTTTAAATTTAGGTGGATTTTTAACTATAAATTCCTTTAGATACTTATTCCTTGATATATTAAACGAAGATTTATCTCCATTCTCATTGCACCACCATGATAAAGCAGATTTGCATTTTGGGTATTTCTGTATCAAAACATCAAATTTTTCATTTTCCCATTTAAATCCATGCTTCTGTAATCTTGACATATACTCACTTACATTCTTCGAGATAAAAGGTTGTCCATACTTCTTACAACTTGTAGGAATAGGCTTAATTGCTTTTTTGCGAATAAATTTTATATTATATTTTCTCTCAAGATATTCCAAATGGTCTTTTGTCGCTTGATATTCAAGTCCAGTATCAAACCAAACGAAATCAACCTTGTTGTCTTTATCACATCTCCAAACAATATCCAACATAATATCGCTGTCAGATCCACCTGAAATACTACACAATATTTTTTTATATTTAGGACTATTAATAATCGCCCACGATCTTATTAGATTATCCAGAATAACTTGATTTTGGGGACAATCTTTGATTAACTCTTCAATCGAGCTTGCCTTTTGGGGAATATAATTTTTCAATTTTAATTTCACCTTAGTAGCCGCGCAGCTTTACTCACAAGTGAACATTTATCCTTTCTTCTGTTTTTATAATTACTATTTATATATTCTCTTTTACAAAATTCATTATTTTAAATTCATTCTAATCGGCAATAACACTGTTGTCCTTTCACACAAAAAAGGTTTATCTTTTGAGCAAAATTTATTATGATTCATATCATATTCATTCAATACGACCAGATTTCCAACGGTATAATGAACTGTATCATTACTCTTTGGTTCACCTATATTTTTGTTATATGTTTTGCCTAAAATTACATTATATATACAATCATTAATAAGTTCTAATTCAGACAGAAGTGTTCCGTCATGTACACTACTAGCTGATGTGAAATAATCAAATTTTTCCTCCGGATTAATTGTTAAATTGATTGTAATATCGATATTCTGTCCATCTTCAAGTTCTTTTCGAATAAGCCAGCTCCTACGATTTTTTAATACGTTTGTAAAAAATTTTTCTGAATCAATTTCAATTGCATCTGTCCAATTCCTATCGGCAAAAGATGATCTGAATTTATCGGACGCAATTCTTTTACAAAACTTTAATGATTTGCTCATAATTTTAAATACTCCATAAAATCATCTATTCTTTTTTCTGCATTTATGATTTCTAATTCTGGCATAAGTTTACTCTCTTTATCATTCAGTCTTCTTCCTCTTACACTCCGTTTAGTTTTCTTATACGGCATACTTTCAATACTGTTTCCATTTTTAAATTTCATTTCCATATACTTATATATTCTTTTTTATAATACAATTCCTTCCATAACTGCTCTCGCTTCAAGCACAGCAATATATTCTGTCATTGCTTTAATCTGCATATTATATGTACTTCTTGGACAAGTTGGTTTAAAATCTAACTCTCCACTATCCCATTTATCCAACATATTCATTAATCCTTTATATCTAATTACAAGCTGTTTATATTCAGCGATAAACCGATCTCTATAATCTTCGCTGTTCATCAATTGTACTGTATCTTTTAATGTCTTAATCATCATTGTCCCTCCAAATAAAAAACAAATTTTTCTTTATACTGTTACAAATTAAAAAGTTTATAATCTTCCCATTGATATCCATCTCCATACGGAACAATATACAAATACAATTGAGAAATTGTCGTATTACTAGCATCAACCCACGCTTTTCTCCATCTATACCCTCTTGCTCCGTTATTAGGATTAACTATGATCCACTCTTCACCGTCACTAAATCTTATTTCTGAACGGATATAAGCTGATTTCGAAATACGTTTAAATACAGTTTCAATTCCAGATTCGTTTTTCTCGTTTTCAATTTCTAATAATTTATTTATTCCAATTTCTATATCACTCGTATAGATAATACATTTTACGATTTGATTACTACATGCTCCTTGCACTTAATTCATTCTCCACTTCTTCCCATGTAAATTGACTTGTAATAAACTCATGGGTATATTTTTCCCAAGTTGTTTTATAATCAGTACGCATAAATTTGTTCATTTCGATTAAAGCATCGACAACTTTATTGATCTTAATTTCTATCATTTTCTTCTCCATTTGAAACGTGAGTTTCATTCCACTATTTCTGCAATATAATTATCCTTTTGAACAGTTGTTATTGTATTGCTGCGTCCATCCGTTCTAAATGTATATTCTCTCATATTACATCTACGTTCTTTGATATTTCCTGCTTCATATTCTTTTCTAATTTTTTTTGCATATTCAGTTCTCTGGTACTTCAGACAATATACATCTATAACTTTTGGTAAATTTCCATGAAATTCAGCAACAATTGTAGGAGCATATCCATATGTTATTTGTGGATTTTTATTTACTTTTCCTTTATCATTTATACAAACATCTGATAAATTAAAAAATTTATTTTCTCCACAAACAGATTTTACTCTGTCTGTGGATTCATAAAATTTCCGGCATTGATACCTTTATATAATCTATCAAGCGCAATCTCAAAAGCACCAATTCCTGAAAAGAAACTACTCAATTTCAGATCATCGAATAAATATGGCATAGCTTTATACAGCTCTACATATATGTAATAAAGAACATCTACTACAATCGAGTTTCCTGCCTGTTTATACAATTGGCTGTTTGAGATTCCTGCATTCTGTGCAGCATCAAAATCTTTATCAGAGAATCCCATGAGCCTAAAAGTTTCTTTTGGTGTCAACTTGCGAATTCTAATATTGTCTGTAACAGGCAGAATTGCTGTTTTAAACCCTTCTGGTCTTGTAGTCAATGTTGGAGAATATCCGCTTTTATCAACATGTTTATTAAAAGCATTAATTGTGTCACCTGGTTCACAATCGTTTTCATTTAATGTATCAATAGCTTGTTTAAAAAACCTTTCTTTTGGTTCAATTCTACAAATTCCTGTTTCTGTTGCTGTAATAGTTGGACAAGTGTTTCCATTATCTTGAACTCGACCTCTTCTTGTTTTACTATCTGGATAAGACAAATCTGCAACACCACCAACTTCACATTCAATATATCCTTGTTTAGTTGCTTGTTTGATTGCAACTTTATTTCCTTCACCTTTATTCGTAGTTAATGTTGGTGATAATCCATCTTCTGAATAAACAGACCCGTTCATACCATTACCTGACGGGTTGATATTTCCAATTTTTAGAACTGCTGTACCTTCAGATTTTCTATTTGAAATGCCCCTATCTTCTCGTGATGTAATACAATTAGCTGTTTCAATGAGTTTTGGATTGTTATATGACTTATCAATTCCTGTAATAACATGTGGCTGCCTTCCTCCACCTTGCATAGTCGTTAAAGTAGGACTAATATGACTATCGTCCCATACGCCTCCGGCATATCCTGTTCCAAAATCTTCTCGATTTACATTCCCAATAAATTTAGGTGAATCCATATCAACATTATCTGAACCGTTTGTATTCAAGTTTTTAATAAATTTTTTTGTTTTCTCATCAGAGATATAGAATTTCTCATCGACTTCATCTTCCAATAAATCTTTCAATCTTAATCCATTATCAAATGGTTCCGGAAATTTAAATTTACCATTATCTAAATCTTTTTTGATAAAGATTAGATATACACGTTCTCTGTTTTGTGGAATTCCATAATTTTTAGCATTGAGCACTTTCCAATATACGTTATATCCATACTCTTCTAATTCATCAGTAAAAAGTTTAAAAGTTGTATCTTTAAACTGTTTTCCAACAATATTTTTTACATTCTCATAAATCCCAAAATTCGGTTTATTTGCTCTAACAACTCTTAAATATTCTACAAGAAGAGATGATCTTGTTTTTTCAATATTTTCACTTTTACAATTTGGACATTTATCTCTTTCACTCCAATGAACGGTTAATGGGTTATATTCATGTCCACATTCTTTACAAGTCCACACAGAACCTTTTTGTTTGCCAGCCACACTGAAATCCTGGCACGGTGAGCCTCCACAAATCATATTGAAATCATCAAGTTTTGTTTCATCAACCTTAGTAATATCACCAAGATTCAAACTTTCATCTACATTGTGAATCGCACAGTAGCTCTTTGCTGCATACTTATCAAATTCACAAAAATTTACAAGTTCCCACTGTTTATCTGAATTATATTTTTTATCCTTATTTTCTACCATTTACCTCTACATAAGAGGTGTGATCACACATTCTACCTAGGATTGCTCATTTATCCTTTCTTAAATATCTATGTAATAAGACCATTTGCAACTGATCTGATTCAAATGAAAAATATATTTTATCTTGTAGATCTACAATTTATTATTCGCTCTTACTCTCCAATTGTAACCACTGTATGTTCAGGAATTACAACTTCTGGAATTACCTTTTCAATAATCTGCTCAACTCTAAATTCGTTTTCATAATCATATTCAGAAAAATACGAACCACTTCTAGTAATATCGTTCACTACACAAACATCATATTTTTCAATTACTGTATAATCATTATCTAGTTTACAAAGTAAACCATACTCTTCTTTATACTGATATTTGCCACCATCATCCCAATCAGACTCTAATAATGCTTCAGTGCCATATCTTTCACCATTAAACTCACAGCCAACATCTTCTAACCATGTGACTTCATCAAATTGTTTCACAATTTCTTTTGCTTCTTCCAAATCCATGTGTTTTAATTCTTCGAAATTTACATTTTCAAATTCAATCATTTTCTTGCTCCTTATCTATAATTTTTATAATACTCGTTAGTAATTCTGTAACTTCATCAAAATCACCACTTAATGATTCGCCTGTTGTTTTAATTTGATAATTCCATTCATCCTTACGAGCCAATTCAACAGGTCTTCCATAATATAAAACAGTTCCTTGATACACTGTTACGTCTTCATACTTTGAATAATAATCTTCTTTCAGAATCTTTAACTGTTTCTGGCATCCTTTGTTGTATGATTTAACTTTTGGATCATACAGCGAAACATACTTGTCTTCCCCATAATCAATCGGTTTAAATTTATTTATAACAAGCAGCACACCATCTGTAATCCTATATAAATCTTGATATTCTGTTTCTGCTAATACCTGCACAATATTACGTCCTTCCAATTTTATACGATTCATGACCGTCAATAAATTTCTATCGTTTGAGAACATCAGAACTTATCTCAATTCGATATAACTAATTTCCTCTTATATCAAAAAATTATAATTTAAAAATATAAATTCTGCTCAATATCTTTAAAATTGTATGCGAAAAGAGATACATCTATTTCATCATATACTTCATCTAAAAAAACTTCATTGTCGAAACCATCTTGTTCTAACTGTTCACAAAAATCTTTATCAGAAGATTTTTCGCCATAACCAGATTCACACCAAGTCTTTTTATATTCTTTTCCATTCACTTCTAAGGTTTCTACATAACCATTTTTTGTTGTTTCTACACTATATTTCATTTTTTATTCCCTCTTATTCTTTATTTAATTTCATGGCAAAGTAAACTGGATTAGACATATTACTGACTACTTCATATGAGCAAATCTCACAATTTAATTCTCACTTACTTAATTCAAATTCTGTTGTCTTTGAAACCATATAACTAATTAATTTTACTCTTCATATTTCTTTCCTAAGTCGTATAGCAATAAAGACTTTGGAATATGAAATACTTTAGTCCTGTCTGCACGACATAAAAAATTTTCATTTTGAATACTACTCTCAATCTCTTTATTCGATGCTTTTTTAATTTTAAGATATTTATAATCTTTAAATTTATTCGATGGATCGTCGTCTATACAGTTCCTGATAATCATTTTGATACTTTTCTCAACGTTTTCTTTTGTTGCAATAATATGTGTTTGCACATAATTCCATTTGTTTGAGCCACTTCTTTTGTATTTCATACCAACATAATATAAATAATGTTTCATATTTTATTTTCTCTCCTTTTCACACCAGTCAAAAAAAATCATATATGCCATGATTTCTAATACCACCTGATTTTCTTTTCAAAAACGGTATTAACTCATGCATAAAACTATTAACTCCACCAATATTCAGCTCATAAATATAGTTTGAGAGCGCATAGAAGATATACTCTGCGACATCTTTTCTGCCGGCCGCTATTGATTCTGATTTTATTTTTTTAAGTTCTTTCTCTGATAATTCGTAAAACACTTCAGAACTAACAATATTTTTTCTGTCCTTTTCAAAACAAAAATTACCTCAACCCACTATTTGAAAATTGTATTTTATTTCGGAACAATAATCTTATGTTTCCCAGATGAGTTCCTTAACACTTTTAAACCGCAACTCTTAATACTGTCTAGTTGCTTATTGTAATTAACTAACTGTGCAACCATACCTTTGCTATAATTGAGCCACATATCATCTAAGTTCTTTTCGAATTCCTGACGGCGAAACATAATTTCCATTTTAGAACTATCTTTATATTGTGATGTGGTCTTATAGGCTTCAAAATAGTCTCCAAAAATATCTTCAAAACTTCCCATATATACTCTCCTTCAAAATACCTTTAAGAAATCGTCGGAATTATTATCAATTTTTTCCTTCAAAACGAATTCATAAGTTCCGCCCATTGTTGCGTAATGTTGAATATAATCTTCTGCTTTAATCTCTAATACATCCGCATTAATTGCTCTTTCAGCAGTCACAAAATAAATACCCTGTGTGTCAATCGGCGTAATTAAAATATCGCCATTATCCTCTACACTTATATAATGAGGAAAATTTGAAATACCACGTTCGCATTCCACAACTTCAATCGAATCCAAAATTATTCCTTTTGCTCCTTTTATTCTTAATTTATTAGAAAATCTTGGACTTTTCCAAAATACTTTTACAAGTTTATTCTCTTCTATCTTCATATTTTCACCTCGCATGAAACAGACATTTCATTATTATTTAGTTCTCAAAATCTTTACAATCCGATGTATCTTTGTTACCAATATAACCATCGCCAAATGTATTCTGATCATAAATTCTTTTTAATTCGCAACAATATCTTGATAAATATTTACATCCTTGGCATTTTTTATTAAGTCCATTTAAAATATAAACTCCATTTTGACCAAACCATTCATCATGTACATCGCCTTTTTGCGTAAAAATCAATCTATTTTCTTCAGCTTCATAATAAACACCATCCATCTCTGTTTCACAACATTCCCATCCACTGTCGCTTTATGTGGAATACTATTTTCTTCTATAATTTGCTGTAATTTTTCAAACGTCATTTCTTATTCCTCCTTATTAATCATGTAATGACATTTCTGTAAAAGGTGTAGACATCAATCCATGTAATCGTTCACTTGCGAATCACTCGAGACACCATCTTCATACTCATTAATTCCAAGTAATGCGTCACATCCACTGCATGAACCATAATATGTATTTGTATATACATAATCTTCAATATCTGGCTGGTACACATCCTTATGCAAAATAAAAATTTCTGCTCCTTGATAATCTCCGTCATCAATTGTCAAAATATTTTTTGTATCAAATTTGTTAGTATCCCAACCTCCAAATTCAGGATTAATAACAATATCAAATAGCAATCCAACTAAATTTCTGTACTCATCATATTCGTCCTGTCTTGTATATTTCTGAAATACTTCTCAAGCTTGTCTTTACTTTTCTCCCATGCTAAACAAAATTCTTTAATCATAAAATCCTTCCTTAACCAACTCCGAATAAATTTGTTTTGTAGGTAATATTAGATTATTTCCATATTCATCAAGCATCTGCATAAACTCTTTATCCGTTAACTCTTCAAAAAAATTCTTAATGTATTCTTGTTCTCTCCTTAAATCCACATCACTAATTAAACTCTTCAAAACTTGTATAAATTTTATTCTCCGCATAATATAGATTGTAATCATTTTGCTCAATATAGTACCATAATTTCTTATGCCCTAATTTCAAGTAATCTTCTAAATAATGTTCTTCCTGATAATCCGAATTTACCATCTGTCTAAAACTCAATTCATCAACACAATCTGAATTCTTAACAAACATACTTATATCCATCAACTGTTGTAATGTAAAATCCTTCGTCACGACATATACAACACGAATGATTTCATTTCCAAACTTTTTAATTTTTTTAAGTTGCGAAAAATCTCTAAGATGATATACCATTCGTTTTGTTTTGGCTGCTAATTCGTTCACTCCTAAATTATCAATGTAAGATGTATGAATCTCTATTGGCAAATGATATGAATCAGCTTTTTTAAAAAGTGCCTCCCACCAATCTTTGTTTTCTTTGTAATTATGTAACGGATCGCCACCTCCCGAAACAGAGATAATATCACAACAATATTTATTAATATCAGGCAGCAACTTGTGAAGACCTTCAATAGTTGTTTTAGGGATCTTTAAATCGTTTTCTTTTACAATGCAATACGGACATGTATAATGACACCCAAAGTTTGTAATAATACTTAAATATTTATTCACTGTACTATTCTCCTTCATACTTCTTCGGTAATTCCATCCAAGCAATTACCTTACTCATAACTTTCATTTTTCTTCCGCCTGTTCCATATATAAACCAATAAACTTCATCTTTCCATTTCTTATTCGCGTACATTTCTTTTCTACAATATGCCACAAATCGCTCGCCTCGTTTGGTTTGAATTAGAACTTCTTTGCTTTTATATACAGAACTGAAATTAGTTGTTGAAACTTCTTCTAATTCTGGGAGCCCAATCTTTTTAACTGAAGCCCAATCTTTATTCATTTTCTATACCACCTTCTCCCATATTAACAAAACTCAAGCGCATACCAATCATCTGCAATTTTCACTATTTTTAATTTGTTTTCATATTTATCTTTATACATATCAATTAGTTTCTTTTTAGCTTTAGACAAACTTGTGAACCATTTTTCACCATATAAATCATAATCCCATTCCCAGCTATCTGATTCTTTACAAACCCCATAACTATCAACTATAAAGCTATCTTTCCCTACATAACCAACATAATCAACCATGATTCCTGTTTCATAAATGCAGTATACTTTTCTACCAAGTTTTGGTTTCACTTTTGTTCCTCCAGTCTGTTTGAAATCCAGTTTTCATTTGATAACTTATCCATTATTCGTTTTATTCCTCTTTCAATTTCTTACCGCACATAGGACAATATTTAATTTTTCCTGCTGCTACTTTTTTATCGTAAGCACAAGCAATTAATTCGTTTTGATGTCTGATAGAAATCTGTTGCGAATTTGTTCTGCCAAATGCCAAAGGAAGTCCAGTATCGCAATATTCGCATACATGTGTATCTATGTCTTGATTACAAAATCCATCTACAAAAATTTTAAAGTTTGTATATAATTCTCCGATACTATCAGCTCTCATATTTGTACAAAGATCATTCATAAAAATCGATATGGCTCATTCTTTTTCAATCTGTTATCATCCATGTATTTTGTAAATGCTGCCAAACAATCTTTAAGGTAACTACATTCTGCGGCATGATTTTCAAATATATAGGCTGTTTCAATTCCAAGAACGTATTTGTTGTTTTCCTTTTCATACACAATATTAATATCATTCATTGTATATAGATTTGCACCCGAATCAGATAAATCAGTTCATGATTTCTTGCCCCAAATGAACTTAATATCATCCGTTTCTAGCGAATACTCGTCATGTTTATCTTCCATTTATTTCGCACCTCATATCTTATAACTCGTCAAATTCTTTCTGATATTCAGCCATCTTTTTCTCTAACCACTCAATTAATTCTCTTTGGAATCTTGAAGAAAGAAGTTCATCTTTTCTAAATGGTGTTGAAATTGTAATCCATGTTTTGTCTTCTTTTGCTTTGCTTAAATGATAATTAATCAACCAAATATCATCGTTTAGTCGTGTTGCTTTTTTATACGCTTCTTTATTCACCTTCACACCATCCTTCTTTTAGCCAATCATATATCTCATCAAATGTTTTCGTATTCTTATACACCTCTACTAACCAATCAGCTAATTCCTCATCTGACATTGAACGAATCATTTCTCCATTTGTCATGGAACTATCAAACATTTCGTCCGTCCACAAGAAATCCCCATGATCTTCTTCCATAAGATAATATTTATTCTCTGTGCATACTTCACTGATTTTCATAATCTGTCCTTGCATAGTACACATTTCGTCTACGGCTTCGACTCCTTCGTAATTAATATCTGTTCTTAAATCAGGACGAATTCTAACTCTATCTCCAACTTTATGCTTTATTTTAAACACCTCTATTTATTAATATTTTGTATCCTGGACAACTATTTTCTCCACAATTGTAGTTCTTCTTTTTTATTACCCAACAATTGCATGTTTTCTTAAGTTTTGCTCCACATGCAACACAAAAATTATCTTCTTTCTCTATTTTTGAATTTCCACATTTATGACATTTCATCTTATTCTCCCCTTATTCTTCAAATTCTGTTTCTTCAGTCACAGTTGAATTATCACAAATTGTCACCATTGTTTTTTCATTTGGAATGATGGTTACTTCTTCATTGCTTAGTTTCCAAAATGAAATTTGTTTACCTTTCCCATGTAATAATTCACCATCCCATTCAAGAATATCTGTCGATAGTTTAACTTCTCCGGGAAGAAGCGTCGTTAACTTTGCTCTTTTCCCTGTATAGTCAATACTCTCAACCATCTGTTCAATGCCTGGATAAATTTCATAAACTTTCTTATACATGTCTGGCATGAATCTTTTTAGTTGGTCACAAAACTTTGGGACATATTCTTTCTGATAAGAAGAAATTTCTCCACCCATGAGCGCACATGGTCTATATTTAATAAGTTCCACAATAAATTCAGGTGTAAAATCTTCTTTCTTAATCATGTCATCATCTACAAAGAAATCACTATTTCGAATCGGATTATTATATCCATTAAGATGTGGCAATCCAAGATAAACATAATCTCCAATTTCACATACAAAATTTAATGGTTTTAACTCATATTTAACATATCCGTATTTCCCCTCATATTCACTTAATAAATATCCACATTTGCGTGCTGCTTTTGTAAAACCTTCTTTCTTTTCAATTGTGCCGTAAGGACACTTATGCCGCCATAATAACCTACTCAGCATCACACAACATTTACGCTTATAAGCATCGCAATTTTCGCAATTATTACACTTGTAAACAGAAATACTTTCTCTGTCACTTTTCCCAGATTTAAAAATGCTGGTTCTCGGATCATAATATGTAAAATTTATTGGCTTGTACTCTCCGATAATTATCACTCCCACCTATATTTAATTTTCTAAATTTGGAAACCAATGCTTGACTTAGCATAAAAAGATATGTAATATAGTAGTTGCATTGAATTCCAAATTGTTCAATGTATTTGTGTTTACAGACACACATCAAAGTTTGGTCGCGGAGATGTGTGTCTTTTTTATTCACTTATCTTCTATGTTTCATTATGTATCTTCTTCTAGTGACTTCTCGCAATGCATGTCCACCATGCAATCGCCTGTAATTATTTGTAGTCCCATATAACACTTCGTACAATTTCTTCTTATTGATATATGCAAGTTCGCATACGAAAGTTTTATCCTTGAGATTCATATTTTTGTAATTTGACTGATTATTATTACAATCTATTTCTTCATTTTCAATCGACACAGAAGCATTATCTACATTTATTTTCTTACCAGTTTCAAAATTGACAAAAATTGCATCTCTAATTTTATACGTATTAATATTTTTTACCTCTATTCTTCTTGAAATTTCAATGTTCTTCCAACAAACCGTTTTAGTCGTTCATTGATGTCTTCAGAAAAACATCTACTCTTAGATATTACATCATCATAAATACAACATTCTGTAATTACATTTTCGTCGTCAAACTGAATGCATCCAATTGTTGATCCTGGCATACGAATCGCTATTGTATTATTGTACCGGCTTCTGCAGTCATATATGTAACATCTAAAATAATGATTAAACTTACCATAATTTTTCCTAATGTATTCATCCAGATATTCCGTAATTTCGCACCAGTATTCTACATCAATTATATTCGGTTCTCTTTTACTTAAAACAATTACATTCATCATTCCATTTCCTCATTTGTAAATGTAATCAAGTAATCATTTTTGCATACATCTCTTGCCACAATTACAATGTTTATCTCATTATTATCTTTGCAATACAAGATTCTGCTATCTTTTCTGCAGATCTTAGCAGTTTTATCAATAACATATCTGATCACGTCGTCAACTCTTTCCTGAGACATATCCCAATTTCCTTCAAAATATGGTTCCTGCCAACAATTTTGATACAATCCATAGCAACAATAGCTCCATTCAGTCATACACGAATGCTTGTATTGCTTTAGTAATTTATGTAATGTATTTTTTGATAAATGCTTAAACTCATAGTCACGATTAAAATCCTTTGAATACTGATCTTTTGCATGTAAAAGTAGTTTATACCTGTCTTTTTTCTTCATTATTTCTCCTTTTGAAATCACAGTTTTATTCTCCTACATATACCAATCTATCAATATATTCTCTACTCTCACCCTTAAAAATAGGGATTTCTTTGTCGATTATCCAACGAGTTCGTTCTACACACATCTCTCCATTTAGGTTTGAATTTTCAAAAATATAATTCTCTCTAATGCAGCAACTTCCTCTTTTTAAATATATAGAAATGTCATTCCAATTAATTCCCTTTTGTGTAAACAACATATCTTGAATTTGGTTGCATGATTTATTCTGTAATTCTTTATGTGAAAAATTAGCTTGTCCTACCATTTGAATAGAATTTCTCGTTGCATCAAGTTGTCTCCAGTAAATATTATTAGTTACTTCTTCTTTTGGAATATTGAAACATCTTGCATCAAACATTGCACCTTTATTCATTGCTTGTTTATATACTGCACCAAGTTTATTACTTTCTACAGAGTCTTCTAATCTCATCGTCAAAGAAAAAAGTTCAAAATTTTTATTAAAAGCCATAGTTGCCATACTTGCTGCAATACTACATATCTTCTGCACTTCATTATCAAACCAAGATTGAGAATCTAAATTTTTATAATCTACCAATACAAGAGTAATTTCATCAGACTGCGTATATCCCAATACACAACCTTGAATATTCTCGCAAAGATATTTCATAGTCTCCTGCATTGTTTTGACCAATACATCATCAAATGGTCTTTTAAATCCCTTTGTAAATGTATGAAATGATCTGCCGTCAAGCCTAATAATTACTGGCATACGTCTTACTAAAGTTGATTTTGAAACAGTTTCATACTGTTTCATTCTCTTCGCTAAATTGCTATTGTCCATAATTTATACCTACCATTCTTGATCGTATCCTATAAAGCCAATCTTTTAAATCCATATAATATCTTCATATTTACCACTGTAATATGGTAAAATAACACATTTCAAAAATTCTTGATCTATATTTTTATCGCACCACATTTTTCCACACCTAGCCCCTTTACATCTTTTTTCAGGAAACCATCTTAATATTGTACCATCAGTAAATTCTGTTCTCATTTTATAATTTCCAATAAATTTTCTAATTATAGTTTTGCCGCACGACTGTTCAATTTCTTCTAAAATATCTTTAGCTACATAGAAATCGAATCCTACAACAGCCCAACTATGACTATTTCGATTATCCATACCATACCCTCATTACTGCTTTATATTCCTCTACAACATCCGTATATCCTAAATCTTGTAAAAGATCCAATAGTGTATCATCCGCATATTCATGATTACGCTCTGTAGTATATTGCTTTAAAATTTTTACATATTTATCTGACAACTCTTGGTTGAAAGCAAGATTTACATATTTTATAAACTTTTCTTTGTCTTGATCAAACACCCATGTTCCACTACTTTTAATATCATAATATCCGGTAAATCCTGTGTAATCTGCTGCATCATATAAATCCGTCAACTCTTCTTCTGAATTAATAATAATTTTTGTAAAATTAAAGTATGTTTCATCATCTAAAGGATTGGTTAATTTTTTACCATGTCTATCGTACAATTCAATTGTTTTTAAATGTGAATGTGAAATACAAAATTCATAATTCCTACATTCATATTCATCCTCAAATTTTTTTCCGTCATCTGCAATATATACTGTTTTCATATGTCACACACTCCATTATTTTATTTCTTGCTTTTATCAAAGCTAAATGATGGCATCATTTGTAATTTAAATAAATTCTTTTCGTGCATCTGGTCAATTTTCTTCTTTAATTGTTTATCTTTAATTACACCTGTTCTGATATATTTGTCGAGAACTTCATATGTAAATCCTAAATTATCTTCATCTGTTTTATCACAAAGACCATCTGATGGAATTTTCTCAATTAACTCTTTCGGAAGACCAAGTGCATATCCGACTTCTTTAACTTCTGTAACAGTCAAATTAGACAATGGGCTGAAATCACCAACACTATCTCCCCATCTCGTACTATATCCAATCCAATCTTCAGATAAATTACATGTATTCGCGACTCTTCCATTTACAGTCTGAGACACGGCATATAATGTAGCCATTCTAACTCGCGCTGGTAGATTGATAGAAGACTGTTTGCTCCAGTGATCATTTAATTCGGACTTCACTTCATGCTTAATATCACGCACTGCATTAAAAATATTTACTTCAATACTTTCAATTCCGAGATGACTAACCACCTTCTTTGCAACATCGATATCTTTTTGTTTACCGTTTGGCATTAGGACTCCAAGTACTCTTTCTTTTCCTAGAGCTTCAATGCAGAGTGCAGCAACAATCGTAGAATCCTTTCCTCCTGAAATACCAACAACTGCTTTACAACCACACCCGTTCTCTTTAAAGAACTTCTGGATCCATTCAATAATTTCAGTTTTAATTTCATTTGCATTAAAATTCATTTCAATCTCGCCTCTCTTTTCCTAATCTCCATAATTCCACATCACAGTTTGAAAAAATTTCTTCAATCATTTTATAAACCTCATCCCAATTTGCGCCACCACGACAGCATCCAATTTTATATGGCATTGCAATTTTATTTCCATAATGCCCATTCTTTAGAAATGTCAAAGTCCTCAATGATTGCATGCATTTTCTTAATGCATTAATATTTGTGTACTGTTTACCATCATATCCATAATTGTTTTGGGCGAACATGTTACATATAAATTGTTCGCTCTGAGGGATTATAATGCTACCAGTGTTATAACCATTCCATCTGCTATTAATAGGAACAACTTGAATTTTTCCAATCATTTCTTCTGAACATACTTTTATGTACTCATTATATACATTTGGATATTTCTTCTTAATCTGAAGTGCAACTCCTGATCCCATTTTCTTTTGACAGTTTACCTGGTGCGCGATGATTCGAGCATCTGATTGAAACAAATCTCCATTGATAATTTTTATAGGCATTAAAATTCACCTCCATGTAGCCTGTCTCTGATTTCTTTTAACGATTGTTCTTTTAACAACTCTCCGTCTTTAAATACCGGAATTAACATATTTCCGTGTTTCCCAGAGTTAACAGCCTGTTCCCATGTAAGCTCGTCCTCATAATAAATGCTTCCATCGCATCGGGTATATACTCTACAACATCCTTTCTGGGATTTCTTAAATCCTCCATCTTTTGGATTTTTAAAAATTGGGAATGGCTTGCCGTCAATTTCACAATATGTTGCTTTAATACATGAACTGAAAGTATCTCTTGTAAATGGTTTTAAAAATCCGTCTTCTTCAATACACTGAAACGAAAACGAACCAACCCCCAATGCCACATTAGAGCATGAAAATCCGTTTTCCATAAGAATTTTGTAAATTTCTTCGCACCTCTGTACTGTAATTGAATCGCCGTAAATTGCTTTTACATGAGGATCTAATACTTTGTAGCCTTTGCTATTGATTGTTCCTCCGAATTCATCCCATAATTTAAATACCGTTTTTGTTACAACTTCTACGCAATCTCCAGAATCTCCGCGCATTAACATACAGCCATTATGATTCATAATCTCAGTTTTTAATTGTGGAAGAATATTATTGATAACATTCCAATAATCATATGAATCAAGAACAGCAGAGAAACTTGTGTTTGGATAAATTTCTGTAAGTAATCTTCTAAGTAATGTAATTTCATCTCCATCAATTGCATAATTACTACACATAACCGAATGTTCTGTACTCGGACTTCCATATGCCACATCTTCTTTTGTACAATCACAAAAATAATTCTTCTCAAGATAAGGAATAGTTGGAACGGTCGCTGTATTTAAAAATGATAAGCACCACCCAGCTCCTGCTTTTACCGCTGATTCTAAACACTCTTCTCCTCTGAAATCAAATGCACCAAGAGCTTTCGATTTTGGAATACCATCATCACATGTTAAATCGTAATAATAATTAACAATGTCACGATATGTCTTTCCAACTGTCGCAGCTAACATTGGATGCCACATTTCTGCTGAAACTAGACTTTCGAGTGCCTGTGGAAGCCATGCAAAATCTTTATGTGTATTAGTAATACCAAACATCGGAACATGCATCGGAACAATTGTACCTTCTGGTAATGCTACAATTTCAATTGGTAAATATCCTAATTTATGTAGGTTCTCAATTTTGTCAATTTTATATGTATCTTTTCCAAGTGATGCATCCATGATTCTTTTATATTCATAAATAATTTCTTCAAAAGGCTTGTCAAAGAATTCTTCATTAAAATAATCAATCAGATATGTTTTAATGAACCCCTGCAATCCAAACATTACTACCTTGCCCCACCGCTTTACACGACTCATTCTAGGTGTAAAATAAGAAACTGATTTTGTAATATTTTTAGGTAACATTTCAGCATGAACTGCTTTATAAAAATCAATTAATAACATAGGATTCGTTTTACTCTTCATACTCAAATACCTCTACTTTCTCATGTTCTTTAGTAAAAATACTATTTGTTGTGAACACTCTGTCGATTAATCCACTACTTAATAATTCTCCTTCGAGGATTGTATTTTCACAATGAGACACATATAGATAAATCTCCTTTGCTCCCAATTCTTTTAACTTAATAGCTGAATGATAAAATGTTCCACCACGACTTGAAATATCGTCTACAATTAAAATCTTTCTTCCTTTGATTAAGTCTGTCATACCTGAAACGTCTAATCCTTTAATTTCACCTGTTTTCCAATCACGTTTTTTAATACCAAAAGCATAAGGAAGATCAAACATTGTAGAATAACGTTTCATAGCTCCTTCGTCCGGGTAGAACATTGTGAGATTATTTGTACCGCCGATGTATTTGCTTTCAATTGCTTCCCACACATACCTGTCCGGGTGCTTAATTACGATTTTATCAATAAGAGCTTCGCTTACAGATGAATGCGGATCTAATACTGTTACAGAATCAAAATTCAGCCAATTGATAACTTCTGCAAAATATTTTAATGTAAATACATCCTCTGTTGTTTTAACACGATCTTGACGACTGTTTGGAATATAAGGCATATTCAAGTACAAATTTGTAATACCATGAGAATTAAGATGTTTGACAATATAAATCAATGTCACCAATTCATCATTATTTTCAAACAACCATGTAATAGTTGCTTCTCTATAATTTTTAAAATCATAAGAAACATCCTCTTTAAGCAAGAGAGTCCCATCTGGGAATTTCTTTGTATTTACTACTTCTCCATTAATTTTGATCATAAGTTTTCTCTCCAATCACATTAATTTGACAAGATTTCATCACTTCTAATGCAGCTTTGTGTTTTTCAGGAGTGACACCTGCACAACATGACGCATCAACTGTGATTTTAGTTTCTGGAAATAAAGCCTTGATTAATAACGCATTTGATACCACACAAATATCAGTACATACTCCAATTAATTCTACTTCATCAAAATTAGACCTTCCTAACGTCTCTTTCCATTGATCCCAACCAAATGTATTTTTATCTACATAATGGCAATTAGGAGTTTCTAGCCCTTCTAAAACATTCCACCCCGTCGTGCCATGAATACAATGTTCAACTGGTAAATTTTTTCCTTCTTGAGTGTCTAAATAATTAGAATAATGAGTATCTCTTGTAAAAATAATTTCTTCGCCATTATTAAAATACTTTTCAATTTTTTTCTTTACACTCGGAACAATTTCTCTGGCTTCTTTTGTTCCGAGACTTCCTGTAACAAAATCATTTTGCATATCTACTACAACTAAAACTTTCATATGTTATTTCTCCTTTAAAATTCTTCTTTCATAACATTTACCTCACATCCCCTGTTGATATGAACTAAGATATATGTTATAATCATTTATGTAATCAAAAATAATGGTATCTAGGAAGCACCTTTATTTTTGTTCTGCACAGGCTATTGTCTGTGCTTTTTATATGTTTCCGGAAGTGGCCGCCATGCTACAACATTACTGAGATAAACATCATCAGATTCACATCCATACCATTCCATTTCTTCTGAATAATATACATAGCCAATCATCATTTCATTGTATACGTTTTGTGCAATCACTTCTTTTTCCGGCAACTTCTCTTCTACCGGAATCCAGTCGTTATCTTTCTTTCCGTCCTCAAATCCTTTTTGATACCACTTTCTCCTGCTGCATCCTTCACAGTTTGGGATTTCATCCATGTGAGAGCGGATGATTTCCAGAACATCCTCAACTGCAATTAATGGTTTTGTATATGATGAAAATTGGATATTACCACGCTCTTCTATCTCTTTCAAGATCTTCTCTAGTACGTTCATTCTTCCACCTCCAACAAATCTATCTTCTGTATTCTATAAATTTATCTGTTCCCGGAAATTTCACACGAATTTTATAAGGCTCTCCACTAGGTTGCATAGAAATAGGTTTATACACACCAGTAACAAGCGTTGCTTTCTCTAACATCTTATGCCCTTTTTCGCATTGTTTAGCCTTTTCTTTATCGGTATAATCCGTATTGCAGATTTCACAAGTATATAATTTCTTTTCTTTCACTCTCCTATTCCATGCTTCTAAAAATTCCGCATAATCATGTGTTCCTGTCGAAAATTCTAATCCACATTCACAATGTATGTATATAGGGTCGCCCCCGCTATCTGGGTCATAAAATGTTGGATGCCAATCTCTCTCAGGCAGATATAAGTCTTTTTGTTCATCAATTTCATGTCCACAAAACGGGCATTTCTTTAGTTCTTGCATTTATACCCACTCCTTCATTCTCTTAAATAACACCTGCAATAAAATTCTTATTACAGATAAGGATGTTAGAATCAAAAAACTTTTCATTGATAAAACAAGTATTTTATAAAATACATTTTCGTTTCCAAATCCCAAAAAAAATATTCCTATAAAAACAATTATTCCACTTATAATACATACGTTTATTAAATCTTTTTCAAGCTTATCTAATAGTTTCATTTTCTACCTTTCCCAGCCCCCACGAGTCAACTCGAAAGAAAACTCGCAGGGAACTTGAATATATTATTCAGACCAATCAAGCACTTGCGTACATACGTGACAGTTTTTATTTCTACAAGACTCCACAACACGTCCACAACTAGGACAGAATGCTTTGAAGCACATTAAATCCTCTTTCTCGCATTTGGATAGATAATTCCTTAAAATCTTCTATCGCTTCTCTAACTTTCTTCTCGTCCATTTTCCATCACCAAAATTCCTTCATCAATCAAATAGTTTACTGTTCTCAACAACGCTTCCTGGGTTTTTAAATCATTTTCATATTCGATATCTTCATATCTGAAAAATTTATCAAATTTATAAGAACACATTCCCCCATAGCAACTACAGCGAACATGAACTCTTCTGTTATAATATGGTTTATCATAAATGCCAATCCAAATATCGTTATCTGTTCCATATTTTACATCATCATCTGTCCCGATAATTCTATTAATACACCATGCATTTATTACATTATTCCTCCAAAATAGTGGTTCTTTAATTTTAGATTCATCACCAACTTTGAGTTTATTAATCTTTTTCATTGTGAGATTATATTTATTTTTTACTTTTGGACTTCTCATTTTTTACCACCTTCATACAATCTTTCGTATTTTCCAAAAACGCAAAACTATGTGAGAACTCAGGGTATTTAATATGTTTCTTATTTCTAAAACACTTCATATTATTGCAATCTGACATGCAAAAAGTTATATCTTCACTAGCCATAATTAATTACCTCCATAAAATTACTCATTTCTATTTACCGGTTTCCCACTTAACAAATTTCCATCCTTATCTCCGTCGTATTTCCACATCAAATAACTACACCAATTATCATTATCGAAGTCACTCATGTTGAAAAACGGATCTGGATTATCTATAACATATTGCTTGTCAAATCCTTTGATTTTCACATTCACATCATTTACAAAGACTCTTTTTGATAGTCTACAAAACCACTTCATAAATTCTTAAAATGTATCTTCAAATTCTCTGTCACGTAATGCAGCATCAACAACAAGAATATAATCATCTTGTGTATGTAACCAACCGCGCTTATAGCTTCTTCTTCCTCTTGAATCTCTTAAATTATTTGTTCTCTCGAAAAATTCATCACTACCGCTTGAACTATTATGTCCTCTTTTTTGAATCACATATACTTCCATATCTCTTTCTGATCCAGTTACAACCGGAAGATGATCAAGAACAGTCTCAAGAATATATCTTTTCTCGTGTTGTGTCCTTCCTGGAGGAGAAGCTACAATTGTTCCATGTACATAAGTCCAGCTACTCATTTTTTACACCTCTTTCATTTATATATTTTTGGATTGTAGATAAAGGATTCGAACCTTTTCTTATGTGTCACGCTACATCGTGCTACCATTTACACTAATCTACAACTTTTAGTGAAAATGATTATATTGTTTGATATTCTATTTCTTCATATCTTTTTTTCTAAAAGGAAGCCCATATCCTCTACACCACTTTTTTACTGCATTATCGGTAACACCATACATTTCACCGATTTTAGTGAAGGGAATGTTATATATATTTTTTTCTAATTCTTCTTTAGAAGGAATATTTTTTCTCGTTTCTTTATTTCTGCATTCTATACACATTTTTGCTTTATAGGTTTTTAATCTTTTTTTACAGATAGGGCATATGTCATACCCGCTTGGAATTATTGTTATACTCCCCACATCTTCGATATTATTATCTATATCTTCCTTTGTTCTATTGTTATAAAAATATCTAAACCTTTTTTGTTTTGACTTATAAGCGCCATCTTCTTGTTTTATTATTTTACAGCCACCATGACAAGCAATATGATCATTATTGGTGGAAAATACCATTAAATTATCTTCTGAATTATTTGTTCTATTTCCGTCTATGTGATGTACACATTCACCATCTTTGAGTTCTCTTCCTAACATTTTTTCTGCTACTAAAATATGTTCATATACGCTCCCGTTATCCTTAAACGCCCTTTTGTGTTCCGGCATGTAAACAGCAATATATCCACATAGATATGTTTTCCCAGAATTTTTAAACCCTTTAACTGGAACAATATTTTCTCTTCTGTTATTTGAATTGTTGTTATCAATATGTTTATAAGCACCATTTCCAAACAAAAGTTTTTGCATTGAAATATTCTTGCCATCAATTTTTGTTATAACATTTTTGGAACTATCTAATACCCAATAATATTTAGACACTAATTCATAATCTTCCTTATCAAAATAAAATTCATTATATCGCTTTGTAATTCCTTTATAATATTCTCCGCAATCCACATATGTATTATGTTTTTCTCCTATAAAAGCACCCTCTCCCATGTTGCAAATTTATTTAATACCATTGCGCCAATGATCCTTATTTGTGCTACCGTAGCAGCACATTTATTTAATTGAAACTTCTGTAAAAGCCACCTGTTTTATCAATGCTTCTACAAACCATAGATTCAATTTCTCGTTTCATTTCTTCTCCACATTCCGGACACATATGTCCTTCTCCAACGTATTCCTTCATAGACATGGTAATAATTTCTTTGTGTTCGCACTTAGGACAATAAAATGGATAATTCATACTGTTTATTTCTCCTTTTCACTCTCAAATTCTTTTAATTGTTTAAAAAGATTATCTAAATCTTTATGACCATCTAATATATCATCAATTTTCTTTTCGATTCTGTATTTAATTTTTTCAATATTCTTGGCACGTTCTTCCTCTATTCTGTTCATATAAGCATCCATATTTGCAACACCAACCACCTGCGCCGTAGGGTTTTTACCGTATTCTTTCAACGATAAAATCTCTTTTACTTTTCCCAATACTCGTCTATCTTTACTTCTTGCATTAACAACTACAAGTGTATTTTCTAGGTTTTCTGTTCTAAGTAATTCATATTCTTCCTTATATAATGCAAAACCATAATCTTTCTTGTTGCAATCTTCTAATAAGTTTACAATTGCAACTAAATCATATCCTGTCATTGTTTATTTCTCCTTTTAATTTAATAATTCTTTGTCAATAATCTGGAAATTAGCTCTATGTATATATAATGCTCTTCCATCAATTATAAGTTTTGTCATCTTTGGTAAATCATCCGGAATTTCCCAATATACTTCTTCTCCTGAGTATGCTGTAATAGGTTGTCCGAGCTGCGACTTAATAACGACCACTCGCGACTTTCCAAACATATTCTTATATTTATTTACAAATTCAGCTACGATTGTATTATCAGACAATGATCCATTTGTCATACTTTTAATTCTCTCTTCGGTAAAATCAACTTCGCTATTTAGTCCATCCTGTACAAAAATACATGTATCTCCACAACTTTCAATTTCCTTACCGTCAATTGTAATTGTTATAACAGACGATAAATCATAATTTGTAGTTTCTGATCCATCTTCATTGTAGCTTTTTGATTTAATTTTATTACCGGATATATTAATCTTGTCTCCTGATGTTTCCATCACCTTTGCGCCATAATTATCATATGTATTAACGTGATAACTATTTCCAACCAATGCACCTTTAATATTGTTGATCTCAGATTGCAACATAGAGCAACCTGTGCTTGCACATAGAACTCCAACTAAAAATAACATTACAAAGTTTTTCTTAATTTTTTTCATGATTCATTTCTCCTTTTAATTTTTATTACTTATACACAAAACTCTCTATATGTGTTTAGTTATAAATTACAACAACACACAAATTCTTATTTTTGTAAAAATTCTGAAACCTTTTTTTGAAGGAGTCCAATTATCAGCTTCCATTTCTCGCAGTTCTTCCATTGAAAATATTTCAATCCTCATATTCATATAAATTACATCAAAAGTATTGAGACATACTTTAACGGATGAATTAATTTCAATCCTCATATTCATATAAATTACATCGGCAAAAATACACAAATATGACGCATCTCTTTTATGTAACTTACATAATTTTAAGGTTATAAAAGCAATATCTGTTTTCGTATATATAAATAAATAATTACTACTCACTGATTTCTTTTATCTACTTTGGTGCGAATGAACCGTATAATTTATGTTCATTTACTATTCGCACTCGGCGGCGTTGAACCTGCAACCGTTAAATATATGTATTTAAGCTATCTGCTTCTTATATTCTTTCTCTTTAGCCATGTTTAAGATATTGATTGCTGCATTAACATCTCTATCATGAATTGCCCCACATTCGGGACAAACCCAACCTCTAATTTTTGTGTCCTTTGTTTTTACATTTACAAAACCACACTTACTACATGTCTGTGTAGATCTTTGATATTGCCCAATCGCAACAACCGGAATACCATATTCTTCACCTTTTCTTTTCAATAAAGTAAGAATTTCTCCCATTGCTGCATCAGATAAATTATCATTTCTCACTCTTGTTTTTCTTGACATACATATCCTTTACCGACAATGTTTCTATTCCAATAAAGTTCGATCTTCTTATAACTTCCAATACCATATTCTCCATATGATACTTTCTTTGCCGGGTTACCTTTCTTTCTAATTTTGCTTTCTTAATTTTTGTTTCTATGTATCTTTTAGACGGCTCTAAATTAATATCCTCTTTTCTTAATTCTCTCAATTTTTCTCGAAATTCTATATTGCTATACCCTTGCCGTCTGGATAACTGTCTATTTAAAATTTCTCGATGTTGTCGAACACTTCCATCTTTACCATTTTTAAATCTAGGATTATCATATTTTCTACCATCTGATAAAGTCATTAACGTTGAAATACCAACATCAATTCCTATTTCTTTTTTCTCTTCTTCAACTTTTACGATTTTATAAACATCCTTTAAACACAACTGTAAAAAATAATCTCCGCAATTATCCTTTTTAACAGTTGTTAATACTTGTTGTGTTTTATGTAAATTTGCATATTCTTCAAAATCCATTCCGCATAAACAATCAAATCTGATATTTTTTAAGTATCCTTTAATTCCTCTGATTTTTACCTTGCCAATTTTAGCTAAATTAAAATATGCTACGTTTTTATTCTCTTCACTGAAACTCATTTTACTCATGGTTTCTTGATATGTATAACTAGTTCTTGGATGTTTCTTTGAATAATACGGAGGTTTACTATTTTCAATCGGTCTTTTAACACCTTTTCCATTTGTTTTCTTATTAGCATTTTCTCCACTTACCTGAGCATCTAATCTTTTAGATAGATCCGATAAGAAAACACCATTCTTACCCGACAAAGCACCCGCCGGGATCAATTTAATATCTTCATTTCTACTTCTTAGTACATCAAGATATTGTTTCTTTGCCATGGAATTAACATCCGGAAAATGTACGGTTTGCCCTTCGTTATTTTGGTCTGGTTTTTCAATTGTGTTAATTTTATTTTCAAACATATCGTAAACAGCCATATTACAAGCCTTATGTAAAGCCAAAATAATTCTATCTATTAATTCACTCTGCTCTTTATTCGGATACATTCTAAAATTGAAAGTATATACCGGTATTTTTATGACTTTTTCAACTAACATTTAACCAGACCTCCATTTCTATTTGTGTTAATTTTAATTTTGTTGTATACTACTTTTATGATAACCGTCACTTATATAGAAAAATCACTCTAATTAAAATTCATGCGATATATTTTCGTCTGCATGAAACCAGGAGGTGATTTTATGCTGAATCATAATATGGTTCATGTCGATGCTTATTGGCGGTTCCGGATGCAAAAGTGGGAATACGTCCATGAGCATTATCGCCATTATCCTAAGAGATAATTGACGAAGTGGCGGTTGTCGCATTACAATTCATTTCTTGTAATGATTGTCCGTGAAGGACTTCCATCTCAGGAATTTTTACACACAACATATAGTATTTGCATTCATTAAAAGCCACTATATATTGTGTTTATTTCCGAATGAAATCGACATTTTAACCCAACTACAAAAACGTTATCGACAAGATGCACAGATTTAAGATTCCGTGATAAAAAACGGACGAACCCCACGACCACGCCAGCGGCAAGAGTCGTAACCCATGTCCCCATCACTGTAGACAAACTGAACACAGGAAGAATCTTTTTTCAACGGTGTCTGATTTGGTGTTGATAACCAATATATACAATCGATCAGCGGCAATCTATTCCCGCATTTCCTAAATAAATCAAAGTTTAGAATAGATAATACATCATCTTTAACAACGCCATAATCATCAAATCCATCCATACTAAGTAAGTTGTTTTCAAATGGAACAATCTTTTTCTTGTACTTACTTTCAATATCTTTTGCAAGTTTGCACTCCTTAAGATACCTTCTTATAGCAGATTCTGTGTAGTTATTATTACTACCAAAACTCATATGCGTAATAACTCCATACATAAAGTGGTACACCTTTCCATCCATTTGAATGTTTGTCCAATAATATCCAAATTCCTCCGTAAAGTTTTTATCCATAAAACCCTTAACATTATCTCTAAATTCCTGTTCATATCTTCCCGGATCGTTACTATACCAATCTGGGACAAAATCTTGGTCAACTCTGTACTCCCATTTAGAGATATCTGAAGTGATAATATATTTTTCTGGCGGTATTAATTCTGCTCTCACAAATTTCTTTGAAGCATTAAATTCATTATCTTCTACCTCTAAACTTTCAAGTAAATTTGAATGACTTTCATTTCCTAAAGGTGCTAACACTACCCTGTTTTTAAAAATAATTCCACTTTTAAATTCACACATAATTTATTTCTCCTTTATTTATTTCTCTTCTTTCATATGTACCTGCACATCAATTTCTTCACCATTTCTACCGTCATTAATCATTTCAATTTCACCTTTGTACTCAAAAATACATCGCCCATTTTTTGTCACGAGTATTCTACCTTCTGTACACGGTTCCGGCATTTCGACAATAATTGGTTTTGGATCAATATACTCTTTCTTCTCGTCTCCACATGATGCCAATACACATATAGAAACAGCTCCACCGATTAATAAAGCACCTTCAATTCCAATACCATGTTTTTCTCTTTTATACTTATGTTCTTTCTTACTCACACATATCACCTCCTAACTTGCCAGTTGGTATTTATTTCTGATGAATTCATTAAGATCATTAATCATATATGTATAATTCTTTTTTTGATTTTCAATATATGTAGAATTTCTATCAAAGAAGCTCACCATCCACGCAGGAACTTCTTCATCAAGCTCATTTTCAACACTATATGCAATTGCAGCAAGTAATGATTTCATGTTACCTTCATCAAGAAGTTTTGATGAGTTATCTACTTCCACAGACCAATCTTCAAGCAACGATTTGTAAAATTCAATATCATCTTCGATAACATCTTCTTTCACATTCTCTTTAATAAAATTAATGATATTTTGATTTGGATCATACTCATCCAACACATCAAATATTTTTTCATTTGTATTATGTAAAAACTCATCCATAAGAGAAACTAATATGTCTATTTTTTCTTTTAACGTTGCCTTGTCTTTAGTATTTCGATGCTCATTTAATTCATCAAAAGAAATGCTGTTTATCTTTTTTGAATGCAATACTTTTTTAAACTCCTTAATAAACTCTAAAAAATCACTATCATCTAATCCATATTCCGTAAACTTTTTAAATACAGAAACCCAAACGGCTACATTTTTAGGAACAAACACATCCGTAAAATTATCTTTGCAAATATTTTCAATCCTACTTAAATACTGGTCAATTGCTTCAAAATGTTCTTCTGTTGCCTTTTCATTTAAAAATTTACTCATGTCTTTTGCAGCTTTTTTCCAGTTGTTAAAGAAAAATGTTGTCATTACAGATTCACATACCAACCGCTCATAAGTTCCTTTAGATCGCTCGCTGCCAGAGCAGCTTATACAATTTTTAAAGAATTTATTCTCAGAAATAGTCCTGATTTTCCGTGCATATAAATCAATATAAGTAAATGCCTTCTGAGACTGATTCATCCCTCTATGGTTATTATACCTTCTTACTAGGCGACTAATTTGTGCCATCGTACAATGCTGGTGTATAGTAATATCAATTTGGTAATCATCAAACATTTTCTTTAGTTCAGGTGGCAACATCTCGTATGTTTTCCTTCTTAGGTCGTATTCAATTGACTCCCAAATAACCTTTCCATTTTCATCTTTACAAATATTATTATTTTCATCCTTCATTTTTCTTTGATATTGAATAAAAGGTTCTTCCAAAGAAGGTGTTATTTTATAATTTCCATATCTAAATTTAATCAGAGCAGAACTTCTTTGCATTCCATCTACAATATATTGCTGAACGACATCTTCTTCTAAATCTTCTTCGCCTAAGATAATTGGCGGAATATAATCATCTGTTAGCACAGTTTTAATGAGTTCATTCACCATCACATTTTCCCAGCAAAACATCCTTTGTACGTCTTGATTATCGCTAATATCCTCTTCTACGATTTTTTCTAAATATGATTCTAAAGACAACGTTCTCTTTCTGATTTTCTTTGCCATGATTACATTCCTCCATTTAATTATTCTCGTAATAATACTTTTACATTTTCATATAGTTTCATCGTGTCTAAAATTTTATCTTTGTACTCTTCCCTAGAAATATGTAATTCTGATAAGATTTCATTTTCTGTATATCCGGCACACATAAGATCTACAACCAATTGTTGACTATAAGATAATTTACTTTTATAAAGTTCTACTCTATCTGTGGTTGGATATAATTTATTCATTATTTCTCTCTCTAAATTATAATTAGAGGAAATAATCTCTTCCAAAATACAATCCTCTTCCGGATCAACTTTCATATGTATAGAAACATTCGGAATAATCGTAGGGTTTCCCTTTTCATCTTTTATGATATTCCCAATAAAATCTCTTTCCAAATTACATCTCTTAAATCGAAAATTATCTCTAAACCATGTTCCAGTTCTCCGTCTTAGATTCCCATAAAAATAAGTATTAAACTTACATTCTTTGGAATCATCATAGGAATTAATACTCTCAAGAAAAATATCAACAGCACGATCATAAAAGCTCTCCCAATGTTCTTTTGGAATATTTCTAGCTTTTAAAATCTTGTCACAAATCTTTCGAAGTTTTCTCATATTGTTACCACAGTATTCATTTGCGATTTGATTCTTCCACTCCTCTTTATCCATTCCTCATTACCTCTTTTCTTAATCTTCTATTCCATCAAACGGATTATCTTCTTCTATGATTCTCATAGTAAAATGTCTCGTACTTAACATCTCAAAAGTTTTTTCAATATTTTTTAAATTAATTGATCCTTTTGTGTTTGTTATAACGGACTGAACTACAAGAAGCTCATCTTTTATTTTTCTACGTTTCTGCAAAACTTCTTTGACCTTTTTATATTCTTTATAGCCATCAGATCCACTCTTCCACTTTTCAAGTTCTATTTCGTGCATAGCGTTAGACAATTCCTTGTCCACATTAGATAATTTTTTATGTAATTCACTTCTTCTTTTCCTGGCTTCACTAAATAGAACATCACATGATTTTGATAATTCCATCCATTTGACTACCTCTTTGCACGGTTCATAATCTTCACCATATAATACTGTTTTTTCACCTTTACAATCATCAGCTTTGTGATTGTTACATTCATTTTTTGTATCTTTTTTTACTTCCTCCCGGAGAAACACATCTAATTTTAAAATGGAAGTTTTTTAGGACGCTTGGAAGGTTGTTTAATATATTTTCTGCCTTCTCTTTGCTAAAAGAATGTGCTTCTTTTTTACCACATGTGACAGGTCTTCCTTTTTCGTCTAAACATATGGAGATTTTGCCATTTGTAATTATGTATTCCACTCTTTCACCACCTTTAACATAATTCTAAAAGCAATATTCCCTCATTTTTATTCTTTTCACATAAAAAAGAGTGCAAAAATAACACCTTTCGACTAAACGTCAAAAGAATAAAATATTAACTTTTCCTTATTTAATTGTAAAATTTGGAAATTAATGGCAGAAATGCTTGACACTAAAAATTAAATATGTAAGAATACAAGTGTATAGCATTTATGCTATCGTTGTCTTAAGAGGATTTACTTAGGAGGTGCGCCAACACCTATGATCAAGTAGATCCTCTTTTTTACTGGTAAATTTTACAATATGAATAATATCACAAACATATGTTCTTGTCAACCTATTTCAGAACAGATGTTCGATTTTCATTCTTGTTGTGGAAATAAAAGATTATTTACAATGTTGGGGTCTTTTATCTTCTTGCCGACTTCCAACGACAACACACCAAAATAACTATTATCTTGATATAATATTTTATTTGCTAAATCAATTAATTTCTCACTTTTTTCTTTAGAAATACGCCTACTCTCATGCACAAAACATGTCCTCTTTATAGAATCCCATATTACATATTCACCAGGTGATTCGTCTATCCTACGTTTAGCTTCTTCTTTTGTAATGATCTCAGATGTTGTCACTATCATGCTAATACTTCCTCCCAATTTATTTCTTCACCATAAAAAAATGAGTTATAACATACCTTATTTATCATGTTTTTATGATTTTGATTTGTAACCCTACCAAGTTTACGTAAAACTTCCTCTTTACATATAGTCATTGGCTGCTCTCCCAAAACCATTGAGTATTTGGACAAACCATTTTCAGACTCAGCCTCAATACATCCGTGTACCGGCATATACAATTTTTTGATAACATGAGTTAAAGGCATTATAGTAATTATACTAGCATGTTTTGTGCCAGATTCATTGCTCACAATAACATATGGTCTTTTCTTACCTTGAACAGAACCAGATGCTGTTTTTATTTCAGCTTCTATAATATCATATCTATGCAATTCCATATGTACTTTCTCCTTTCTCAATTATGTAAACTATAAATACCTTCCTTTGATGTTCCTTATTATATACTCTTTACAGTATATTGTCAAGAGTATATTCTATAAAATATATTTATTTTCTCAAGAATATATGCTAAACTATATATTGTAAACGATATACAATAAAGAGGATGTGGATATATGCACTTAGATATTAAGGATCTTGTGGACAAGAAATTCCAAAATAAAAATCAGTTTGCAAAAGCAATTGGTGTTGGTTATCCTGCTGCATGCAAGCTCTATAACGGAGATACAAGTAAAATAAATTTTGATACACTAGAAAAAATATGTATTACACTAGAATGTACTCCGTCTGACTTATTCAGATCTGATGATGACACATTTAACAGGTTGCTTCAGTATAGTTGCAATCTTGGTCATATCAAAAAAGACGATACCAATTAAGTATCGTCTTACATATTATATATTCACTAATAATCTTTGACTTGCATCGACTGTTTTGCTCTTCTTGCAGCAATATCCCAACTCACTTCTACACCTGTGTCTATGCAATACCATAAATTATTTTTCTTATCTTCTTCTAACACAGTCCAGCACCACAATTTTGATTTGTCTGGATGTGGGCTAAGAATTATCCTTCTTTTGTTATTCATCTAAACCACTCTCGTTCCATTGTTTATATTCACCTAGTCTCCGTATATAATTATCAAATTCAGGAACAGTAAAATCCAATTCTGAATGCCTTATTGGGAATATAATGCCTTTGTTAATTAACTGCGCTCTTGTAGGTGAAATTGTTTTTACTTTTTTTCCCAAGTTTTTTGCTACATTTGAAATTGTACATGGAAGTTCACCACATTTTACCATTGCAAATATAAATCTTTTTTCTCCATCAGAACATCTTTCGTATCTAACTTTAAAAAATCCAACGTCCAATATTTTTAAAAAATCATTCATGCAATTTTCAATATGTGATTTTTGAATCGTTTTTTCATTTGTATTATTATATACAACCTGACAAAGCTGCTGTATAAAAAACGGGTATCCTTTTGTTACATCAACAATCTTGTCAATCGCATCTTTAGAATATTCAACAGAAAATTTTTTCGCTGGTTCTTCAATCGCCTTACATGACTGTTCATATGTTAATGAACCTATTTCTTTATATACAAATAGTCTTTCCGAATATGATTTTTCTTCAGATAACATTTTGTATATTTTAGGTAAACCTGCACCAACAATCATTACTGGATAACCAAGTTGATTTGTACGATGCAACGCTGCAATCAGCGATCCTAATTCTTTCTGTTTCATGTATTGAATCTCATCAATAAAAAAACATATAGGTATTTCTGTTTTATATGCTATTTCTCCGATATTTACAAACACTTCTGTCAAACTTTGTGTCAAACTATTTGATTTATACAGTTCTTTTTCTTGTAATGATAATGAAAATGTATTATCGTTTGCATCAAACGATACAACTAAAGATTTTATCGCATCTAATGGCTTTTGTATAAGATGCTTAAATTTTTCTTTTGCACTAACTTTTCTCAGAAATGCTTGTGAACAAGTAGCTATTTGAGAAATAAAATCATTTCTCTCTTCAACCTCAATATGTCTGCAAAATATATCTTTTTCTTCCGCAATACCTTGTAACTTATTAATAAGAACAGTTTTCCCAACTCCACGCAAACCGCTAAAAACAATAGATGGCGTTGGTATATTCATAGATAATGCATTAAACATTTCTTCTACACTCTCTATGTCTTCATCTCTTCCAGCAATATACATTGGCATCAATCCAGCTCCAGGTCTATATGGATTTATTTTGAACATAAAATCACCTCCCACCATATTATCACATGTATTTACGTCATAGTCAATATGATTACGTTAAATTACGTTCTCAAAAATGCTAGACTTTGTGCCGCAAAAATGAAAGTTAAATTTTATTCTCTCATTTTACCCCTTAAAGCACTTAAAAGATTAGGTGCAACCGGTATCAAATGTGGATTATCAATTCTGTTTCTTATTCCTTGAATACTATCGTACCAATAATCACATTCAAGATATGTCATATATCTACCATCTATGCAATAAATTCTAGTCCCTTTATATTCTTCTACAAAATATTGTTCCTCATTCTTTCGCTTACATTCTTCAGAACACACTGGTTTATTTACCTTGCGATTTACAGTTCTGATATTACCATCTGCGTCTCTAAAATTGAACTCGCCAAATAATGTTGTTCTCGGAGACATTGCAAACTCTTTAATTCCAAAATGTTCAGGTTACTTACCACAAATAAGACATTCCCATTTATACATTGTATCACTCCAATCTCGCAATCTCTACACATTACTAATAAGTATTCCTCTTTCGTATTCTTTACAAGAATCATCTTTAGGAATGTTTGCTCCTACTATTTCATTTACATCATATACATTACGGTTTCCTATACACTCAAAAATTACTCTTTGAGATTTGTCTTCTATTTGATTCAATTCATTTATCAATTCCTGAACTGTCATATTATCACTCCAATCCCAAAATCTCTTTACTATCCATCTGTTCCAGTTTACTAATCTTCTGACTTCTTACATATTCAGCAACGAAATCAAGAATATCTTCGCCTAAAACACTCAACTCCAACTCATAATCTTTATGTTGAATAATAATATTTCCAGACATATCACTGTTGTAGTGTATTCTTGTTTTCTTTCCGTTGAATGTATGCATATTCATTCCTCCATTTTCCTGTTAAAACTTAGATTTCATGAATCATATTTTCCAATTCTTTCAAACAACTTTTACACAAACTTATGGAGCAATTATTTCCATGTTCATCTTCAAACGAGATTTTATACACGTCTCTTTCTTTTACACACGAAGCGCAAGTTCCAAACCTGTTTGCACCTTCTAATTTACTTCTATGAATAATATTAATCATATTCTACCATACTCCTTCTTATTAAATAATTACTATAATTTAACCGGATTTTCCAACGCTTCTCCTGGGTAATCAAGTTCTGACATAAAAACAACTCCTTTCATAAAATCTATATTCCTTTTATCCATCTTTCTGCAATAACTTCTAGTAGGTACTGCATCATCATAACATGCCATCCTGAATTTAATTTTTCATATAATTCATCTCTAATTTTTCCAAGTTCATTATCTGGAATTACTCCTGTTTTCTGAAATTCCTTATACTGTTCATATAGAACTTTTAGTTCTTCATCTGTTTTATTTTTAAATGGATTTTTCATCTAATATTTCCTCCGCACTTCTTTCTTCGTATTCCGACCATCTAATGTCATTTGTATATGAATCAGATTCTATATAGTCATTATATAAATCAATTTTCAATTCAGAAATAGCTTCTATAATAGACTCCTGACAAGACATAAATTCGAACTTTTCTGGATTATCATTTATATAATTTCTTATCATCTGTTCATTTTCATCAGATATCTTACAAGTGCATACTTGCACACAATCAACTTCTATTTCAAACATAATTTATACCTCAAAACCTATCCTTTACATTCGTTCTTAAATATATCTTCGTTTACAATTACCTCTTCGTATTGTAACCGAGATCCTTTCACCAAACATTCCAAAGAACAATACAATCCATAATATCCAGTTCTTTTATATGCTTTATCTCCATGCCTAATTTCCCCATCACACCACGCACATGCCATGCGTTTTTGATCTTCGTCCATATACGCTCCTCTGTTTCATTCTATTCTGATATCAATTACATTCCCTTGAATCTCATCATATAGTTGACTAGATATATCATATAAATCATCAAATACATAATCAAATAAATCACACTGAAATCCATCTTCTGTATCATTAATATAATATGTATTATCTAAATCTGTATCTATGGCAATTACAATACTGTCAAATCCTCTTTCTGTTGCATCTTGATATACAGACTTAATTTCTTCAATAAAAACATCTAAATCCATCTTTTTCACCTTTCTTTAAAATCACATATTAACCGGCAAATAATGTCCTTCAATATGATAATCGCAATTCTCCAAAATTAATGATGTATGTTCTTGTACCCAACTATTAAGCTCTTCTGGTGAATCAAAATTTATAGCTACATTAAGATCACAACATAATGGTAATTCACCATCAGGAGTTTCTTCAAATTCAACTATGTTATAGGGAAAGTCATTACTATTTAATACTATAAAATATTTCCACCTACGATCCATATATTCTCCTTTGCAATTAATCTTTTATTCTTTTCAAAATTTCTGTAACCTCTTTTACAGTTATATCATAGATCTTTGCAATCATTTTCTTATCTTTACACTTTTCAAACTCTTCTACAATATCTTTCTCTGTCCAGTTATATTCTACCGGAGTATTCATAAAATTTTCCATCACATTTTCTCCAAAATCCAATTTTCCAAGATGCTTTCCACAGAATCATATGGACAAAACAATTTCCCACTACGCACCATAATCACATCAACCTTTTTCTTATCTCTGTAGATTTTCGTAAGTTCTGTGCTTATCTCATATGTTTGTCCTGTACGAAACCCCATACTTCCGTCTCTTCCAATATATTTTCCTCTCAATTTTATTCCTCCATTGCATATTATTTTAACACATATTACAAATCAAGTACAGCATTTGCAATTGTAGACTCATCCATGTGTACATAATATCTAGCTGCGGTTTCAAGGTTTTTATGTCTTAATTGTCTCTGTACAATCATAATGTTGTTAGTTCTATTATATAAATCTGTTCCAACCCAGTGTCTAAGCATATGTGGATATATTCTCCCATCAGAATATCGTTCAAAAAAACTTGTTATTGCCCCTTTGCTCATTCTCTTGTTTTCGTTTGAAAGAAATAGTGCCTTATTAGTTATTTTTCGTTCTCTAATAAAAATATCTCTCATGGTCAAATATTCTTCAAGATACATTTTTGCACGTTTTGACATATATACTTTGTCATACATCTCTATATTTCCTTTTCCCAAAATCATCATGTATGGTCTATCTTCTTCATACAAGTGCAAATCTGAAATATCCATATTAATTAGTTCTTCTGATCGAATACCGCTTCCTTTTATTAATTGTACAATCGCAATATTTCTGATAACATTAAATTCATTTTTGTTTCCATCATTAACCCTTTTTAAGAATTCTTCCACTTCTTCATCTGTTGGAATTTCTACTTCTTTGAATTTTTTCTCTGACTTATACAAATTTTTAGGAATATACGCAATAACATTCTCATCTACACATTTGTTCTGTCTTAAATAATTCCAAAATGAACTAAATACATTTTTCTTAGTATTGATTGAGTCCAACGAATTAGCTCTGCCTGATATGCCATTCTTCAGCTCATTAAGATATTTGATTACATTATTGCTCGTGATTCCGTTCATATCCTCTTCTACTATATTAGAAATACTGTCCTTCTTGATACATCCATTTGAAAGCATCCAATTTAACATGTCTCTGATATAGATCCAGTTAATTTTTTTTGTGGCTGATGATTTATATCTGTCAAAAAAATCTGCGATAAAACCCGGAACATTTTTTAATTCCTCAGCTAATTTTTGTTCAATCTTTCTTTGCTTTTCAACTTTGTAACACATACCTATTATCTCCTCTATAATACACCAAATGCTTCTGCCAGATCTAATTTGTTACTCAAATACTCTAATGCATCCATTCTTTTTCCAAATTCTTCTGATTTTTCATTTTCAAAATGACTGATTTCCCATACCTCCCCATCGCCGGTTCTGTAATATTCTTGTCTTGTCGGTTTATTGTTCCTCGTCAAGTAAGTAAAAACACTTGGATAAATCAGTCTTTCATGTTCTCCAATGGTCAAATCTTCTCTTTTTATTTTTTTCATAACTATTACCCCCATTTCTGCATAAAAAATGACCAGGATATTATTCTCTGGTCTCTCAACTATAAACACTACAAAAGTCGCTATCAAAACGATAACGACTTCTAACTATTTACATCAAATATATATTTTTTAATTCACTCTCCGTAAAATACTTCCATATGCAACGATGATCTTCTTCTTTTATGGAAAATATATATGGAAATAAATCTCCAGTAAAAACAATTGGAACCAAGCCAAGTACAAACACCATATAATCTTTTCCATACTGGAATATTATATCTCCATCTTTATTCCTTATATTAGCAATACATTTAATCCATGTGTATTCTACATCTTGATCTGCTCGAATATTTACTTCCAACATACACATCCAATATAAACATTCTGCTTGAAAATCTTGCTTCTTGATATTGCCTGTGTATAAGATTATATCTTCAATTTGCTTGTTGTTGCATTTTTGAATTTCTTCTAAATTCATACGATGAAACTTCTCCATACGACCATCACCTCTTATCATGAGTATATCACACATCAAGAAATCATGGCAATTCGATTCATCACCGGGACAGCATTAAACAAATGACATTCTTTCAGATAATACTGTACGACACCTTTCTGAAACACATAGAAATTTCCTTTTCTTCCCACATAACTAACATAGTCCTTCATGTGACTTGTTACCTGAACAAAATACATGTTCCCAATAATAAAATTCTTCATATAAATTCCTTCTTTCTGATATATTTTCACCTATATATTCTCTCTTGTAATATAAAAGAGACTAAGCAAATTAATACTTAGTCTCCCAAAACACATTCATTATAAAATTATTTTTTGTATTTATTCAGATTTTTTCTAAAAACATAATCTGATCTTTGCTCCGGTGTAAGTGTGTTCTTGTAATGTTCCTCCGGTAAATTAGCTACCCAATTAAGTCCTTTGCAAAGTAAAAAAATTGCTGCAATAAATAAAGCTGCTCCCATGATATAATACCTCCTCTTTTTCTTTTCATATTATCATACTTCTACAATTTTCTCAATTAACTTTTCCATATACTACACCACTCCTCATTAAATGAAGAATGCCGTAATATGTCCTTCCCAACTCTTTTGCGACTTCTTTATAGGTTTTATCCGCTTTTAAAAGTAATTTAACTTTTCTCAAATCTTCATCTGTCCACTTTTCTCTTGTGTTACTATATTCATAAGACATTTTTTCTTGACGCACCCATTCAGGTTCTAATGCCAAGGTTCCACATTCATATTTAGACCAGTTTATTATATCTTTATGATTTTCCGTCCATTTCCAAAATTTCTTCAAGTCAATATCATAATGAATGACTCCATTCAGATCTATACTATCATGTGGCATATCAAATTTCTCAATCCATCTTAAAACCACAGATATATCAGTATTAAAGCATTTCGCTAACTGTTTTGCTGAAAATATGTCATAGAATTTGTTAAGTCCTAATTTCGCCGCCTTTTTCTTTACAGAACACACTGATCTCTTTAGTCGTTTTGCTGTAATTTCCACCGGTTGATATAAGTATCTTGATTCCATGTATTTCTCTTCTCGTTCTGTCCACTTTCTTCTATTTGTAGTAATACTTCCATTGGAATTTATGCCAATCCTACCTGCCTTTGCTTGAACAGATTCATAACTTCTTTTGAGTTTTTCTGCAATATCTTTTACAGGATATTGTCCATAATGTTCTTTTAAATACTCAACTTCCTTTTCTGTCCATTCTCTTCTCAAATTTTCACCACCTTACACAATCTCTCTAGGGATATAATCCGCAAGATAATCCTTCTGTCTATCGCCAAAACGAAGTTTCAAATCTCCAACGCAATGAAATTTAATATTATTTTCTTCAAGAAAACCTTCAAAAATATCTCCAATAGATTCGCAGACGTCTTCCCCCTCATTAAATTCTTTGGAAGCTCTCTTCGCAAACATTTCGACCTCTTGCTGTTTATCCAATGGAATCTGATATACTGAAGGTCTTACACCGTAGTATTCTTCATATTCACAACTGTACGTTCCATCATAGTCTAATACAAATAATGTCCAAATCATAATACATAACTCCTTCCTTTTGAAAAAAGATTCTGGATTTTTATTCTCCAGAATCTTCTTATTTATATGTAATATTTTATTGTTCTTTATATTCCCAATGTTTAATGTATTCCATTGCTTCATCAAAATACATCGGGTTCAAATCTTTATAACTACTACCGCAGTTATACAAAGACTTCATGCTATTCCAAAGGTTAACAAAATAACTCTTTGACTTCTTTTTGTATTCGATGGAATGCGCTCCATTCAATAGATAATTAATTCTGTCTTTTGCTGCTTTATACATTTGCTGTTGTTGTTTAGTAGAAAGAGTCATGTTATCAACAACTCGCTCCAACATAGAATTTTGCTCTCCAATCATTTCCTCCATGTTATTGATCTGTGCATATACAATCTTCATATTACAGTTCATATCAGACAACATAGCTTCCATCTTATTTTCTGATGGGGCAATATACCTTCCTGTCTTTCTGATTGACGGAAGAACTTCTGATGTCACCCAAATTCTAAATGGCTTTGCAATAGATTTTCTACTGCGTAATACCAAAGTATAAAATCCACTTTCGCTGATGATATTAGTATTACCACCCTGTAAGCCTAAGTTCAACTTAGTCTTTTCAAAATCTTCCAGACCATTCATAGCAATAGTTGGATTGCTATGTTCTAAAATTTTGCAAACATCCGCAGCCACAAACCACGGTTCTCCATCAAGAATAACTGTTCTAATAGTTCCAAAGTCATCATTTTGAAATAATTTCAATTCCGGTTTCTTTTCCATTACTTGATCCATAAATAATCATTTCCTTTCTTTAATTTCACACACCTCTACACAAAACAGCTTTTAGCGTGAGTCAGCTTGTCCTAGCATCGTTTCACCGTACCTATTCTGTAAAGGCTATTCAGTTTTCAATGTGCTTTACATAAGGAAATTTTTGATTGACTAAATCTAAAGAATTGGTATAATAGAAATTAGTCAAACACTATGTTTGGCGGTGCTGAGTAGCGGTTTTCATTGTTTGGTAGACGTTGGAGCCGCTATTCTTTTTTACTTATCCCGTTGAACAATTTTAAAACTTATCTTCTTTTCTATTTTGATTTCTCCATTTACAAAACCAGACATTAAAGCCTCTATTACTTCATTTTGCTTATATCCCTGATTTTTACATTCAATTTTAAAATCATTCTGAATTGATTCCTCAACAGGAGTTGCAAAAGTTTTTCTTGCCATTTGTTTATCTCCTTTACAATTACTATTATACCGTATTTTACTAATTTGTCAATTAGTTTTAAACTATTTTTTAAAAATTTATGAGCTATTTTCTATCTTTCCACAACTCTATCAGCATAACGATCAAAGAAGTCCTTTATGACATATCTATCAAGCTGCCAAAATTTCTTTTTTACTCTGTTGAATGTTTCTTCCGTCATTAGATATAGCTTGTCTGTTATCTTCTGATTTTGTAAAGCAATCAGACAATTTCCATATTTTCCTAAGTATCTCGGGTATCCGTTATCGTCTAATTCTTCTTTGTTGCCAACACTGCAAGTACATAATTTCCCGCTCTTACTGTTTATGTAAAAAATATATGATATGTCTTTCAATTCGTCATACATATCATCACACCTCCTTTTTCACATTAAAATAGCACCCAAAGATATGTTCTCTGAATGCTTTTAGATCATTTTATTTTCTTATCTGTTGAAATGCGACTTTCTTCTATTAAAACTATCATATAGCTATTCCATATTCTTATACCTCCTCCGGATAATAATCATACCAATCAAAAGTATTACTTACTTCATCTGGTATATCATTCATAGAAGAATGGTTTCCTATAAGTTCAACTGTATATCCATAATCTTCTATCAAACTATACTCTTCATCAATTTTTTCTCCATCTACTTCTTTCCGGCAATTCAAATGCAACTGCTCTTCAATCAATCCATCCGTAGCATTTGTTTTAATAATTTCAAATTCGCCTAGCATTCCTGATGTGAGACAAATCAGCCTATTGTTAGTCTTCTTCATAGTGATTATCCTTTCTTCCTAAGAAATACGAGTTTCAACTTAATCCTCTAAAATCTGAAATTAAATGGTTTTGAGTGACTAATAAAAACTCTATCTCCTATTTTGTATGAAGAACTATAGTCCTCCTGCATATCAGTTATTCTAATTGTCCATCCTAAATCATCCACATTTTCAATGATTCCATATTTTTTATATGTATCTCCTGGGTAAAGCTGAATTTCTTTCCCAATATAACTTTCTTTGTTGTATTTCATTTTAAAATCCCCTCTATACAATCAACTCAATTATATACTGTTCAAATTCCTCGACATCTGCCTGAAATTCTAGCGCTTCTCTGATTATGTATAAAATATCATCGCATTCCTTTGTATCAGCATCCACTCCATAAATGAGACAATATGAGGTAAATAATGCCCTTAACTGCTCTCTTGCATTAAATTCGCTCCATAATGTATTTGCCGCAAAATCAATTATGTAATTTAAAATTCTTCTTTAATCATATCAACTTCCTCTATTCCATAAAGTTTCCTTCTATTATAGATAAATTCTCTTAATAAGTTTTCCGTCTGAAATTCTTTGATAAAACCATGCTCCATCAAAATAAATCATTTTATAAATTACTTCTCTCATATTTATCCCTTCATTCAATCAAATTCCCACTTTATTCTACAAAGTATTAGAATCATACATTCTGTACATCGCACCATGTTTTAAAAACATTCCGATATTTTCAATTTCTCTTATAGTTAATTCCTCTCCTTTGTGTCTATCGTCAAGATATACAAAACGCCTCCTTATGATCTCTGTTGACGGTAATGTAGTTTTCATAGTTATGACTCTTATTCCAATTTTTAGCTGCTTCAGAATATTTTCAGCTCCACCATACACAAAATAATTCTGTATTTTCTTTGTTGCATTATCTAAATGAGAATCAGTTAGTGCAACTCCATAAAATAATTTATCTGTCATTTCTCTATATTCAAAATAATTACATGTCATATTATTCCACCTCTTCCTGTCATAAAATCCTGATTTTATCCAATAATTTTCTTTCCACATATAGGACAAAATCTTGCTTTATCCATATCTGTACCAAAATCATATCCGCAACATTCTGTTACGCCATCAATTAGACATGTTTCGTTTACCTCTTCTATTTCAAATATTTCCTCTTCGCAATTAAAACATTTTGGTTCATATTCCAATCCGCTTTCAATATTTCTTAAAAGGATTTCTTTTGCTTCTTCTTTACTATTAGCTTCAATTTCATACGATTTGCTGCATCTTTGGTAATAATCTACGATATATTTTGCCATAATCTTTTCCTCCTATAATCCCATCAAGTCTTTCGCAACACTAACACCATAAGTTTCTTCAAACCACGACCAGACTTCCTCCCTATGAGTTCCTGCTGCGAATCCGTTCCATTCTTCCTCAATACATTCAGTATCTGGATTCATTGGTATATCTCCAAATTCTAACTATAAGTTTTCAATATATTCTGCGCGCTGGAATTCATAGGATTCGTTTAAACCACGATTAACAATACATGCTAAGTCATTATCTGTGATTAAGAATTTCCGTTCTGTACAATAATTCATAATTGCATCATGTTCTTTATCACAAAACTCTTCGTCATCTTCAATTTGATTTATTTTCAGCTCTTTTAAATATTCTCTTAATGTCATAACGCTTTCCTCCACATAAAATCTACCACTACTACTTATAACAAATCCAAACACCAAGTAATTCACAATCATCCATATGTATAGAAGTAACTTCTACATCATAGTATTTTGACATTCCTGCTAAAACTTCTTCTGTGCAAAGCGCATCTCCATTCCATTTACACTCAAAATAAATTCCATCACAATCGCAAAAAACTTCTACCTCACTCCCAAAAGCGCTTAATACATCGTGTTTAAATTCTTCATATTTTTTTACAAATACATTTTTTTAATTGATTTTCTTTTACGTTCTTCACTTTTCAACTCTCCTTTACAATTTCATAAATGTTTCTTCTGTAATCTTCCCTTCCAAACTGACTCCAATAGATATACTTTCAATTATTCTATCTTTAATACAATCATGTGTAATAATGTTCATTGCGTTCTGCTGCGCTTTTGTCATTTTGTAATAAGGAATAGTAAACGCAAAACCTTTTAAGTAGCTTTTTATTTTTTCGACTGACTCTTTATACTCTTTTAATCCTCTAAATTCTTCTCTATTCATAATTCTCCTTCTACGTTTCTAATTCTTCTATTCTTTCACATAATCTTGCCAATGCAGCTTTCACAAAGTTATCTCCAGGAATTTGGGATAGCTCATCGTACAAAGCTGTAACTATTTCTTTCATATGCTCATCAGCATTATATCTATTAGATAAACAGTTAAATATTCTATTTGCCAATGTTAATGAACTCATACATATAGCTCTACATATTCTCTTTTTTAAGCCTTTCACAATCTTTTCTATAATCATCTACTGTATAATTAAGTTTGGCTAAGGCTAAATCAATATACATCAATTTATTTTGTAAACCTCTGTTATGAGATCTCAGAATAAATGTTCTGACATTCCATAAATGAAAACCATCCATATCAAGAAAACTTGTTACATTTCCATTCCTATCTTTCCATACAGTGTTATCATAATTTTGAGCTACTCTTAAATTATATAAGGCTTTATCCAGCCTAGATTCAGCCTTATACTTCTCCCTCTCTGTTTCAGACAAGGAAAACCAATTATTAAACTCATCCTCTCTTGCATCATCCGCAATTTCACCCATCTATACATCTCCTTCTGTAATATCGCTTATATCATAATAACAATTTTCTGGATACCGTTTCAGTTCTTCCATATTATTTTCCATACCATTTTCTAATAATTGTTTAATTGTCATGTTTTCCTCCTATGAAAGCGTTCTTTCATTCTATTAAATGTTCTATTTCTACTAAGTTCTTAATGTTTCTTTGTAAGCACTACCTTGTATCCAAGTTCTTCCCAAAATTTTTCAGTACATGTTTTGCATGTTGCTAAATCATAACTGTATGATTCATCTTCGTATGGTTTGTAACCGCACGTTTCCACACAATATAAAGTTGGAAAATGCTCTGGTTCGTCAAGGTTACCGTTTCTGTATGCCTTAATAAGAATTTCAAAATCTTCTTTTGTATTCAACTTGTACCAGTAAAAACAATTATTGTCATTAGGCAGTGCATCATCATTTATGGGAATCATATTGTCTAATTTTTCAATTCTCAATTTCTCCGCTTCTTTTATTCTATCCTTATTTTCCACTTCTTCTTCGTATTTTAAGCAATCAAGTTTTGTTGAGAATATTTTTCCATCTTCTGATATATATGTCGTGATTTCCTGTTCAATTATTTTTATCTCTTTCTTGATTTCCATTTCCATTTCCTCCTATATACTTCCATACAAAATCGTGCTTTCATTTACTCTTTAAATTTTTTCTACTTCTTTAAAATCATTGTCTTTTAAGTATTTTATGTAATCTACAATATCAGATTTTCTTTTAACTTCTATATCATCTGCTTTATAATACCCATAAAAGGGATCGACAAACTGTTTATATATTTTATTTTCCATATCGATAATAAGGTTATAGTTATTTGCCGTTCCTCCTGTTTTTCTCCAATTATTATCAATCCAAAATAAATGAATTCTCATGCGATTCTCCTCTATAAACTGTTGTAAATCCATGTCAAACACTCTTCAAAAGATTCGCTTGCATATACTTCTTTAGCTTCGCTATCTTCACTTCCACAGGTATATACTTCATATCCGTTTAATCCGTTTGTGATAAAATATTCATCATCGATAATCCATTCTCCCATTTCTAATTTAATTCTCATACGGTTTTCTCCATTTGAAATTATGAATAAAATTTTTAGTAACATTATTTTCAGACCATTTAAGTTCCATATTTTCTGTTTCATACAGGATATCAATTACATTTTCATCCATATCTTCTATTACAAGTGCAGTAATTTTGTTCTCTCCTAATTTCCATTTTTCTATAAAATTAATAACAATGGAATTAAACTCTTGTTCTGTTTTCACTTCTGCTAATAACATATAGCCCAGGTGACCATTATATAAATCTAAATAGTCATAGATTGTTTCTAAATTTGATTTGTTTCTTTTTTCAGTTTCTAATTTATACAATCTAAACATTCTTATTTTTCCTCCGTTGATTTTCTACATAAGCCTTTCCCATATCGCCAATCAAATTTATTCTATCTCTAACTTCACATGCTTCTTTTTTTTGTTTTATATACATCAAAAACATATTTGTGACAATCTTTTGTGCCCTGTATCGTTTTTGGTGAAATATCAACTATTACTTTCCAGCTCATATTATTCTCCTCGCTTTATTCGTTATTCTAATAAATTAATTTGAAATTATCTTTTTATTCCTACAATCTGATAAATGTTTCTTCTGTTATGTTTCCAGTTAAGTCCAAACCAAATGAGACACTATCAATAATTTTCTTCTTTATACAATCATCTGTAATAATGTGCATTGCGTTTTTCTGTCCTTTTGTCATCTTGTAATACGGCAGCGTAAATTTAAACCTTTTAGGATAACTTTTGATTTTTTCTACTGCATCTTTATACTCTTTCGATTCTTTAAATTCTATTCTATTCATCTTCAATCCCCCAACAAAATCATTCTTTAATCCATTTATTTCTGTGGTAGTTCCCCCATACTTTCCTGTATTCCCATTCTGTAAGTATAGAAACTCACCTTTTGTTCTTACGATATAAAAATCTTTTCCATCTGATTCAAATTTGCTAATAAATTTAAACATCTATTCATTCTCCTGTTCTTGACATTATTATTGCTTCTCTATTTCATCCAAACGTCAACTATTCTTTCTTTATTAAGATCAAAATAAAATCCTGTTGCACCCACCCTATTAATGTAAGCAATCTTGTCATATCCAGTATTATCACTATCAGATACAACAATATTAGTTTCGCCATCCTCTTCAAAATCCTCAAAAGCACAAATTACCTCATTTTGATCAAACTTTCTTCCTATCAAAGTACGGAGATTTTTCAATACGATTTCTTTTGTCATTTCTCTATCCTTCTCTTCATTTTCAAACTGTTTCTAAAATCAGCCGATACCCTTTGACAAGTATCAGCCGTAAAATATGTAATATAGGCTATGCTGTTCTTGACGTTCTTCTAGTAGTGCGCTTCTTTCCGATAGTTGGGATATTAATATTCTTTTCAATCACACCAGAAAGAAAATCAAACAACGTATCCTGCCATTTATCAGAAATATTAGTGTTGAAATATGTACTTCCTTTGCAATTATTAATCAATATTTCCTCCAGTCTATCTTCTTTTCCTGCATAATAAGCATATAGCTTGTTGAATACTCTAATTACTTTTGCGCTGTACGCTTTCCCTTCATGGATAGATTTTCCTGCATTCCATTGTAATTTTCCTAAAATCTGAAGGATTCTGTCTAATAATTCCGGATTGCTTCTCGCAAGTCTTAAGCCGTCTGAAATGGATGTCAAAAGTCCTACTGGATTCTTGATTGATTTCTGATCACCCTTAATCGCAACGTGATTCTTGTCACAAATTTCTTTTAATCTAATATATTCTGGTCTGCCCGCTTCAATAGCTGCGCCATATGAATCTTGCAAAGTCATTCTTCCTCTGTCTTTCCCCTGGTCAAGAAACAGGTTGATCGCTCTTTCTTCCGTAATTCCGACCAAAACTTCTACTTGAATCATTCTCATATCTGCCATAGCAGCACCATATAATCTGTGCATCCCGTCAATCACGATGAATAAACCATCTTTATATACTACTTTCGGCAGTTCCCACTTATAAGGATCATAATTCTTCCCGATGTCTTCGGCTCTTCTTACGTTCAACATTCTTTGCCATTCCGGAATATGTACTAAAATAGGATTGACTGAAATGATTGTTTTATCTCCATTTCCGCGCTTTGCTTTTGCTTCTTCAACCTTGTCTTCGTTGATTTTGATTTCCGTAACAGTTTCATAGCCTCTCAATGTTCTGAGTGCTGTCAATTTTTCTTCTACTTCCTTTGCTGTCAAATATGCTCTTTTCATCTTTTTATTCTCCTTTATTTCCTTTTTAATGCCTATTTATAAGCACTATAAAAGACATCAGTATAATAACTAATGCCTTCTAACTGCTTACAAATATTCAAATAAATAACTGTGGAAATCTTGCGAGTAAGATTCCGGTTACACCTAAAACAATATGACCTCCCACGTCCACCGGATCATTAGAAAATAATTTTCCAACGAAAAACATGCTAAAGATCACAATGATTCCGCATAATCTGATTATCAGTTCTTTGATTTTCTGTTTTGCTTTCTGCCGTTTCCGCTCTTCTCTCTTCTTGAGCTGTCGAGAGATAATTTCTCTAGTCTGCTCTGTGCTGTAATATTCCTCTTTATATAAGATCTTTCCGTTGTACATTGTTGTTACTTCCATTCTTTGATTCTCCTTTTATAAATGCTTAATATTTCCTACTATTTCCCAACTAGATATCGCTTCTGTCGTATTCAATTTATTCAGTTGTAGCCGTTCAATGTTTCCATTTCCGGCATTATATGTATATCTGTATTTCCGTGTATCAATAATTGATTCACTGACAACACGTCTTAAAAATTTTCTCGTCATAGTTTAAACCTCCTTATTCAAATGCTTCTTGCCCACAATTTAACTTAACATCTGTTAAAACATAGTTCCAACTTGTTCCAAAGTGTGTGATTCCCCAAACGTACATATCGAGAGTTTCGTTATAAAACAGTGGATCATCTGTATACTGTTTAATCATTTCCACTCCCTGGTCAGATACAATAAAATATTGAAAAATATCTTGATTATATGACTGTTCCTGCTCTTCTTCAAGATTTTCAATTTGTGTTACAATTTCATTGCGCTCTTTTTCTATTTCTTGATATTCTTTAGAATCGTCTTTTCCTTCGTCTACCATATTTGAAAGAGCCACTGATAATTCTTCTTCTTTTTCATTAAGTTCATTGATTTCTTCAGAATTATCAATAATTCCATTTTCTTGCTCCCAAAATCCGACCTCACAAGTATTTTCCATAATACTATTATTCAGCACGGCATCAAATGCTTTTGCAAATGTTGCATAGTCAAGATACCCTTGCTCTTTTGCGTAGTCGCTTGCTTCATTTCCACAAAATGTTGTTCCGTATAATTTGCTTCTCTTCATAATTTCCACCTTTTTTAACCTTTCTTAAAATACAAGTCCTGTTAAATCTTCAACTGTTTCTCTACAGTCATTAACCATTTCATCAAATAACATTTTTCCAACTTTTACTTTTAAATCAGCAATTTCTCCTTCTAATTCATATAATTCATTTTTATAAAAATCAATCAATGATTCTGCCGTTTTAAGTGCGTTAATAGCTTGAACATAGTTATTTTTTGTTGTGTCAATAAATGTTAAATCATTTACAAATTCAATCAGATTTTCCACTGTATGTTTTAAGTATTTTTCATTCATAGTTTTTAACCTTTCTTTTATATATCTGCTTTGTTATTCTCTTCTAGTTTCGCTCTTGCTCGTCAGTATCGGACTTTTACCGATAGACTAGAACATCATACAGCACAGCCTGTTTACGGTTTATTCCCTTAATTCACTTGCTGATTTTCCGCTTATAAAAGTTCTGTACTTAAACAGTGTTATCTGCTCGTATAAGTGCGCTGTATTTGATTTACAATGTAAAATTTTCAAGGTACTCATAACTTAAAACTATTTTATATAAGTTTTTCGTTACGCTTAATGTATCATAATTTTTTCGTTATGTCAATACTTTTATATTATTTTCATAATTATTTCATTATGTTTAATTATAAAAAAAAGACACTATGCTTTTAACATAATGCCTAATACTTATGACCATCTGAAAATCTAAATTCTGAAATATATTCACATCCTAATATATTAGCTATCTTTTGAAGCTCTTCTTTTGTGAATTTTCCTCTTTTTAATCGTTGTGTCATATTCGGTTGAGATATACCGAATCTGTCCGCAAGCTCTGTTATATTAATACCAGCATGCAACATTGCTGATCTGATCTGCTCGTCTAGTGTTATTATTTTCCTACACCTCCTAGTCTATATTAAATAATTCGTCAAAAGTGATCTTAACATGCGGAAAATGTACAATATATAATTCGCTCTTGTTCTCTTCCGTCACTGTATTAAGTAAGTAATATTCTGGATTTCCTTCGCTGTCATAGTCAAGTGTATAGATTTCTACTTGTCTTTTTCTCCAGTCTACAATCCAGTATTCATCAATTTCCTGTTGTCTGTATAATTCCATCTTTTCCGTACGGTCATATTTTTCCGTAGACGGAGAAAGAACCTCCATGACAAAACGTGGAATATCGAAAAACGAATTCCCCTTTTTAGCATGTACACGACAATTTATAGAGGCATCAGGAATAACAATTTTTTCCTCGTCCCCTATAGTCCATTTATATTGAACATTGTCCGGATATACACGGCAGATATTTCCTTTTAACTGACTGTATACAGTAGCAACAAAATTTGTGATAATTTCCGAGTGCTCAATATATGCACCTGACATATCTGTTATAATTGCGTTACTCACAAGATCACCCTCTTTCCTTTACTTATTATAAAGTATTTTTCAATACATCGCAAGTTTTTCTTACAGTGTTGGAATATATCTAGTACATATTATTTTCTCATTTTATCCGTGCAAGATCAATCCACTTTTTATCATATCAAAAAACCATTCCTTGAAGTCATGGTATTCTGTTTTATCTACAATATCACGATAAACTTCTTTTATCTGATCCTCTGTAAATGTTTTATCCATTACTTCCGGAAGTGATTCCCGGTTATCTTCGGAAAAATAATATTTGTTTACCATTGTCTTAATCTCCTTTGCTTATTTGATTATTCGCTGTTTTATTTTCATCTATGCAAGCCATGTGTGAAGACATTAAAAGTAAAGTTATTTCTACTACTCACTGTTACAAGTCTTACGCTTTTGCCCGAAATAGATCTTTCTTTGCTTGTCCTCTATGCCTCGCATAGTCAAAATAAAAAATGTATTTTTTCTTTGAATATATCGTGCAGAGGATCACTGGATATACTCTTTCTTTATCCTCTGAAACCTGTTCACAACCGGTTCCCCGTTAGATGATTCTTTATAGTCAGACTCCTCCGACATTTGTAATTCCCTTCGGAATTAAGTTATATTAGTTTTTTATTGTTTAGCCAGTATCGCCCAATATATTCGGATACTGCTTTATTATTTTATCCATTTCTTTCCAATATAGGATTTTAAGCGTTTAATAATCCGCTGTTGCTTTTCTGGCTTTTCAGAAGGTATGTAACTACCCTAACCGTTTTTCAGTGTGGCTAACACTCACGACTTGCTAACAAGATCAAGTTTACCCTATTCTACAATAATCATTAATGAATGATTTTTTTCAGAACTATCAATCGTAAAATGATACGGCTTTCCGCTTACATGAGTGGCGTTGATAGATTTACCCTATTGCTTTTTACTATACGCTTTACTTGCTAGTAGTATCTAAAAATTATCAATGTGCTGTATCAACAAGTTTTATTATGTATGTTTGTTATGTGTCTCTTGTTGATAGTTGTATTATAATATAGGTGTTGCTTATAGTCAATAGGTGTTGCTTATATTTTTAAGTTTTATAACATATGCATAATAACAAATATATTATAGGTGGTGCTTATTGTTTATTATATACTATGCTATATTGAATTATTGACATATTAAAGATAAAATGATAATATAAAGGACTTTATAAAAGGAGATATAGCAATATGGCAAAGACGAGCGAAGCTACTTTAAAAGCGATAAAAAAATATAATGCTAATAGCAAATATATACAACTAAAATTTACTAACAATCAGTTATCTGAATATGAACGAATTACAAAATATTGCGATGACAATAATCTGTCATATCAGGGATATATAAAAGAACTTATAAAAAAAGATCTTGATGAAAAAGGTGCTTAAAATGGTTAATGTTTTGCATATTAAAAATAGCAAATCAAAATCATATAAACATAAAAAACAAGGAAGACTCGGGAAAGATTGTATATATTACAACAAAGAAAGACAAACGTGTAATAATAGCATGAGCTTGGCATATAATACTTTTTGTAAATCTGATAGCTGTAAATATTACAAAAATAAGAAAACTGAAAAAGAAAATGATGTATTTGTGCCCCTACCTGTGCAAGCCGGTACACATGAACGCACTAATGAATATATAGCAGTAAGTAGAAATATAGGAACACCTTGCCACGTTGGATATATGAAAAGTAATGAACCTCGCAGACACAAAGCACGATGTTTTTATTATGACAAAGAAAGTAAAAAATGCAGACATTATTTATATAAGTGTATCGGATCATCAAAATGTGAGAAATACAAAGAAAAGGATACAAGTGATGAGTAGGAGACATAAGGATGTAAATAGAGTACATGCATTGCTTAATGGAGAAGGCTGGCATATTATAGAAACAGGCCAACGCAAAACTAATAGACGAGATAAAAGACGTTGTATATATTATAATAATAAATTAAAAAGTTGCAGATTAAATTGTATTTGTTCAGGCTCATCGGACTGCCCAAAATATAGAGAGCATTATTAGAATTTTATTAGAAAGTATGTAAATACACTTTTTCGTTATGACTCTTTAGACGGCAACGCATTACTACTATTATATAGATAGTATCAGTTGCCTTTTATAAGCTGTATATGCACAACTATACAAGTATGATATATATATTAGATATATATTGTAGTATCGTTATAGCATATGCATAGCTATGCAAGTATATTAGATAGTGATAACTGATTAATGATAGGCAGTGTGAGTTGTAGGCTTTAATATGATTATATTAGATTGTGATCTGTATAATTTGTTTGGCTACCAGTGCGGATTTTTTGAAAATAGGAATGATTACTAATATTGGATGCGGTGGGATTTACTGGCGGAAATGGCGCAAGAAGGAGAGCAGAGCAGAAAGATCTAATATAAATAATTTTATATATATTTTTTTAAACTACTTATAATAATATGCGTTATTATGTATGGTCGTTTTTAATACAAAAGGAGTATCTGAGAACTCCTTTTATTTTTTGCTTATATTATTATGATCTGATTTTAGATATATTGTTTTTTATTTATTTTTTGTAAAAATTTAAGTCCCTACAGAAAACCGAACCCCAAAATAGCCAATATTCCGCACTAGTTTGCATGCAAATCGCAACCCCTGTTTTACTCCCCCCGCCCCACTCCTAAAAGTCCTATATCAATAATTTTCGCCATTTTAAGGATACGCAAAAAGTCCTCAAAATAGTGTAATACTATACTATTACACTATTATTCAGACCGGGGGTATTTTACATTTATGCAATATATTAGTGCTGCCAAATACTGGGAATGGGTTCCATCCACACGCCATGACCAGATTTTCGATCTCAAATCAACCATTTTTAGTTCGATAATGACTTCGACAGCCTCTTTATTTATCGCACTTTTCACACCCCATCTATACCAAAATCATTAATTTTACCCGTATTTCTTCCATAATATCCCATAAATACAACTTTTTATCGAAGACACCATAAATTACAGAATTCTACCACCCTCTCACTCACAAAATTCACATCTTAGAATCTCAAAAATTATCCTTACATACAACATATTTTGACTCACGAATATTCCTCTCCACCGAAGTCCGTTTTTCAATACTCAAATTTTTTTACCAAAACATTCGAGAAACACCGTACTCTATAATCTATCCTATCGACCCACCTGAACTTTTTACATAAAATTTCGCATCAAAAAAAGACCAATCCTGAGACTGATCTTTAAAAATTCATACTTAATTTCTTAAAAATAAATTTCATATCTACCTACGAAAACATTTCTTCTTGGAATAAGCCACACTCAATTTCACAAATATTACCTATCGGAATAATTGCACCATCTTCAAATATAACATAACCTTTAAACTCATCTATTTTCTTAATAATACCTTGCTTTTCTAAATACCTTCCTCCAGACTTCTTTAAATCTTCCTGGAAATAAGTAATCTTAACTTCTACTCTCTCACTCAAATTCTTCTTCAGAATGCATAACCTTTCATTCAAATTATCCAAAATATACTCGTCTAATTCAACTTTCTGATCAGTAATTCGGGCAGTTTCCTTAACTAAATCATCGTATCCTGTCAGTGCAGCAAATGGTGAAAATTGTGCAGCTCTGTCATGCATACTCATTTGCGGATACTTCTTAGAAACAAAACGTGGAAGTTTTATAATATCATCATATTTCCCACTCAAAACTATCCCTCCTCTATGCCTTATGTCCACCTATCTGATTATTTCTATCTCTCATAGTCGCACCTTCTTGTAGACTCATCCCTTTGAGAATCGCATTCTTTCCAAATTTATTTTTAATATTTAAAACAGCCTTTTGAATATTTTCCTCTTTTTCTTGAAGCTCCTTCTCTTCTTTACACTCTTGCTTGTTCATCAAATCAAATAAATTTAACTGCTCATAAGTATTCTTCATGGCAGAATTTTTATTTATTACATGATTAGCCGACATATTAAGCCTTCTTACTAATAAGTTCTTGTTTATGATTCTTTCAAACAGATCTAAAACGTCTTTTACAATCATACTCGTAGAAGATGTGTGCTCACCCAAATTAATCGTTCCATGTGCATGTTTAGGTATCTTTCTACCATATTGATCGACAGAAAACTCACCTTGATATGCACTCATCCTTGCGGAATCCAATAAATTTTCTCTATCATATCCTATTGTTAACACAATCTGATCTGTAACAAGATTTTTACTTACTAGATCCAAAACTAAGTTCTCTGTCATTTCACGGACAATTAATTTTGTAGTTTTATAATCTGTTCCATTTTGAAGCACCTGTCCACTCCCAATACTATTGCTCTCAGGCTTATATTTCTTAATATCTGCAATAGCACATGGTTCATATCCCCATGCATGGTCGATTAATAATTCCGCATTTTTACCAAACATTTTTCGCAGCAAGTCTTCATTGTAAAAATCATTTTCAGTACCCAGTGAACATCTTGCAATATCTCCCATCGTATATAAACCAACGGACTCTAATTGTTTTACGTATCCTTTTCCCACTCGCCAAAAATCTATGAGAGGTTTATGATTCCAAAGTTGCTTACGGTAAGACATCTCATCCAATTCAGCAATTCTGACTCCGTGTTCATCTGCCGGAATATGCTTTGCAACAATGTCCATAGCAACTTTTGCCAAATACAAATTTGTTCCGATTCCGGCGGTTGCGGTAATGCCAGTAGTATTCAGTACATCTAAAATCATCTTCTGTGTTAATTCTTTTGCAGACAATCCGTATACATTTAAATAAGAAGTTGCATCTATAAATACTTCATCAATAGAATATACATGGATATCTTCTGGTGAAACATATTTCAGATAAATATTATAAATTTCTGCACTGTATTTCATGTAAAAAGCCATTCGCGGAGGAGCAACTATATAATCAACTTTTAGATTCAAATTTTTATCTAAATCTTTTTTATCGTAAGAATTTCCAGTAAACTCCTTATTTTTTAATTGATAGAATCTACTTGCATTTATCTTATCTACTTGTTGAACAACCTCAAATAATCTTGGTCTGCCTGAAATGCCATATGATTTTAAGGAAGGAGTTACTGCCAAGCAAATGGTCTTTTCTGTACGACTATTGTCCGCAACAACTAAATTCGTTGTTAGCGGATCTAGCCCTCGTTCTATACACTCCACTGATGCATAGAAACTTTTTAAATCTATCGATATATATGATTTGTTACTCAAACAATCACTCTCCATGTTTCGTATATTCTTACTTATATCATAACAAAATATTTTTCAAATATCCAGAAAAATCGAAAGTATGTTTGCATGCTCTTATAAAAGATAACAGAAAGAAATTGTTTTTTCTAAAACCATGTTTTATTGAACCTATATATAATAAGGAAAGAACTATGTAAAATTTTTAAATCTCAGACTTAAATTTCGATTTTATGTCTGTACCCTAAGAAGTATTCATATGGATATATAAAATCTATTCTACGCTCTATACGATCAGAATACTCCATAAATCGCCCCTAAAGAATTCTACTAGCCACGCCAACGAATAAACTTAAAATGTAATCTCACATTTTCCTAAGATAGAAAAATTATATTTCGATACAGCGGAATCAAAAATAACTCCATCTGTCGGAACAAACTCGACGTTGTGAATCGAATTAGGTTTATCATAAAATCCTATTATTTCAACATGAATATGATCTTCTTCTATCAATTTAGTGAAGGTATCCATAAATCCATGATAATAATCAATATCAAAAATATTGTAATATACTTTTACACGATAATCTCCAAGTTTGTTAAAAAAACTTTTATTTACACGAAAATCACGTATTACAGGATGCCCATATAATCCAAAAGGAAAAGTATCTTTATCTGTATAAAATTTTACATGTTTCTTCCTGTCTATAATTTCATACTCACCATTTTTAACCCTTTTACGAATTTCATCTTTAATGTAGCTATGTACATAGGTAGCACATTCCGCCCCTTCTTTATATTCCTTGCTACTTTTCTCTGCGGCAACCTCTTCAGGCGTTCTACATATTTCATTTAGCTCATCTCGAAAATTCATATCCAAACCTCCTCTTTATATTTATCTACATAATATCATAACAAAAGAAATTTTTACACATATTTCCAAATCAAGAGAGAATCACTGATTATATCAAATATTAATTTGTCGACTTAAGAAAGGAAGAAATATATGAGTAATTTAAAATTGGTAACAACAGAGAACTTTGGAAATTTAGAATGTAACTTTTATAGAAATATGAACGATGACATCCTTCTTACTCGTGAACAAATTGGTCAAGCTTTGGAATATTCTAATCCATCTACTGCGATAAAAAATTTACACAGAAAACATAAAGACAGGTTAGATTTATTTTCTGTACAAATAAAATTAGGGGGACTCCAGAACGAGCCAACCTCAAAAAGTGAAGAGCAAGAACGTATCTATTATACCCAACGAGGAATTATGGAAATTTGTAGGTGGTCAAGACAACCATTAGCAAATAAATTCATGGACTGGGTATGGGATATTGTAGAAAAATACCGTAGTAATGAAATTATGGACATGTCACGTATTACAACTATATTAAATAAATTCGTGGACGTTATAGAAAAGCAAGAAAGACGACTATCTAAAATTGAAAAACAATTATCTGTGCAACAAGAACAGTTAAATAAACTGACTACATACAAGAAACCATATAATCCATGGTTTTCTAAAATGAGTCCCAAATATAAATTATTAGAAGAACATTTCAATATTACAAGAGGTGAATTATATAAAGAAATCCTAATGGAATTAAAGAAAACATATGGATTGGATCCATATCAAATTCAGGCAGATTACTGTTACGAAAATAATTTGGAAACATGTTACCCTTTAGAGCCATATGAATTTGTTCCTAAATACAGAAAAATGATTGAAGAAATTATACACAAGAATTTATTGAAATATAGAATTACGAAAAATGACCAAGTTCTACCATGTGAACAATATAAAACTATTTTTGATACACCGGTAGAAAAGAAAGAGAAATAGTCAATATAAATAAAAATATCCGGATTTAATTTTCCGATAGGAAAATAAAGACGGAAGTACAAGGAAAAGACGTTTACGGATTTTCTGAAGTACTATCACTCTTCTGTTTAGATATGTAAAGGAAATAGAAATTATGGATTTGGAGCCAATAAGGGGTACGGGGATATCCCCGAATTAATACATTAATAATTATAGTAAAAATTTATTTGAAACAGTGAATTACTAATAGTGGGGGAAAGAAGACCAAATTCATAAGTCTTACATACGCATATTGTTCGCTAAAGCTCACAAAATGCTAGTGCGACTAAATGAATTATGATCTTTTTTGCATTTCCCCCACACCCCCTTTGCGTACTATTTTTTTCTAAAAAAGGGAGAAAATTTTCAAGTAAAAATCATGGAATACATTATAACTACGGGCTTTTTCAGCAAAACGGCATCCTTTAAAGTCTCCCTATATATTATATATATATATTAGGGAGGAATGAAAGGATGCGAAAATCGTGAAAAACGCTTATTTTACAAGGAAAACTGGCATTTTTACTTTGCAAAAAATAATAAAACACTTATTTTAGGAGGAAAATTCATGGAAAAACCAACTATCAAAAAAGGAAAACTTACAGAAAAGAAATTAGTAGAGTTATATGGAAGCGAAGCTCAGAAAAAATCTTACAAAGAAAATGGACGCTTCGTAAGTAATTATAAAAAAACTCTACTAACTAAAATGTCTCGTTATTGTACCATTAAGGATTTAGGAGATCGTACATATAAAATAACTAACGTGTATGATTATCCTCTTCCATCAAATTTCAATAAGATGACGAAATCCTTATACCAATATATCGTACCATTGCTGCTTACCAACTTAATTAATGGTCATGATGAAAATAATAAAATTGATATTACTGTTGGAAAATGGGCGAGAGAAATAAATATGGTAAATAAAAATTATAATCTCGTTAAATATAACAAAGAAGATACCAGTAAAGAAACACAATGTTCTCTTGATACTATTAATGAATTTTACGATAAAGCAGACGACATGATTGAATGGTATATTACCAATGCTCTTGATTATTTAAAATCAGCTGGATTAATTATTTGGAGAGAAGTATACAGAGTAAGTGAAGAAATATCTAGTGGCGAAAGTGTAATTGATGAACACGGTAATATTCATGTTGATATTTCTATTGAAAGTCATCAAGCTTCTGAAGACGAGATGAACTATTACTCTCATTGTGTATCAATTGCTGATAAAGCAGCTAGAATCGAAAATGCCGGAGAAAGATATTACAGTAAAAAATCAAAACTATTTGGAGAAGTATTAAAGAGAGAACTTTACAAAAAGAAAATCAAGTGTGTTTTCAAAACTTATGAGGCTTATTATGTCAACCTGGATAAATGCAACTTTGTATTAGATCAATTTGGAAATTTCCAAACAGATAATTTAATAGGTGAATTCAACGAAGAGTTTACTAAGATGTTGATTGAAAATGCAGGAAAAAGATTTGATAAGAATCCAAATAAGTATATTTCTTATTCAGAAAAAGACGATTATACTTTATGTTTTCAAAATTTATGTGAAATCACTATTGATAAAAATACTGAGTATCTTGGTCATAGAATAAGAGAAAAAACTATTGACGATGATTATTCTCTGAAAATTACACCATCAAAGAAAGGATAATAAGATAATGAATTTTAATAAACAACAAGAGGAAGTTATAAATACAATAAGCGGAAACATTTCTGTTATTGCTGCGGCAGGATCCGGGAAAACAACTGTATTAACTCATAGAATTGAAAACATGGTTGTAAACCATAATATTCCACAGTCTTCTATTTTAGCGATAACTTTTAGTAAAAAAGCGAAAGATAATATTGTGTCAAAAATGCAAGAATTAAACATATTAAATGTCTCAATAGAAACCTTCCATTCATTTGCACTGAAAATTATTTCTACTGCATATGGAATAAACAAATATAAAGTATGGACGGCTCAATGGGAGAAAGAAAAGATAATCAAAGATATATGCACAGAATTATCGCTATGTTTTCCTGATGCTGTTCCACATAACGAAATTTTATCTTTTATTGCATTACAAAAAACGAATATGAAAAATCCAGATGATGTTTTAATTTACAATAAAGAGATTCCATTTCCTGAATTAATTATGCAGCAAATATATAAGTTATATGAAAATTACAAGCAAGTAAATTATTATATTGAATTTGATGATTTTATGAATATGGCTAATGAGGTGTTTGATAAAAATAACTCTGTTTTAGAAATATACAAAAATAAATTTAAGTATGTTTTAGTTGATGAGTTTCAAGACATTTCAATATCACAGGCTCTTCTTTTGAAAAAATTAAATACAGAAAATACTATGATTGTAGGAGATCCATTACAGGCAATTTATTCATTTAGAGGTGGAGACAGTAAATTTATTTTAAATTTTGATTCAGATTATTCAGATGTGAAGATTATAAATCTGAATACGAATTATAGATGTAGTAAAAACATTGTTTCAACGGCGAATAAACTAGCATTAAATATTCCTGATTCTAAGCACAAGAATTATGTAGAAAGCATAGCGTATAAAGATGATATCAAAACACCTGAATTAAGACATTTTATAAGTGATCATAAAGAAAGCAAATGGATTGCGACAAAAATAAGCGAATTAAAATTCAAAGGATATAATTACAACGATATTGCTATTCTCGCAAGAACAAATGCTCAGTTACAAAAATTAGAAACAATATTACACGATGAAGATATTGCATTTGATATTGTTGACGGAAAAAGTTTTACTGAGTTATCAGAAATCAAATTAATTATTTCTTATTTGAAATTAGCAGCGAATACTGGTGATAATGATGCATTTTCATATTTATATAACAAACCAAACCGATGGTTAGATAGAAAGTTCCTCAAAGAAGTAAAAGACAATAGTTTTAGGAGAAATACATCTTTATATGAATCGATGTTTACGATTGATAGGCGAAATTGGCGATTTAAAAACGGTATAGATGAAATTATTGAGGTTATAACTCATTTAAAAAGCAACAAAAATTCTGATGTTTCTGAATTAGTGAAATACTTAAGAGACAGATTAAATATTGATAAATTTGTCACAAAAGGGAAACAGTCAGATGATGGAAGTTATGTTGAACAAATTGATAACCTTAACAGTTTTGAAAATATCTGTTCAAGGTATTCTTCCATTGACGAATTCATTTCATACATAAATGACCTAGACAACGAATTAGAAATAAAAAGCAAATATGATGATAAAGTCAAATTACTTACAATTCATAAATCAAAAGGCATGGAATATCCTGTCGTGTTTATAATCGGATGTAACGATGAACTATTACCACATTATAAAAGTGAAAATATAAATGACGAGCGTCGATTATTTTATGTTGCGATCACAAGAGCAGAGAAAGAATTATATATGTCCTATGTTGATTTCTATAACGATGATAGGAAAATAGTAAGTCCATTTATCAATGATATTAAAGAAACTATAAAAAATATTGATAGCGAAGATAAATAGAGCTTTTCTTCGAACTTCATAAACAAACAGTGAATAAAAATATATCCATAATACACCACACCAATCAGTAACATTAAAACCAGATTTCAAGAAAAAAGAAACGGAGGTGAATGTGAGTGAAAACATAAAATTTTCTATCACATTGGATATGCAGCAAAGGTATCCCTAGAAAATACCTTAACTGCATAAGATATTTTGTGAACGAAATTAGTTCACACATTTTGGATTATTGCGGAGAATTAGAATTTAGCGTACCTAATTCTTGCTTTGATCCAAAAGCAATGTAGTCATTTGTGACTACGGCATTGTCTACTCCTGAGTCGAGTAATAATTTCAATTCTTTTAGTTCATAATGTTTTTTAATCAAAACTGCGACAAATGAGCCTATTAGATTAATTACATATTTACCAAAAGCAAAAATTATTGCTAAGACAACAGGAGAACCGACTGTTAGTAATTCTGTCATTAACTCTCCTTTCGTGAATAAAGCATACCACTAGGGAGAATTTACCTAAGATGTCAAAAATGATGATGCCACTCCTTTCCGTACCTGAACAATCAGTTGTGGTATTGGTTGACGGGTTACAGTGATGCATCAATTGTATTGTATCAGATATGGAAAGGTTTGTTAAGAAGAATTTTGTAAAGAGAATTATATAAATGTAACTATTAAACACTTCAATCAAAAGGAGCGAGTTATATGAATAAAAAATATTTTAAAACAGAGGAGATAAAACATGATCAATACAAGTTATACAGAAACAGCAAATATGAACCTTAGAATTCCAACAAGATCAGAATTCCATAAATATGCTATGGAAACATTGAATGTTGGTGACTTTTTTACAAATGGTTGCCAAGAAGGTGGTAAAAAAATTCAAAAGATCGCCAGATCAATTACATGGTCTGAGAATTCTGGAAAGAACTTTAGAAAATAATACAGTGAACGCAAGTCTTTAAATATACATATAGGATGGAGGATGGAGAACATAAGTGAATTTGGAATTAGAATTAAAAATATAAAAGCTGGTATGGTTTATGATACAAATATTGGTGTAAGAGATTATTTTACTTACACAGAAGCTATGCTAAATAATAGTTTGTTTAGTTATCATCTTAAAGAAAACGGAATCAATATTCATAAAAATGCTAAGAACAAAAAAGAATTTACTCGTGACATAATATGTTTAGATTTTGATTTCGGAAGTCGATCTTATGAAGATGAAAAGAAACGGCTTGAAACTTTAAAGGATAATACAGATTCAATAGAAAATAAAGAAAAAATTGAATATCTTCTAAAAAAAATAGAAGAAAAGAAAAAATTATATAAAGAAAAAAACAGAGATGAAATTAGAGAAGACTTTTATCAGAATGGAGTTGATATATCCTATAAACACACCGATAAAGAAGGAAAAGAAATTATTGAAACTATCCATTATGTAATGCTATTTAGAACCAGTGCAAAAGCAAAAGTTGGACAAGTTATTTTCATAAATGAAAAATTATATGAGAATGCGTATGATTGGTTAACTATTGGTTTGGGTAAAAAAATGTCACACGATAATGCTAAGATTGTAGAAATGTCGGCTTATGCCCCTCTCACCACATCTACTATTGTTGGAACAATGAGTATTCCTGTTGAAGATATTTTGATTTTAAAAGATCAAGATTCATTCTTTAAAACATTTGTAAAGGTAGTAAAAGCGGAAAAATATAAAGATATAACTGGTATCGAAAAGAAAAAATGTATAGTTGCTTCGGAAGAACGAGAGGTAAAGAATACTCTTTGGGACGGTATGGGAATTATTGAATCTTCATATCTTCCAAAGTGGATAAATGGTATGGCTTTATTACGAAATCATCTATTTAAAATGTGTGGATTTAAAGGTCGCATTCAATTATTTTTCAGAGATTGGTGTTTGCAAAATGGATTAGATTATGACACATATCAAGTAAAAGATATGTTTGGAAATCTGCATTATGTAAAAGATATAAAGGTAATCACAACAGACAATGCTATAAAGTGGAAAAAATTTATTGATATAATGGGTGGAACACCATTAGCTGCATATGAATACTGGTGCGAAAGAATTCGTAAAGATAATAATATATGGGGAATTGTGAAAACAGATCATAAAAGTAAATTTGATGAATTACAACAGTTGAGTTATCAAATGATCAACACTCTGCCGTGTCATAAAGAAGATGTTTATGAGATTGCATCGGATACAGTAAAATATATTGAGTCATTAAAAACTGATAATAACGAGTTTGAAAAATTTTTACGAAAATATTCTAACGAGATAAATCATTACGAAATGCTTGCTGACTTATATAAATATAATAATAATATTGCTGATTCATCGTGGTTTAGAAATGAAAAAAAGAAAATAATCTTTGATTATGTTCATAGAATGAGAAAAGGTAAAATTCTTGTTAATGGTGACAATCTAACAGTGTGTGGTAATCCATATGCCCTTCTACTCTATTCAGTTGGAGAAGACTGGACACAAGATCCAACTTTTTCACCGGAGGAAAATAGCATCCAATGTTACACACGTAGATTTGATGATGGAGAATATCTTTGCGGATTTAGAAATCCTCATAATTCACCAAACAATTGTTGCCATTTCCACAATGTGTACAGCCCAGAAATGTCAAGATATTTTGACTTTAGTAAAAATATTATGGCAGTAAATTGCATTGGCACAGATGTTCAAGACCGTATGAACGGGGAGGATTTCGACTCGGATTTTAACTTGGTTACAAACAATCCTGTTATGGTAAAATACGCAGAAATTTGTTATCGTGATTTTCCTACCATTGTAAATGCCTTAAAAGAAAGTGGTATTACATATAAGAACACAATGTTAGAATATGCTCGAATGGATAACAAATTCTCAAAATCAAGAATTGGAATAGGATATTCTAGTAACCTGGCACAGTTAGCTCTAACCTATTATTGGACTGAATTACAAAAAGAAATTCCTGACGAAATAATCTTAAAAGATTTGTATGATAACTTTGTAATACTATCGGTTCTTGCTCAAGTTGTTATTGATGGATGCAAAAGGGAATATGAAATCGATGCAATGAAAGAAATTGATAGAATAAGTAAAATGCCATGTATGAAATTAACTAGATCTGGCGTGAATAAGGAAGGGAAAACCGTAAAAAAGAAATATGACTTTCCTGAATTTATGAGATACACACGAACAGTTAAAATAACAAAAAACGGTAAAGAATTGCCTCAAAAAGAGATTATTGAAAACAAGAACAAATTAAAAAATAGAATCAATCCATCATTAATATGTCCGATGAATTGGCTCGAAGAATGTCTTGATGGAATAAAACCTGCAAGTACATCAAAATCCGTTCCTATTTCAGATTTTTTTATCAAAATGGATGGAAAAGCAAATAACCGGCAGATGACGAAAATAAGAGGATTGATTGAAGATTATGATAAATTTGTAAAAAATCTTCATATCACTAATGATGATCAAGATGAAATTAATGAGCAGCTGGTTTCTGAATCTAATAATCTTCTAGCTGAATTAAGAAAAATTAAAATTAGAAATGTCGTAACAATAAACAGATTAATTGAAACAGCATTTGGTCTAGATAATGGTGTTGGGAACAGCCATAAGACAAAAGGTATTAGTTCTAAATATTCAAGAAAAATATTGAATTATTTATATAAAATGAACAAGGATGTTTTTCTGCAAAACTTTATTTCGAAATAGAATTTGTATATTTATCACAAAAAATGCCGAATTATTTTGTCTAAACTGCTAAAATATCCTTTAAAATCAATGTTTTTTAACATTCAACTTCGTCCGTAATATGGAGAGGAAACATGATCTTTGCAATTTTCTCTCTAACGCTATTGCCGAAGCGTTTAATAAATACGGAGATATATCTATAAAAATATAGCCCCTAATATGGGGCTTGGGCTTTTGCCCGAATAAGTATTTGCTTATGGATATAGGTAACTCAGTGCAGATTGGTTAGTCACCATGCTGAGAATATGTGTACGATGAGATGTGATATGATGCGATAGTTTCATATTGTATCTTCTGGAATACTGCGAGGTATAAACAGAAAGACGGAAACCGTCAAAATCAAACATATTTGCAAAAACATATTGCCGTAAAATGTACTCGTCAGATCACTGGCATAATAGACGACTCCGGTGGAGTAATAATCCTGATGCCTATAAGGGTGGAATCTTATAGGAAATAAGTAAGGAAAATCCAAACAAGTCAGTTGCGTCGTTGAAAAAAAGAAATTTTTGTATAAGATCTGTTAGAGGTGCGAGTAGCCCAAATTGACGAATTAAAAAGGATTGGAAAATTATATTAATAGAACAATGGTTTAATATCTGCTCTCATATATTGCTGAATGACCTGGGTGAAAGTTATGTGTAACCACTCACATCTATAATTGCTGTTTATCAGATGCAAAAGAGGTATAAAGGTAGCTCCTTTGTGCCCAGCCTTTTGTAAATAGTGACAGAATATTATGACGGTATGTTAATGTAGGGAGAAGTTCCATCTATGTCCATAGGTAAATACTTATTTTCATTTTTGTATGAATTCTTCATACGCTCCTTTCTTAACTGGTAGTGATACCGTAAATCTTGCGGTATTGCTGCCAGTTTCTCACATTGGGTCGGTGGTGTAATGGTAGCATTATAGTCTCCAAAACTAACGATGCAGGTTCAACTCCTGCCCGACCTGTTACTATCCCTTACGGGGAAATAAATATGGAAGAAGGTTTTTAAAATAATTAAAATTTCAAAAAACGATGCATTTTATATGCGAAAAAATGGATTTGAAGAATTTGTCAAAAAATCAAAGTCCAAACATCCGACTTATTATCTTGTAGAAGAACATGATGTATGTCGGTATGATAAGAAACTGCATAAACGAGTTGTGATCAAAGAAGGCGCATTATCGTTCTATCGCAGGCATCTAAAAAACATCACAGTAAAATAATTGCAAAATATCATCGGAGAGTATACTACTACTCTTCTATTTTTAGTTTAAAGGAGAATTTGAATATGATTAAAATTACAAAAACAGAAGAAAAATTAACACCAGCAAAACAGAATATTAAATTAGATGGAATCTTTGTAAAAGATTTAAAATTTGTAGACGAAACAGGCGATATTACACAGCAGGTTCTTGATGCGCTTCCAGAAGGAACAGAACAGGTTGGGTTTAAAATCACTGTGGAATTACCACTGGAATCTGAAGAAATGTAAGGCGGTGTGTTGTTATAGTACATAATTATAAAAAGTTTGACGGAGAAAGCGATGATGAACTTATCCTGAGAATTTGTAATGATAAAGAAAATATCGGAACTTGGAATGATGTAGCTACAGTGCTAAATTCTCTTCTCGGTCATAATTATACAGAATCAGCCTACAGAAAACGAGTTCAGTATTTTCAGCAAGTTCTTGATGCAAATCAATCTAAGTTTGCAAATAGCGCTGCACAGCTTCAAGAACTAAAGGAAGAGCGTATTCTTTTAGAAAAGGAGCGTATTAAAACACGCGATGAGCGTAATGAATATCGTAAATTGATTCGTGAAGAAGCTAGAAAAGAATCTTATAAAGAACAAATTCTAAGATCAATTTCTGAATATCACGGACAGCCACTGGATTACGATAAGAGAAAACCGTTTAAAGGAATTTTGAAATCCAACAATGATTTAGTCGTTTCAGTAACAGATATTCATGGAGGAATTGAAATCGATAACTGGTTTAATAAATACAACACAAATGTTATGTATGATAGATTTAGGCAATATTTGGATAAAATTTTTGAAGTATATTTACGACATGGATCAGAGAACATTCATGTAATTATAAGCGAGATGATTTCTGGGTTGATCCATAACTCTCTTCGTATTGAAAGCAATCAGAATCTGATTGAACAGTTCTTATCCGTATCGGATTGTATTTCACAATTTTTAGCAGAACTTAGTTATAAATTTAATGAAGTTCACGTTTATGTTTGTCCCGGAAATCATTCCAGATTACATGCAAAAAAGGAAGAGTCTTTGAAAGGCGAAAATATGGACTGTCTTGCTATTCCATTTTTACAGGCTAAGTTACAGAACTTTAAGAACATTGAATTCCATGAAAATGAAATTGATGAATCAATTGTGATGTTTTCTGTTAGAGGTACAAAAATTTTTGGTGTCCACGGAGATAAAGATGATCCAAAAACAGTTGTACAAAAACTGTCTCTTATGACGCAAATACGACCGGATATTGTATATATGAGCCATCGTCATGTAAATGCAATGTCTACTGTTTATAATGTGAAAATTTTACAGTCAGGCTGCATTTCTGGCGTTGATAATTATTGCTTAGACAATAGATTACAAAACAGACCTGAGCAATTAATTTCAGTTATAACAGATGACGGATTAGATTGTGTATATGATGTTAAATTCACTTAGATGAATGAAAGAAAAATTATATTACTAGAAAAATTAGTTGATAAAAAGGAGATAATATTTATGAATAAATTAGAATTAATTAAAGAAGTTTCAGGACGAGCAGGTCTTACACAGGTCGCAACAAAAGATGTCGTTGATGCTGTTTTAGAAGTGATTACAGAAGAATTAATTAAAGGAGAAAAGGTAGCGATTGCAGGTTTCGGAACTTTTGAAGTAAGAGAAAGAGCTGAAAGAATGGGTAGAAACCCACAGTCTGGAGAAACAATGTTGATCGGAGCTTCTAAAAATGTAAAATTCAAGGCAGGTAAAGCATTAAAAGATAAAGTAAATGTATAAGATAGGTGGTGATTCTATTGAATACAAATAAAATTAGAAATAAAACATATGATTCCATTTTGGAATTATGTGAAGATGTTGTTGATACATACGAATCCTTAAATAGATTCCCATCTGATGAAGATACGTCGGATATTAGTTTTATCGCAAAGTATGATGAGGCAAAAGAAATTATTTCATATCTTTGTAAATCAGAATATGACATTGTTTTTTGTCAACTCGCGGATCCAGAATATGATGGATATATTGACGAATATATTATTACTATTTATGATGGGGAAATTTGGTGTGAACCATTAAAACGAGAAGATGAATATATTTATTGTGAATCACATTTTTCATACATTTTAGATAGTTGCAGCTCTAAAGTATTAGAAAAATGTGAAGCAAATTATATTTGTGAAGTTCACATTAATGATGAAGAATTCGATGATTTTTGTAATGATGAATGTATCTTCTGTAAAGAATGCGAAGAAGACAATGATGTGCATGGCTTTACGGCTACGCGTAATGATGATAACGGGTTTACCACATTATCATTCTATTCAACAGAAAGACTTGATTCTGATGAAATGAGAGATTTATTGGAAATTTTTGGTTTGTAATTTAATACTCATATACTTTTTGGGATCCGTAGGTGTCACAGCTTACGGATCTATTTTTGTGTTCTCAATTAGGAGAATAAGAAATTAAGACATCAGCAAAAGGAATGTGTCGGGTAAGTTCCGACTGCGCTGCCGGTAATTGGCCAGATGGATAATCTGATAAAGAGTTAAAGTAGGACGGTTGATACTCTCCTATCTCTACCTTCAATTAAAAATATTGGAGGAATTTTATATGGAAGAAATAAAAATTTTTGAAAACGAAGAGTTTGGACAAGTAAGAACAATTGTAATTAATAACGAGCCGTGGTTTGTTGGAAAAGATGTAGCCGAAGCATTGGGGTATGCAAATCCTAAAAACGCAGTCCCTAAACATGTATTAGACGAAGATAAGCTGAGTACCCAAATCGAGTACGCAGGTCAGAGAAGAACAGTAACGGTAATTAATGAATCTGGTCTTTATGCTCTCATCTTTGGGAGTAAGCTGGAATCAGCGAAAAGTTTTAAGCACTGGGTTACTTCAGAAGTATTACCTTCTATTAGGAAAACAGGTAATTATATCAGTAATGAAGATCAGCTACGATTAGGATTGTTTGATAAAGATCCACTTGTTGTTGTTCAATCTCATCAAAAATTAGTTGCTATTGAGGTAGATAGAGCTACAGCACCACTCATTGCAGAGAACACAGTAATGAAACCAAAAGCGGATTACCATGACGAAGTATTGAATAAAGACGATCTTATTAATACTACTGTTATCGCAAAAGATTTAGGATTACGCAGTGCAGCAAAATTAAACAACCTAATGCATTCAAATAATATTATCTTTAAAAATAGTTCTGGTACATGGTGTCCTTATGCAGACTATGAATGGCTTATCACTGAAAACTATGCAGACTACAAAAGCTATAATGTTGAAAATTCTAACCTGTGTTTGAAGTGGACAGAAAAAGGAAGAAAATGGATTATTGAAAATTACGGAAAATGGATCTGTAACTCAAAAAATTAGTTAAATACATATGGTTTGTCAGTCTGACAAGTAAAGAGAATTGTGAACAGATTGTTTATCTCTACCAAAGACAAATGAAAATCCAATGCAGTTTAGCTGTATTCTTCAATGATACATTGGATATCAAGGAGGGATACGGTGGAAGTCATGAGCCACCGGATAAGCGTAACCTCATTCGCGCTTCTCTCCTATTTCTATGGAGTGAGGAGAAAATAAATATTTAAATAAAAGGAAGTGATGTTTTGAATGAAAAGATAGCAAATAGATCAGAAGATATTACAGATGAAATTTGGTTAACAGTAAATGAATTTAATAGGGAAATGGTTGATGATTATCTTAACAATCAAACACATCTTTCACCTAAAAGCATAAATGCGTACAAATCAGCCTTAAGAATATTTTTTCTTTGGGTGAAAAATAATTTACGAGATAAAAAGTGTATAGATATTAAAAAGAAAGAATTTCTTAGATATATGAATTGGCTTGCAAATAGAGGCTTTTCTGAATCCGGAATTAAATTTAAAAAATCTGCTGTTAGTGCTATGAATAAATTTATTGAAAATTTTTATGAGGATGAATATCCAACTTTTCGTAATTTTGTAACTGCCGAAATGCAGGTTCCCAAAACAGGAAAAGTATTTTCAAAAGAGCCTTTGACTCCTGAGCAAATTGATTATCTATGTAATGAATTAGAAAAACGTGAGGAGTGGCAAAAATTAGCTTACGTAAAATACACATATTCCACAGGCTGCCGCCGCGCTGAATCTAGGCAATTGTTAAAAGAAGTAATTAATTATGAACCTAAAAGAAAAATGGTAAAAATAATCGATGAAGACGGAGTAGAACATGAAGTAGAATCTGTTTCGTATAAAACTCATGATATAAGGTGTAAAGGAAGAAGCAAAGTTGGTAAAATCAGAAAGCTTCAATTTGGCGAAGATGTGATGATTGCTTTAAAAAAATGGATTGAAGTTCGTGGCGAAGATGATTGTCCTTACATGTTTGTAATTAAACAAAAGAATGGCGAAACAAGACAAGTGAGCGAAGGCGTATTCAATGATTGGTGTATTAATGAATTTTCAGCAATTGTTGGGCAGAGACTTACTCCCCACGGTCTCCGAAGAAGTAGGGCAACTAATTTAGTTGTGTATAATCATCGCCCACTTGAAACAGCTCAGAAATTATTGGGGCATGAATCAAGCGAAACTACCCAAATATATGTAATTCGTGAAGACTCTGATGATGCTGATGATGCATTTGTTTAACTCCAATTTACCATTATTTACCAGCATACCACTCTTTCATTCTATGTTATACTGTTTCTGAAGATCACAACACCGGAGGTATACATAGCTATGGAAAGACTAGTTAAAACAGGATATGTAAAAATGATTGCAATCGATGTTAGCGATTTGGAATCAAAAATTGTAGATGAAAGGAATACTAATTTTCTCTGTGATATAGAAAAATTCCAGCAAAAATATTCTGCAACATCTACAACAAGATGCGTATATATTCATATGGATGATAATTTTGAAATCAGTTTTTTAGATTATAAAAAGGTAATTCCACATATTCATCCATTTGACTATATGAGAGACATTGTAAAAAAACATGATGGGAAACTAATTCAAGGAAGTGATTATCTACGAATCACACATGAAGATGACTACGTGGAATTAACAGAGATTGATTTACGTGATTAATGGAGAGCGGTGCCGCTCTCCTATTTTTGTATCCGGATCCTTGGTCAGGAGATAATATGGGTTCAATTCCCATTGGAGTCATTGTAAAATCCGGCTTTCGTTAGAAATGCCGGTTTCATATCGGCATAATAATAAAAAGAAAGTGAGGAAAATGTATGGTAACATTACAGAAAATTGGAAATTATATGAACCGTGCAATTTTGGAAATCACAGGTCTATCATCTGAGAATAAACCAACCGGCACGATCGATGGCGTTGTAATTACAAATGGAAGTACATTTGAAGAAATCGATACCGGAACAATTTTTAAATATAATGAAGCAAACAGAGAATGGATTGAGCAACCAACATCAGGAGGCTCCGGAGGAAATATTTCTCTTGATTATTCTGCGCTCACAAACAAGCCTCAGATTAGCGGTGTTGAATTGGACGGAAATAAAACACTAGATGATTTAGGTATTCAACCAAAAGGTAATTATCTTACAACAGAAACGGATCCTACTGTTCCTGCTTGGGCGAAAGAGTCAAAGAAACCAACTTATACAGCTGATGAGGTTGGTGCTTTACCAAAGACTACTACTTCTCTTCCAAATCCTAAAAAAATTAAATTTACTGGTGCTGTTACAGATGAATACGATGGGTCTGTCGAAAAGACGATTAATATTCCAAGCGGAAGTTCTTATACTCTTCCACAAGCAACAGATCAAGTTCTTGGTGGTGTGAAAGCAAAAGCAAAAACAAACGAGACTGTTGAGGTTGCAATTGATGCAGCAACAGGAAAATTATTCGTTCCTACATATCCGAATTCTGGATTAAGCACAATGGATGAAATTCCAGAAGAAAATGTTATAGCTGCTACATATGAACTTAAACCAAATGTTCAGGCTATATGGGGAGAGGTCGTAGAACTTAATCTTACACTTGGTGCACCAAAACCAGGAGTGGTAAATATTTATCCGTTCTGGTTTACAAGCGGGGCAACAGCTACGAGAGTTACTCTCCCATCTAATATCATACTAGACGGATTTGTTACAAAACCGAATATGAAATACATGTGTCAAATCGAACAGAATGTGCTGTTTTATAGAGAGATTGAGGTGACAGCATGAGTTTAGGACTTGTCAAACGAAGATCTTTTATGCTTGGTTATGATTGGAATACGGTGAATGGTACTGGAAATATCTCTTTATCCAAAAGTATGAAGTCAAATTTTCGCAACGTCGAAATATTAGGTAACAGCAGACATAAAACTTACGCGGGAACACAATTGTTTGATGCTTCAAAGTTTTCGACCACTAGTGCAGGTGGAGCGACTCTGACCAATAACGGCGATGGAAGCTTTACAATTAGTGGAACTGGAAATTCGAATTCAGAATTGTATATCGATTATGTGTATACTCATGAAGAAACAATAGAATTGTTGAAGGCTGGATCTATAACTATAAAGACTTCAAGTGTTTCAAACCCCAGAGTAGATGTATCTCTTCGTAAAGCAGACGGTATCTATGTTGGTCTCTCAAACAGATATAATCCAGTTGACAGCGTAGAAATAAAACAAGAATTTCTTGACGATCCAAATTCCAAACTAATGTTATCCTTTTATATGCCTAGCAATTCAGAAATTAAGCCAGGTACAATCAAACCAATGTTATATCAGAATAGTGCCGGAAAATGGGAACCTTTTACTGGCGGAAAACCTGTTACTGAGCCAAGTCCCGATAATCCGCAAGAGATTAAAAGTGCAGGAAAGTGGAATGAGGGAACTCAAAAGTATGAAATTGATGTGAAAGTGACTGGGAAGAATTTTGCATTTGGAAAACTTTACTATTGTAGCTATTCAAGAGCAATCGGGTGTACGAATAACCTAGAAGAAGCAACGTTACCATTTAGACCGAAATCAGAAACGCAAGGTGTGGGTTATGTTGTGCCGTGTAAAAAAGGGGTGACGTATACTTTTTCCGTAACGAACCCAAACGAAAATTTATGTACAGGAATTACAGAATACACAGATCTGAACAGCACAATAAATATCGAGAAAAAAGTAGGTAACACATTAAAAAGTAAAGACAATTTAACCTATACAGCAATTGGTAATGGAGTCTTGTTGTGTTTTGTTGCGGGAGTGTGGACAGATGGCACGACCACTCTGCATGAGTGTACAGAATCAGAGTTGCTACAGGTGGAAATTGGAAATATACCGACGGAATATGAACCTTACACCGAGCAATCTGTACAAATCGCCCTAGACGAGCCTTTAAGGGGTATCAGGAGAATAACTGATGGCAAAAACGTGCAAGAAGCACTAAATTCAAGCGGAATTACAAGACGTTTCAAAGAAGTTGAAATAATGAAAGATACACCTATTACATATACACTTGGGCAATACGGATCACCTGAAACAAATACGGTTATCTATCGGTACAAAGATACCAGTTTAAAGAAAACAGGAGCGGTACTTTGTGAAGAATTAAAGAATATTAATAATTGGGCAAAAGAAGAAGAATCAGTTTCTATGACGGAACAAGGAATTGACTTCCGTTTGAGCCGTGAAAGATTGGGTCTGGGAAGCGATACAACACCAGAAGAAAATAAGGTGGCAGTAATCAAATATCTTGAAAATCATCCGCTACATTGCATCGCAGAACTTAACGAACCTATTACAGAACCTCTCCCAGAATCTGTACAACAGCAATTACAAGCCCTGCACAGCGAAAACGTCACGACACATGCGTTTGTAGATAGCGGAGAAGTTCCAGCAGGTATTGAAGCAACTTATAAAATGAAATCGAATTAGGGAGGTGTATGACTTGAATACAAAATACGGAAAGCTAGTTGATACTACTCTAATATATGCTCCGAATGTTTTGACAACAAACGGAAAAGTGATTGTCTCTCCATTTGAAAGCGATTACATCCAAGCTGGTTATCTACCTATTATAATGGATGCGGATTTGCCGTATAAAGAAGGATTTGAAATCACAGACAATTACGCAATCGTGGATGAGCAGCAAACCCCAGAAGGAGAAACAATTCCAAGGCATATTAAAAGAACACAAACTTACGTGGTAATACCTGATTTTCAACCAACTCCAAGTTTGGCAGATGTAGTAGATGGTCATACAAGGGACATCGAAACGCTAACAGGATGCGTATTAGAAATGTCGGAGTTAGTATACGTATGATTGTGAAAATGTTAACAAACTTAATTTTATTTTTAAACAGAAAGGACAATATTATGATGGCAATGTTATGGGCACAGCAGATTATGAGTCAGGAAACGGTGGAAGCTGCAAAAGCAATGTACAAAAGAGTTCCTAGACTCTTAAAAGAACAAGTTAAACAGATTTTAATCGATTCTGGAATGGAAGAATTGACGAAATAATACTAGTTTACATTAGGGCGGTACTACTACTGCCCTTTCATTATGCTCAGATAGTTCAATGGTAAAATGACTGACTTGTAATCAGTTGCTCCCAGTTCAAATCTGGGTCTGAGCTTTAAAAGATAAAAGTAATGCTTTGGTTAAGTTAATGGAGGTGTAATTATAGCTACAAAAAAAGAAATAAAGAAAAAACATTGTTCTTGCTGTGGGAAAGAAAAGCCATTATCTGATTTTTATATGAGCAAATCGCCATTACATGCTCTTGATAAAAAAACCCCGATTTGTAAAGATTGCATTATTAAATCGAGTATAGATGAAAATACTAACGAAATCAGCGAAGAAAAAATCAAAAATATTCTTAGACAAATTGATAAACCATTTTATAAAGACTTATTACAAAGTGCTTTTAATCAATTTAAAAAGGAACATTCTTTTATGTCCGAAGAAGAAGTACATCATTGCGGAGATTCCATAATACGTTTATATATGAAGAATATTGCTTCTTTAAGACAGGTTTCTTCAAAAAGTTATGAAGAATCTGAAAAAGAAAATTTTATACAAAAACACAGTACCGTCATTCAGAAAACTGAACGTAGTAAATACAAAAAAGATTTACAAAGTAAAAAAAATGATGAAATAATTATTTCTGAATCTGATGATTTTGAAGTAACACCAGACATGATTGAAATGTTTGGAGAAGGCTTTACAAGAATAGAATACAAAAAGATGTGCAAAAAATACGATGACATGACGAAAACATATGTCATACAGACAAATCTTCATAAAGAAGCCTTACTTACATATGTGCGTTTTAAAGTAAAAGAAGAAATGGCTACATCCAGGGGAGATGTGCAAGAAGCACAGAAATGGTATTCTGCTGCACAGGACGCTGCTGAAAAAGCAAAATTGACACCAAGACAGTTGTCCAAGGAAGATTTACAAGGTGGAATCGTAAATTTTAGTGATATATTTTCTGCCGTCGAAGGAGCGAAAGAAAGGATTTCTATATTCCCAGAATTTAAATATCAACCCAAAGATGCTGCCGATTTCATTATATGGTGTTATGTGAACTATGAAAGAAATTTAAACAACATGCCAGAAGTTGAATATAAAGATATTTACGAATTCTATGACAGAAAGAAAAAAGAATATATTGAAATGTATGGAGATCCGTATGGTATTTTTTCTGACGATACAACTGAATTAAATAGAGAAACTATTGAAAAATTTATCACTATACCTGCAGATTTTAAGGACGGTGATTAAATGGATGATTACGGATTTAATATCGATAATTGGGAATATTTTTGTAGTTATTCAAGATGGTTCCCTGATTCATTCTTAGATTTAATAAAGCCGCCCAAAGGTGGATTAAATTTACATTTAGATCAGCGTATTTATCTAAGAGTAATGTTAAGATTCACATCTTTTTATGGAGTATTCCCACGAGGTTATGGAAAAACATTTGACGAAGTGCTTGCGTCAATGCTGGCTTGTATATTTTTCCCAGAAATTTCTATTTCTTTATCTGCTCAAACAAAAGAAAACGCAGCAGACCTTTTAAAAGATAAATATAATGAAATACTTAGGTTTTATCCATTGCTTAAAAATGAGATAGACAAGGCTAATTTTGCTAAAGGTGATGCTCTTGTTGTATTTAAAAATGGATCAAGACTGGATAATTTAGCAAACGCACAAACATCGAAGGGACAACGTAGAAAAAGAATTAACATGGAAGAATCTGCATTAATTGACAATGATACTTTTTTGGATGCTTTGTTACCGATTGTAGAAGTTCCTAGAGTTTGTGTTGGAAAATATTCAATAGTTGATCCAGAAGAATTGAATCAGCAAATCAACTTTTTCACTACTGCCGGGTTTAAAGGCTCTGATGAATATCAAAGATCTGTTGATATGGTAAAAGATATGGTGAATCTTAACGGTAAAATTGTTCTGGGTTCAAGTTTTTGGCTGCCTTGCTGGTATGGACGTGGTTCAACAAAAAGTCAGATTTTTCAGAAGAAACGAGACATGACAATGATTTCTTTCGCACAAAACTATGAATCAAAATGGGTCGGAGCAGCGTCTGGTGCTTTAGTAAATGTTAATAAACTTATGAATTGCAGATCTTTAACATCCCCAATTCTTTCATCGAAAAACAAAGAAGATGAATTTTATATTGGTGTGGATGTCGCAAGAAGTCAAAATACAAGTAATAATCAATCATTCATATCTGTAATAAAAGTCAATAGAACAAAAGACAAGACAAAAATTGTATCAATGGATCTTGTCAATCTTGTTAATATCCCCAATATTATGAATTTCACAGCACAAGCATGTGTCATAAAAAAATACAAAAAACTTTACAATGCGAAAAACGTAATCGTTGATGGCAACGGACTTGGTGCGGGGCTAATAGACGAATTACTTAAAGAAAGTTTTGATCCAATCACCAAAGAATCTCTTGGATGTTGGGATACAATTAATGATGATAACACTCCAGAAGTTCCAGAAATTGCTGAGAAGATTTTATATAATCTGAAGGCTCAATCAGTTCAAAGTAAAATCGTTACAAATTTTATTGATGTTGTAGATAGTGGGAAATTTAGAATGTTGGAAAGTAGGCAACAATCTGATTTTACTGAGAAAGAATATGATGATTTTGATAACTGTGTAGCCCCCTATCTTCAAACTGATTGCTTATTTGAAGAGATCGCAAATCTTAAATTAAAACATTTATCAAATGGTGGAGTAACAATCGAAAAAGTTGTAAACAAATTAGACAAAGACCGTGTGTCTGCAACCATATATGTATTATGGTATATAAACGAGTTTTGTCGAGATATATACGCGGTTTCCGACTATGAATTTACATGTCTTATAAATTAACAGAAAGGAGGAGGACATGCCAGAAGTTAATAAAGAGCAATCGGTAGAGATTCAAAACGAGTCCTCTCCTGCTGCTAATATATATGAATTTAATAGTTTTGTATCACCGATGGATATAAGTAGCTTATTCTCGTGTGGTATTTACGATTACTTTTCTAAAGAAGAAATAGATTCTATTTTACGTGATCCTATCGGGAATCACGATGCTGCAATTCGATTATCAAATTTTGTATATACCAAAAACGGTATCGTATCCAACTCAGTCGATTATATGACTGCTCTACCATGTCTTGATCGTATTTTAATAAGTAAAAATAAACGAAACACAAAGACAGTTCAGGCAAATAAAGCATTAATGAAATCTGTCCTAGAAAAAATTGATGACAGACAATTTATCAGAAATGCATTGTTTACAGATATGTTAGATGGAATCGCTTTTTTCTATTTTGAAACGAAAAAGAAGAACTACGATAAGACCAAATTTATGACTGATTATGATGTAGAAAATATTGTGGAAATCAATGAGGTCGGAATTAATGCTTCCATTATTTCCTTACCGTGGAAATATACTAAAATTGTTGGAAAGAAGAATGGTCGATATGTACTTGCATTTAATCTAAGATATTTTGACGACTATACCGGAGACAAGCTGGAAAGAAAATTAAGAAAATATCCTGAAGAAATTGTAAAAGCATACAATAGTCGTAATACTCGGACTACCGGAGGAGACTGGGTTATTCTTGACAACGATCATACAATGTGTCGAAAAATCAAATGCAAAGATTCTGAACCTTGGGGTCGAAGTTTAATTATTGCTGCACTTGCAGATGTACTATATAAAGATTATTTTACTGACACAAAAAGAAATGTATTAGACGAAATCAACAATAAAATTATTTACCAGACATTTCCAGAGGGAAAAGATAAAGGTTCAAGTTCTCTTACTGGAAAACAACAGGAGCAGCAACATGCAACGGTCAGACAAGCAGTTATGAATAAAAATTCTCGTGGTGGAATTTCATTTTTCAGTGTTGCCGCCGGCACGAAACTTGATTCTATAGATGTATCTACGGATATTTTCGATAGCAAAAATGAATCTGATTTAAATGATCAGATTTCTCTTGACTTGGGTATTTCATCTGCTCTTATTGGTGCTATGACTACAGGGAACTATGGAGCGTCACAAAGCAACCTAGAGATGATAACGGCACAACTATATGTATGGGTAAATGAATGGCAAAATGAATTGAATTATGTAATCAATAAAAACATTATTCAAAATGAGAAAAACCGGGTCGAGGTTTACTACTTCCCTACTTCATTCGTAAATCGAAAAAGCTTTTTTGATATGATGAAAGGTTTGTACGATGTTGGAGGATCGTTGAGTTTCCTCATTGCTAGTACAGGTGTGGATCCCGATGCGTACTTCTCGGTTTTGGATGAAGAAATAGATAATAAAATATACGAAAAATATTTGCCACATCTTAATAGTAATACAATTTCTAAAAATGATGATGTCGCCGGAAGACCCAAAACGGAAACACCAACAGAAAATACAATAAAAAGTAGGGATAATGGTGGAAATAATATCCCTAGTCCAAGTGACAATAAGTAGTTAAAAGGAGAATTAGTTATATGGCTGTAGAATTATATTGCTGTTACTCTCTCCCGCTTCGTAATTTTCTTTACGAAAATGGATTGAGATATAAACTGGCAGCGTTAAATCCAAATAGTAAAAAACTATTTTGGGTTTATATCAAAAACGAAAAATTAAACGCTTTGTTAAATGAGTGGTCTGCTAATAAGTAGATCACTTTTATTATGTAAAAATATTGGAGGTTATTTATGGCGAAAAAGAAAACTCATGAAGAGTTTGTTTCTGAATTGAAATTAAAAAATAAGAATTTTGACAATATTGAATTATTATCAGAATATTGTGGAATTAAAAACAGGATAAAATGCAAATGCAAAGTTTGTGACTATGAATGGGAACCAATATCTGATTCCTTGATGAGAGGGTACGGTTGTCCGATGTGTGGAAATGAACGAGTACGGAAAGCAAGAATAAAACCATTAAAGGATTTTCTTAATGATTTATACAGCACAAGAGATGATATCGAATACATAGATGGATATAAGAGCATGAAAAAGAAGGTAACTTTTAGATGTAAAAAACATAATGTATTATTCAATACAACTCCTGAAAGTGCACTAAATGGTGTAACTTGTGAATTGTGTAGAAATGAAGCACCTAAGTATAATCAATTTACAAAAGAACAAGTGAATGATTTAATATCACATTTGAAAGTGGAAATAGTCGGAGATTATATAAATTCTAAAACGCCAACGAAATTTCGATGCCAATTATGTGGAAAAGAATTCATTTCAAAATATGATCTCGTAAGAGCTTGGAGAACTTGTGGCTGTGTAGATTGCGGCGGAAAAATTAAATCAAAGCGAAAGATTGATATTGTAAATAATCGAATTAATAGGTTGCATTCAGAAAAATCTGAATATGCAAAGATATTATCATATGACGAAGAATGTAAAAGAATTAAATGCGAATGTTTATTATGCGGAGCTATATATGAAACTTCTTACGAAAGTTTAATACAAGGATGTATGCACAGAAATTGTGCCTCAGTTATAAGTCAATCAAATGCAAGATTTTCTAACACAGAAGTTGTAGAAAAGGTTAAGTCATTTGGGAATAATATAAATATTGATTTTTCTAATTATTTTTCTTCTGAATCTTTGCTCGACTGCGAATGTGGTGTTTGTGGTAATAAATGGAAGGCTAAATCCAAAAATTTAATACGTGGGCGCGGATGTCCTATATGTGCACAAAAGAGACGAGACAAATCAAAATACAAATCCATAAGTGATTATTCTGAATTATTAAACAATATGAATTTAAGTGTTGTATCAGATTACATTAATGCTACTACTCCGGCAACTTTTAAATGTAATGTATGCGGAGGGACATTCGAAAGTACAATGACTTATATTTCTAATACATCCATTGGATGTAAAAATTGTACTCAAGAAAAGAATAGAATTCTTAAATTAAATTCTTTTATAGACGGATTGGATAAAAAAAATTCAACAATAAAATTAATTGGAGACTTTGTTGACATGTCTACTTCCACTACATTTCTATGTACAAATTGCAATCGTAATTTTGAACGTACGCCGCATGATCTTTTAAAATCTTGTAATTGTCCTAATTGTACCACAAATTCTAAATTAGAATACTATATAAAACTGTATTTAGATAAACATAAAATAAGTTACAAATTACATTATTCTTTTGATGGACTATACGGAGTAAATGGCGGATTGTTATCTTATGACTTTTATCTTCCAGAATATAATCTTTTAATAGAAGCACAAGGGAAACAGCATGTAGAACCTGTGGAATACTTCGGAGGAGAAGATCAATTTGTAATTCAAACAGAACATGATAAGCGAAAGCGTGAATATGCGGAAATAAAAAATATTGAGTTACTTGAAATTTTCTATAATGACATAAACAATATCTCAAATATTTTAGATAATCAATTTAATATGGATGTTGAGATCAAGAGAGCGAGTTAATACCTTGCTTTCTTTTTTTATATAACAACAAAGGAGGATAAAACGATGAATAGAATCCTCGAATTAAGTAGCAAATCATCAAAAGGTGGTAGGCGAAAAATCAGAATGGTGCTGCTTACATTACATAAAAAAGACGAAAAAAATCTAAATGGAATTAGTTGGAATGAGGAATATGTTTTAAACAATTTAGATTCAATAAAAGGAATACCAATTTGTGCAAGTTTTGTTGATTCAGAATTAAAAGATGTTCCTTTAGACCATGGATATACAGAAACTGTAGAAATTGGAGATGGAAAATCTGAACCATTATTTAATAACTCTGAATGTTGCGGAGTTATTGAAGACGCTAAGATTGAAGATTTAGAAATTAACGGAGAAATGAAAAGAGTTCTTGTTGGATACGGATATCTTTTTTATCAAAGATATAAAAATTTCTGTGATTACATTAAAGAAAATATTTTATTGTCCGATGTTAAGTCTTCTATCGAAATTGTAGGCAAGAATGGAGGAAACATTATTTATGACGGTGGATACAACGAAGAAATTCGATATCCACAAGTGTTTGATTTTTCGGCAACAGCGATATTGGGTGTCAAGGAAGCTGACGAAAATTGTTACATTCTTGAAGTAGCACAAAAACAAGAAAAACTTAAGGAGGAAAATAAAAACATGGAATTCGATAAGAAAGAATTTGAAACAGTTCTTAGATCTGCTCTTTCTGAAATTAATAGTGAAAAGAAAACACATGATGATGAGGTTTCTGAATTGAACAATAAGATTGCAGATCTGAATTCGCAGATTGAAACAAAAGACAATACAATTTCAGAACTTAATGCGTCTGTTGAGCAGCTTCAGGCAACATTAAAACAAATGGAATCCGATAGAGATACATATTGGGCTGAAAGAGAACTTTTAGAAAGAGAAATTGCAAAGGCTAAAGTGGCTGAAAAGCTTGCTGAATTAGATAATTCTCTTAAAGAGTTTAATGCCGAAGAAAAAGAAGTTGCAAAAGAAGACATTGAAGAACTGAAAAAGAATATCAACGCATGTCAGAAAAAAGAAGAATTAAATAATGTCACATCTGAAATCAATTCTATCAAATCTAAAATCTGCATGAATATTGTTGCAAAACAGAAACAGGCAGAATCTGAAGCTCGTATTTCTGAGCAGAATTCAGAAGAAGTAAAAATCGAAGATATTTTCTCAGAAGTATGTAGCGAGAAATATGTCGATGACGATGAAGAAGTAAATATTTTTTAAGGAGGACAAACTAAATGATTAAATTTAGAAGAATCTCACAGATCGAGAAGTTATACCCTTTTGTGGACGCAACCATTGATAAAGATGCTCTGAATGGAGATTTTGGTTCAGTTACAACAGGAAAATTTGCACCAAAGGCAGATGCAAAACAGGCAATTATGCAGGTTGAAGTTGGAGATGATATGGGAATGTCAGAATATAAAATCACTGCTGGATCTCATGTAAGAGTCGTAGACTTTGAAAAACTTGAGGGACAGGAAATCGAAGTATACGGTGCTCAGTTACCAGCAACTTTTGCAAAAGGAAATAAACTGAAATCTGATGCAACAGGAAAATTAATTACAGGTGCGAGTGTAGCTCCTTATTTTGAAGTAACTGAGATTATTGGAAACAAAATTGGTCTTGTTGCCAAAGTTGTTACAAAACAAGACTAATTGAAGGGAGATAAAATACATATGAGTTATACATTTGAATTAAATAATGAACGTAGAGATGCTTCTTTTGTAAGTGGGAAAATTAATGCTAATTCCCCAGTTGTAGAAGTATTCTCTGCTATGACAGATGGTAGAGAACTGCCTAAATTTAATAACAAAAATACAGCTGATGCTGCAGCTAAATATATTAAAGAGTTAAATAGCAGAGCTGCAACAAATGATCCAGTTGCTATTTCTGAAATCAATGAACTGAGACGTTTTAAAATGCAGCCAGTGTTGATGCAGGAAATCAAGTTACTTGGAATTTACGGAAATTACAAACCGATCGGATATAACGAGTCTTGTGAAGTAGAAATCACAGAGTACGTAAATACTGGTGCTGAAATCCAGGCTGCTGGACAGGATGTAAAATTCCCGACTATCAGAAAAAGACGTGTACCGATTGCAACAACTACTATTTCTGGTGGTTATGCAGTTGACTACAGAAAAGCAGCACTTGGAGATATGAGTGATGAGAACGAGCTTCAGGAACAGGTTCGTACAGATATTAGAAATAAAGCTGCTAAATATGTAGTAGATGAAACATACAAAGCGATTAAAAATGCGAAAGGTGTGAAATATTTCTTCGAGGGAGCTGGTCTTACAAAGACAGGTGTTGATGGTGTTATCGCAAATGTTAGACGTTTTGGTAAACCAACAATCTCTGGTGATTACGCTATGATCGCACAGTTCAATGGATTCGCTGGATATGAGGGAACAACACCGACTGTAAACGGAATCTCTCGTACAATTATGGATGAAATTCATAATACAGGACTGATGGGTGTATATAATGGTGCTACTCTTGCAGAAATTCCAAACCCATATGACTTAACAACACTGAACAAAGATGGTACAAACTTTGAAACAATGTTGCCGGCAGGTCTTGCATTTGTAATGCCACAGGGAGGACAGTCTCCGATCCATATGGTAACAAGAGGTGGACTGACAACATTCTCTGGAAATGATGTTACAACTGGTATGCAACTTTCCCGTTTTGACATGGAGTTTGGAACATTATTAGTCCCTGGAAGAGAATATGAAATCGGTATGCTTCACGACCAGAACCTCGATTCTCTTGGAAAATAAAATATTTGAATAATAAGAGGCAGTTTAATCTGTCTCTTATTTTAGTTTGAAGGAGAGAGCAATAACATGAATGAATATTTCTATTGTTATTCAAAAAAATTATCACACTTCATTATGGCATATGACATTCCTTATGTATCAAAATCTGTAAACAAGAAAAATGGTATGCCATATCACACATTTAAAAAGTCAGAACGGCTCGATAAAGTAATTGCATTATATAAAACTGTTATCCATGCCGTTTAAATAATTAGTTGATAAAAATACAATAATTGTTACGGAGGAAATAAAATGGCTGAAGAAAAAAATACAGTTGAAGAATTAAATCTTGAACAGAAAGTAACTGTTAGAAGTATCGCAAACTGGACAACAGGATTTAAGAGAATTGAAACAAATGGAGATGTTACTATTCCGCCAAATGGAACCGTACGTCTTCAGAGAAGCGAAATTATCGCACAGATTCAGAACGGAAACCGTTTACTGACAGGTATTGACGATAGAGGTTCTCATGCAACGCTCTATGTTGATGATAAGCCTACAAGAGTTGAGGTTGATTTTGATAGTGAGGACGGCACTATGACGCAGGCTGTACTTACTACAGATGCGGTCAAAAAGTTATTTGAATATAAAACTATGAAGACTTTTGAAAGCAAATTGCAGGAATTAGTAGCTACAAGAGCTGAGGAAATTGCAATTCTTGAAATTATTAAAAAAGAGAAGTTTAACGATTTTGAAAAAATCAGAGTTGTTGAAAATTATGTTGGATATAAGATTTAGAGGTGAATTTAAATGGGTAATACAACCGCCAACGAAGTGATACAATCATTTGAATCTTCTTTTGCAGATAAAACTGTATTGCCTGTATCACTGGAAATGGAATGGTTTAAAAAGGCTGTTGGAAGATATTCAGCAGAATTAAGCGATTTGAATTTTGATGTAGAACTGAATCAATTCGATACAAGGCTTGATCGATATACAATCGATACACTTGCAGAATTTATGAAACAGTCTTATCAAGAACGTCAATATTCAAAAGTCAATAAACGTATTAGTATAACTGGTAAAGATTTAGGAATTGATGGTTCAAACGGTTCTAAAACTGCAACAAAAGCGGAATTGGATTATATCACTGAAAAGGCAAACACAATGGTTGGAAATCAGAAAGTAACTGCTTTTCTTTAGGAGGGTGTTATGCAAGATTGGTATTTATTAAATCAAGACACTCGTCCAAACGTAACAGGTGGATATGAAAATGATGCTTTTTTAGAAAATAAAGATGACGCATTTGCAGAAGCATTAGAAACCGACATTGCCACTTCTGTTATTCTTTATAACAGTGATTTAAGCATTTCAAAACAAATTAGATGTATTATTCAGGGCAACACTGCAAATACACAATTGAAATCTCTTGAAAGGACAGTTTTATTTCAAATCGGAACTGTTAAGGCTGGCATGTATATCTTTTTTGAAAATCGATACTGGCTTATAGACGGGTATCCCGGTAATAACGGAATTTACGAAAAAGCAACAATGGTACTATGCCAATATTTATTAAGATGGCAAAACTCTTCTGGTGAGATAATTGAACGTTGGTGTAATGCAGTTTCTGCATCAAAATATGATGTCGGAGAAAATGGTAATTTTACAATTGCCTTATCTTCTAATACATACACTATAAAGCTTCCAGGAGATGAAGAATGTTTGAATCTTGATCGTAAACGTGTATTTATTGATAGAAAAAAGATAAATCCGGACAAAGTTTTTAAATTAACTAGAAGCGATGATGTTTTATATGATTATGGCGATGAATATCATGGAAGTATTTTAAGCTTCATTGCAGATAAAACTGAATTGAATCTGCAAACGGATAATAGAGAATTGAGAATTTGTGATTATATAGATGTAGATAGTCAGGTTTTGCCTGAACAAACAGATAAACCAGAATTTATTATTTTCGCAAATATAATAGGAAGCGATTCCATTAAATTAAATAGAAAAAAATCATACCAAGTTAAATTCTATAGAGATAAAAATAAAACGAATGAATTCGAATATACAGAATTTAACTGGAAAATAGAATCAGATACAAAATTAGATACTTCTATTTCTGGATCAACTATTGATATTAAAGTAATTGATTCAAATTCTGTTGGGAAAGACATAACATTACAGATAGTTATAAACAATGTGATTATCATAGAAAAGAAAATAGAAATATGTAATCTATTTTAGCAAGGGGGATTTATGAGTAAAACAATTTTAAAAGATATTGGTGTTTTTAAAACGAATCTTCTTTTATCCTTCTTAGATTCTCCTGATATATGTGAGTTATTATTAGGAGAAAATTACACTTCTGATGATGTGGACAACTTGGTTTATTCTCAAATTTTCCCATATTTATATATTGACGATACTCAAATAAAGGTGCTTCCGTATTTATGTGTAGAAGTCAATTTTTCAAATCAATCTCGTACAATGAAGACTATGTATGTAACTGTATATGCATATTGTCATAAAGATTGTATGGAATATCATAAAGACGGATATCTAGGAACCAGAGCCGATATTTTGGCAGATATGGTTGAACGTCAACTGCAAGAACCTAATAAATATGGAATAGGAGAATTAACTTTAAAATCGGTTAATTATTATTTTCCAAATAATAAATATTATGGAAGACAATTAACATTTGAAACATCAGATTTTAAATTCAAGAAGGTATAATGATGAAGTTAGATTATTTCGATTTAATCTCTCCTCTCCCACTTGAATTATATAAAATAGGTCATATCAAATCTCCAAAACTAAAAGAAATTGCGGAGATATCATACTTTACATATGCACAATATGTATCATTTCTGAAAATGAAACCCATTGATTATTATGATAATTTAAATGAAAACAGTAATGATGAAATCAAAGAAATGATAGCCACTACGAAATATGATTTGCTTCTTTTGGATTCAAACTTTCGTGATATTATTTGTGCTGCTTTGAATTTTTTCTTTGTGGAAAATTTTAAATGGTACGAAGAATATGAAGCATTCATTTCAATGTCTACTTTACAGGTAGAACCTGGGAAAGAACCTGAATATTTCGTAACAGGAATGATTAGTAAAGATAACTATTCAGAAACTGTAGACATCATTTTGCAGCGTGTACACATCACAAAAGATGAAAATGAAGTTGATGATTTAAGCAAGGTAAAAAACAAACGCGGACTGAGGAATTATTTAAAAATCCATAAAGGTCGAAAAAAATTCAATAAGAAGACTGGCGGAAATTCTTCATTAACGCTCCCTAACATTATTTCATCCGTTGCTTCTAAAAGTAATAATTTAAATTGGGATACTATATGGAATATTACAGTCTTTCAATTATTTGATACTTTTGAACGGCTGCAAATCATAGATCAATATGATGTATTTTCTACACAAGTGGCTGTGTGGGGAGATAAAGAAAAGAAATTCAAGTTTGGCACTTGGAGTTCAAATATATATGAAAAAGATTAAAACACTGAACAGTCAGTGTTTTTTTATTACAAAACTTAGATTAGGAGGTAATACACAATGGCTAATATTTTTGGTAAACAAATGGCTAACCGTGAGGTATGCGATTTAGTATTTGTGGATTATAAAACACAGAAACCTTTCCTTTTCTGTGATTATGCTAACACATCTAGTCAGGAATTAACTGGTGAAAACGTGTTTGCTTACGGTGGAAAAGGTCATCCAAAGAAAATTACTTTCTCTGGAGAAAGAGCTGGTACACTTACAATTGAGACACAGATTCAGACACCTAAACTTTGGGAACTGATGACAGGTGGTAAGGCTTCTAAGACTGCAAGCATTATGCAAAGAGAAAAATGTAAAATTGAAGCATCTAATAAGGTAAATGTTTCAAATAAGAAAGCAACTCTTAAGAAGGAGACGGTTTGGGTCTACTCTGCTGATGACACAAATTTAGAAACAGAATTAAAAGTGACTAGTGTAACTTCACAAGAAATTACATTAGAATCTGGAGAAGTTGGAAATGAAGTTATCGTATTCTATCTTACAGAAAGATCAGACGTATATAATATCAACATCAAATCTACTGATTTCCCGAAAGCATTTACAGTTTATGGCGATACATATATGAAGACGACAGATGAAGATATTATGCCTTATCTTTTCAAAGCATACAAAGTTATCCCACAGGCAAATATGTCTCTTTCTTTTGCAAACTCAGGCGACCCGGGTACAGTAACATTAACTTGCGATATGATGGTTGATGATGATGGAAATATGCTTGATTTAACCCTTCTTCCGGATGAATCAGTGGGGGAACCGTAACCCCTGCTGATAATGCCTTAATAGGTAGGGGTAAAATCGGTAAGGCAAAAGTTGGTAAATCAGAATAAAGGATGTGAGTAAAATGGCTTATTCGAAAAAAACATGGAGTAATGATGAAGTTATTACTCAGGATGCTATGAATAATATCGAAAATGGTATAGCTGCACTAGATGCCAAGGCGGTAAATGCTGTTGCAGGTTCCAAAGATGGGTTTATATCCAAAGAAGATCAATCAAAGCTTGATGGTATTGCATCACAGGCAAATAAATATACACTTCCGGCAGCCAATAAAACAACTATCGGAGGAGTAAAGCAAATGGCTTTGATCCAAGACCTATCTACGGAAACAACGACTGACTTAAAGAATAAAATCAATGCAATTCTTGCCGAATTGAAAAAACAAGGGATCATGGCAAATTCATAACAATAAGAGTGATAGATATTTAGTGTGTATATGTATGGGGTAAATATCTATCACTGGTATTTACCCCATTTTTTTACTCCATCAACAAAAGTTTGGAGTGATGAAAATTAAAAAATTTGATAAAGAGTACCGTACTGATTCTTCACAAGAAGTATGTTTTTTATCGGAATGTGGTATTAGATACACATTTGTAAAGACAGAAAACGGTGTGACTGTATGGAAATATAAAAAAACAAAAGAACTTGGAGTTGCTTTATCTGAGTTCTGGGATAAATATACAAATTAAATATAGGTTATTCAAGATAATGAATATAAAAGTGGATGTCATATTTTTGAGTTGGTTTCACACAGTAAATTGACAATAGTATTAAAGGACTACCGCTCTCCTATTTTTGGAAAGGATAATACTTATGATCAACTGGAAAGTAAGATTTAATAAAGAAAATATTTTATTTATTGCTCAAGTTATTTTGTCTGTTGTTGCACCTGTACTTGGGTATTTTGGCTTACAGGCTTCTGATCTGACAACATGGAGTATGGTCTGGCAAACATTTCTTGATGCTATCAGTAATCCATATGTAGTATTAATTGCTGCAGTGTCGTTCTTTAATGCTATCACAGACCCAACAACTAAAGGTTTCTCTGATAGTAAAATTGCGATGACGTATAATACTCCAAAGAGTAAAGAGGTTGATGCTAAAAAATAGAAAGGAACTAAATCATGGAATATGTTGAAAAATTCTTCGAAATGGATTTAGTTGCTTTTACTTTGGGCTTAATAATCGCCGGATTGGCACTTGTATTTATGTATGAATTAGCTGTTAAAATTGGAAATACATTTGGAATTGAATTTACTCACATTAGACAGAGACGCGAAGAGCATGAATTATTAGTAAAAACGTCTGAGAATCTCACAAAATTACAAGAAAAACAAGAAGAAGATCGTATTCGCTCTGACAAACATGATGAGGAAATCAGACAAGAAATTGAAGAATTTGCTCTTGAACTAAAGAATGCACTTGTAGAACAAAAAAAACAGTTAAACACATATGCACAAAACAGAATCGATGACCGCGAAAAATCAAAAGAAATTAGACAAGAACTAAATTGTTCCATCGATAAATTAGCTGAAGGTGCTGTTGAAAGAAAAGAACAAATCAAAGCCCTTATGTGCGGGACAATGGAGCTTCTTGGTGATAAAATTGATCAGAGATTTAGTAAATACATTGCAATGAAAGGTATTCCAGAAAATGAGGTTGCGGAATTTGACGGATTATGGAATGCCTATCACAATGAATTAAAAGGGAATCACGGCAGAACAGAAAAATACAAATATGTAAAAGAGCATTTACCCGTTTTGCCTATTAAAATTAATCCAATTTATGAAGAAGGAAAATCTACAAAATAATAAGTTGAGGGGTTGCTTTGTGGTAACTTCTCTTCTTATATAAAGAGGTGATAAAAATAAATAGATCAAAATTTAATGTAGATAAAGATAAAAGCAAACGTACCTATAATGGAATCGTATTTGATTCTGTATTAGAAATGAAATACTTTCGTGACGTTCTTTGCCCGAAAGTGGAGAGCGGTGATGTGGTTAAATATGAATTGCAAAAGCCATATGAATTGCAACCAAAGTTTCGTCATGATGGGAAGTCTGTTCAGCCAATTAAGTATGTGGCTGACTTTTTTATTATATATAAAGATGGACATGAAGAAGTTATTGACACCAAAGGATGTCCAGATTCAGTCGCACTATTAAAAAGAAAATTATTTTGGTATAAGTTTCCTGATGTTGATTACAAATGGATTACTTGGGTGAAAAAATTTGGAGGCTGGATTGAGTATGAAGAATATAAACGACTCAAACGAGAAGAAAAACGTACTCAAAATAATTAATTAAAATAATATATTCTATTTACTACTCTTCTATTTTGTGATAATGTAAAATTATCAAATTAAATAGGAGGGAATAGATTATGGCTAGACCTAAAAAAATTGTCGAAATTAATTATGATGAAGCGATTACAAAAGCGCAAGAGGAACTCGAAGTCCTTTCTCAAAAAGCAAATGTTATAAAAATACAAATTAAAGATAAAAAAGCAGAATTGAAAAAATTAGAACGTGATAAAATTGCTTATGAGGAATGGAAGAAAGAACAAGAAAAAGTTATTCGCACAAGAGAAATAGCTGAATTAATTTCCGAATCAGAGTACAGTTTGGATGAAATAAGAGAATTACTTATTGGGGAAACCGCAAAAGAAAACACTACTACTGTTTCTGAATAATGAACGAAATAAAAATGTATTTAAGAGTCGATTTATGTCGGCTCTTTTTTGATGTAAAAATAAAATTTCGTTTTCATTTGAGAACATAAAGAGAATTAAAAGATATAGTGACTAAAATAGTAACACTATACTATAAGTTTTGGCAGCGTGATAAGCACTGCCATGTAAAATATACGAATCTTATCACTTCGTATTTTTCTGACTTTCAAAATCACAACTCACTTCAATACAACCATTTTTAAAATCAACTAATGCATTAAGTGATTTAGGATGGTTGCATAATATCAGATAGACAATAGCGATACTTGTCACTGATATAAATGTAGAAACAATTGCAAGTTTTGAAAACCGGAATTTGTTTTTTCGATCTGAATGCACTCTTTACCTCCCCTCTGATGAAAGAATCATCTATTGTCATGGGGAAATCAGAATGAGCAGATCGCTCAGAATTGTAAAAACTTCTGATTGTTATACACCTTACTTTCTGACCTATTATAACCTGGTCATGGTGATTATTTTTTGTAGGAGCGCAACAGCCGCGGTTGCGCTCGCGGCTTCCTACATGAATATAGTGTATCACCTTCAGGAAGATTTTGGAAGTCGGAACATTTGTTCAAAGTTTATAATTTTATTTTAAAGGAGATTTAAAAACATGAGAAAAACAAATATGAAAATTAAAGAAAACATTTCTTTTGCAGATAAAATTAATGCCATTGAATATATTGTGGCAAGTTATTTTTCTTTTGACGATGACGGATATATTGATGATTATACCCCATACTTTTATGGAATCGCAACTATGGAAGCATATGTAAAATATTTCTTCGAAGGATTAGAATTTGATGAGGGCGAATACATCTACTCTTCTATTTCAGAAGATGATGAAGTAATGGATTTAATCAAAGTGTTTGGAAAAGAAAATCTATCAACTATTACATATATCGAAGATAATGTAATTGACAAGGTCGAATTTATGAAACAAAAATATTTGAATGATTTATCTAATAAAAAAGATTCACTTTCAAATCTTTTAGATGCATTATCCACTGGCATTACTTCTTTTCTTGATCAATTAAAACCAAATGAGATTAATGAGTTTATGAAGAAGTTTAATGAATCAGGACTTACGGCAGATAATTTAGTGAACTCATTTTTGCAGAGTGACTTTAAAAAAGAAAAAGACAAGGAAGTTTTAGATGTAAAGAATGAGCAGATTCGAGAATTTTCTAAGATTGTCGGAGATGATAAAGCCAGACAGGTGCTTGAGAGAGCATTGGTAATTCATTCTACTGGTGAAAATCTTCCTAATTAAATAGGTGTTTTATGGCAAAAAAAGTATCTAGTTTTTTGGAAGTTAAAAAATTGATGGAAAAAGATGTTCGTGCAGGAATGAATGCTGCAAGAGATGAAGTCAAAGTAAAATTAGAAGATAATGTAATGGGATATTATGATATTGGAAACCCTGTAAAATACGAGAGAACAGGAACGTTGTTAGAATCGCCTAATACTACTCCTGTTTCTGGTGGAGGGAATTTGTTTAAATTTAAAGCAGAAATGGAAGAAAGTATTTCTTATCATACTGGAACGTATACAGGTGCACAAGTAATTGAGGCGACAGAAACGGGGGCAATCGGACATACATTGGGGAACCATAGATATTTTGAGGCAACAAGAAATGCAATTCCGGAAATTGTGGACAGAAATATGGCGAAATTCTTAAAGTGATATAGAAAACCCCGGAGATACTACTCTCCGGGTAAAATGACGATGATAAATAATGGATGATACACACAAATTAAGAAGAAGTTATATATAAGAATTATTCATTAAAATATGAAACAGAGAAATTAAATTTAATCCAATTGAGAATCTTGAAATTACATTGTGTAGTTTTTATATTACGGCTAAATAACATCTTAACTACAACCAATAAAATAATTGCAAGAATTGTCAATATTATAAGTAAACTTAAAATTATAATCTGTGTCACATTTCACCTCCCTTCTGTACAATAATGTGCCAGAAAGGAAGTTTTCATGAGAGACCCTCATATAGAATGCCGATTGCTCAAGCATAAGATAATACCTTCGACTTTCTAGTGCATATGCACTATTTATATCATTTTGCATACATATCGCGTATGCTCCCACAGGAGCTTATTAAGACAGACTGCCAGATACATACCCGTGACAACGGATTGGCTGTGGTGGATCCAATCGACATATACCCATTTACATTATATCAAACATTTCCAAAAAATAAATACAGTTTTCTACTGATGCTCTCTTTCATGAGGGCTTTTATTTTGCTCAAAAATGAAAGGAGTGATTTATAAAACATGAGTCAATACGAAGTTGATGTCGTTGCAAAAGTTCAGGATTCTGCGCTAGATGCTGCACAGGCGAAGCTGGACAAATTAACGGCAAAAGAACACACCATTAAACTTGGAATAGATGATGCGAAATTTAATGCTTCTAGCATTCCCAATTTAATAAAGGACATTGAACGATCCGGGTCGTCAGCTGGAAGAAAATTTTCAAGTAGTTTTCAATCGTCTGTTAGTAATAAGAAAAATAAAATTAGTTTTGACTTTGATTTAAGTAAAGCACAGGCAAATGCCGCCAAACAAACAGAACAAACTATACAAAGTATTCAAAGAAAATTATCAACAAGCAAATTAGATTTGGACGTTTCTAATTTAGGTAAGCAAATTAAAAATCTTGAATATAGCTTAGATGGTAGTGAATTTAAAAATTTAGAGTCATCTTTAAAAAATGTAAATAATCTGTCAGAGAAACTCAAAGGTAATTTTGATGATAGTTTTAATTTAAAAAGTAACAGCAATATTAGTGACGTTATTGAAGATTACAATAGGCTTCAGAAAGCAATTGAAAAATGTAATAACGAAACTAAGATTGCAGCGAATTCACAAAGCGGATTATTAAAACATAATGAAGGTCTGATTGCAAGTCAAAAAACTATTTCATTTGTAGAAAAAAATACAAAGCTTACAAAAGCGTACCGTCAGGAATTGCAACAACTAGCAAAATTACAACAAGAGGCGACTAGTAAATGGCAATTAAATGATTTAAATAAACAAGTCGCTCTTGTCAAAGCTCGTGCAGAAGCCGAAGGAGTCACCGGTCGATCTGTACTCAATGAGTTGGGTAGGGGTTTTAAGCAAATCGCACAGTTTGCAACTACATACGGCGTGATTGAAAGAGGTATTGACTCAATATCACAATCAATTGAACGGCTTAAACAAGTTGATGACATTCTTACTGAAATTTCTAAAACATCTGATTTATCATCTTCTTCTCTAAAACAGTTAAGGCAAGATGCTTATGGATATGCAAGTAATTATGGTAAAACTGTAACCGATTATTTACAAGGTGTTACAGAAATGAGCCGAAGCGGATTTTATGGACAGCAGGGAGTTGATATGGCAAATGTGTCAGTGTTGGCACAAGCTGCCGGTGATATGAATGCTGACACGGCTAATAGTTATCTACTGGCTACTAATGCTGCTTACGAATATGCAGGCTCTGCTCAGAAATTGAACGATGTACTTGACGGACAAAATATGATAAGTAACAGGAACAGCGTTTCAATGACAGATCTTGCAGAAGCTACGACTCAGGCAGGTTCTATGGCGGCGCAAACAGGTGTTTCTGTAAACGAATTATCCGCTTTGGTCGGCACAGCTGTCTCGAGAACAAAAAAATCGGGGAACGAAATTGGAACCGCATTAAAAGCCTTATTTGTCAACTTAACAAATACTTCCAACGATAAAGTTGTAAGCACTTTAGATAATGTTGGGATTTCAATGACAAAAATGGTAGGGGATTCAGAATATTTAAAAACACCTATCGAATTACTAAAAGAATTGTCTGATGTATATAATGCTTTACCAGACGGATCGACCGAAAAAGCAGATATTTTAAATAATATCGGTCAAAAACATCATGCCAATGTTCTCGCATCCATTCTTTCAGGTCAGCAAGATTATGACAAAATGCTAAAAGATTATTCTGAAGGATCAGGTAGTGCAGCCATTGAAGCAGAAAAGTCAGCAAATAACTGGAAAGGAAGCTTAAATCAACTTTCTAACTCTTGGCAACAATTTATTTCAAACTTTGCAGATGCAGGACAAATTACATCCGCAGTTCAACTAATTAATCAGTTAGTTAAAGGATTTGACGGATTGGTAAAAGCAGTATCACCACTTGGAGTGCTTTCAATTGGGGGAGGAGCTTTTGCATTTTTTAAAAACTTAGATTAACCTATAAAACACAGGGTTACATATATAATAAAATAAGTAAAATATTCCTATATTATATATGAGTCTAGCCGACATAAGATTTACAATATTATGGCATTGTAATATCAAGTGGCGGAGCATGGTGAGTTCCATATATTTATTATGGTTTTGACCCATAGAGGAGTAAATGCTTGAAATCTTATTTTGCAAATCATACCCATAACAGTAGGTAGGGAAACCCAAATAAATGATTTGTTCTTATATGAATATTAATATGAAAATGTTAAGACATCTAAGTAAGAATATAAAGGACAACGAGCAGGACAATATCTGAGTTAATTCTTTTGGCGTATATAATGAAGGTCATTAACAGATAGTATCCCCAGAGACATACCCATCCTCGGAGAGAATAACTGCCATAAATGCTATTCTTCTTTTAAGGCATAGTGCGTATTGCGATTTAGAAAAGTTTTAGTAATACGTTACTGGCAATCTGACTTAACATAGACTGTCAGTACCATGTGTGGCATAGATATATGCTTTTAAAACTTCCGGCAAAATCTGGAGTGCCGTAACCAATATAATCTTCGGATTATTTTCTAGCAGCAAATCTCTAATGCTGTTTGGTTCCAGTGATATGAGAAAATTTACACAAAAACAAAACACATGTTCCGACTACTCTTCTATTCTAGTACGAGTTATAATAAATATAAGTTTAGAAAAGGAGAATAAATATGGGAACAGAAGATGAAACAAAAAGAAACCAAAATACAAATAATCCCGTTTTTGAGATTTCAAGTTATCAGAGGAATTCTACAACGGAAAACACTACCCCTCCGGTAAGACAATCTGAATCTCAAAACAATAATGAAAATCAGAGGTGATAAGTATAAATTGGATAATTGATCTTATAGATAATATACCATACATATTATCTTTTGTAATTCCTGGATATATTTTTTTATCCACTTATTATTGGGTATCTTTTGTAGATCATAAAAATTTTAACAATTTAATTATCAAAAGCGTTGCTGCAAGCTATATTCTTGGTATTGTATTTGATTTTATTTTGAAGAAAGCCAAGATCATTATTTTACCAGACCAGCGTATTATTTTACTCACAATTATTGGTTTGTTATTAGGAGTAATTTTAGGTGAATTATGCCATTCAACAGCATTCAATAATCTTTTGTTAAAATTACATATTTACCGCACAACTAATGACGATTTTTGGATGGATATTTTCAAAGATAATACATGGGTAAGAGTATTTTTAAAAGACGGAAAGTCATATCTTGGATTATATAAATATGGTCAATCAAACAAAGATGAACCAATAATTGCGTTAACGATGTATCAAAAATTGGACGAGGAAGCAAATGTTATAATCGACAATTCTAATAATCCGAAAGAGCTTATTGTGTTAAACACGAAAGACTTTGATAGAATTGAAATTGTGTATAGTTAATTTTTATAGAAGGGACAAATATGTATATGGTTGAGAAGAAAAAAAGACGATTAGATTTTTCTAAATTATCCGGAAGAAAATTAAAAATCGTTTCTTCCGAAGAAGCGTTAAAAGATATTATTCCTATAAACTGGTCAATAGATGTTTTATCTGGTGATAAGAAAATTTGTGGAATTATACGATAGATACTAACCACTGCTCTATTTGTATATTTTGCATAAATTCATCTTGTTTTATTAGCTATATTTTTAGTAGACTTTTCTCCGATTGTTGGATATAATATAAATAAGAAGACCACAGTGTTTTCTCAATTCATCACATATGAGTCCTGTGACGGTTCTGACAGGACGGTAAAATAAAATGTAACCGAGTGATGATGATGCGTGACGGTTCTGACACATCGATAAAATAAAATGTAACCGAGTGATGATGATGTGTGACGGTTCTGACACATCGATAAAATAAAATGTAACCGAGTGATGAAGTATATTAAGAGAGGGTATTCCTCTCTTTTTTACTAAGGAGAAATAATGGAAGAAGAAAATATTTTTGATTTTCAGATATTGAAATTAACAGAAGCCTTTTATGATAATTATCCATCAAAAGAATATCCAGAATTGTTAAAAAAGAAAAATAGAGGGTATAATTGTTTATTAATTCAGACACATTATGATTATTTCGTTTGTATACCATATAGAAGTGAAATTCATCATAAATATGCTTTTAAATTTCAAAATACAAAACGATCAAATAAACATAATTCAGGACTTGACTATAGTAAAATAGTGATTATCAAAAATCATAACTTTGTTTCGTCCGAACCTGCAATGATTGATAGAGATGAATATATGAAGACAAAAAGATTTATATCAAAAATAGTTGAAGATTCTCTTAAGTATGTAGATGAATATGTATTGCACATGAATAATGAAATTACTTTGCCAAAAATGGATTTTAAAAGAAAGTATGGAATGTCTACATTAAAATATTTTCACAAAGAATTAAATATAAATCAAGAGCAGTAACTACTACTGCTCTATTTTTGTGCTTGAAAACAATACTCGGTAAAATATTAGATATTCAAACGAGATTTTTGTATTAATGATATTATTATTTCTTGTGCTGTTAAAATTTTATTAGAGATACAATTTCATCTATAACGTCTTTTCTCGTTACAACTGATTTTGTTATTTCCATTGCTATTGTGCTTAATGCAGATAGAGAAGTTATACCTATCTTAGACGCTCCTGATTTTGTTGCGTCCCAAATAGACTTTGGTCTTATAGTATTTAAAAACTGGTGTCCATATGGAGTTATATTGTCTATTTCACAAAACATCATTAATCTCCTTCCGGCGTCACCCAAGTTTCCAGAAATATATCTCATTTCACGAAGATTGTACACTGTATACCAAATATCTTCTTCAAAATAAATATTTTCAAAATGTTCTTTTATCTGTTTAAGACTAATTCTTGTAAAATTTTGTTTTTCCAAGTCTACTTCTAATTCAGCTTCTAAATAGAGTAATACATCTCTAATACAATCTGGATTTAATTTCATGGTAATCTCCTTTCAGAATCGAGGTGTTAATATGTTTGACAATAATTTCGTTGATAATTATTTACAGCGTGAAGAAAAAGAAAATTATATTGTAAAGTGTTTAATCAACACGCTATATTGCGGCACTGATGTAAACCAATCTGAATGTTATTCAATTATAAAAAAGTTTAAAGAAAAAATTTTGGGCAATGTGGAGTTATAAGATAGCCGCTGTTCTTCTCCTCCTCTTGATCTTTGTCGTTGTCATTGATGTCTGCAGCTTTGTCTGGCAGAGCCAAGTAGCAACATAAGAAAACAACAGTTTTTAAATATTAAAATGATTCAAAATTTTATTTGATTCTATCTCCATATCAATAGAGTGTAATAATTTTGAGTGCTCATCAGCCATTTTGGGAATATCATTAGATTCCACATAATCAGAAATATTTTTAATATAAATCATATATAACGGATTGAAATCCAAGAAATTAAAATCAAATTCCAAATTATATTTTTGTAAAGCTTTTCTATATCCTAAATAATAAAAAAACTCATGTAATCCAAAAGACCCATCAATTTTTTCAAAACATTTTATCGCTGCTGTGTATGATTGAGACATAAGGGATTCTAAAGTAAGACAGCCGGCTCTGTAAATAACCTCTGATTCCTTGTTTACTAATTTACTATTGCAGCTTTTGATAATTTGAATCATTTCGATATATGCTGCATGATATTCTGAGTAAGAAGCCATTATATTAAGGAATACTTCATATTTTTTATCTCTATATTTTATTGAGTCCGCAAGATGAGTAAATTCATGAAATAATATAGATCTTGTCGAAACCTCCGTATATTCATATATCTCCTTTTGAACATATAAGATATATTTTTGATTATACAAATCTATTGATTTAAATCTTGCGTGTGATGAATCATTTTTATCAAGAAGCTTTATCTCTTGTATTGGCGGGATGTTTTTAATTTCTTTACAGTATTCTAACCAGCGTAATTTTGTCTCCACCATGCTACTACCATTTGTATTTACAATTTAAACATTCATATGTTTTCCCAATGTTATTACTCAAGATACCAAACCCAAGTATCGAAGCAGCTCTTTTAGTTCCAGAAATTTTACGTATTTTTGTACTTCCACAAGTGGGACATTTAGGGATGTTAGTTTCTTCTTTTTTCTGCTCACTTGTATGACTGTTTGAGTGATTGTGCCCCATACGCGTATTAAACATTTCTTCTGAAAATTGATTATTACCATATTTATTAGCCATATCTTCGACAAAAGAAAAAGCATCCTTTTTCATCAATACGGATATCCATTCGTCCATTGTTAAATCAGTTTGTGCCATTGTACTTCCACAATAATCACATTTTAAATAATACGGTGTTCCTTCGCTGAATCTGCCACATTTAGGACAAATTTCAACTTTTTCGGTATCTGTTAAATTGCTATCTTTCATAAATTTAATAATTGGGAATCCACAGTTTGGACACGATTCTGCATATTGGCTTACCTCGTTTTTGCACTCAGGACATACTACTAACATTTATATTTACCTCTCATTTCATTATTATAACTAAAATTCTGCAGTTATTGTATTTATACTATACCACTACCAAGTATACTTACATTTATTACACTTGTATGTTTTATTTATCTTCTTGGAAAGCAACCCAAGTCCAATAACAGATGCTGCTCTCTCGGTTGCAGATATGCGTTTTACATCTGTTGACCTACAGTTTGGACAATGAATTTTTGATGCTTGGATGACTCGTTGTCTTTTTGAGAAGTCGGATAATGTTTCACAGTTAATTTCTTCCGGCGCTCTCCCAAGTTCTACCGTAGGTAAAGTAAACTTAACTGGGGAAATATCCATTGTCTTCCTTATAATATCACTTACTTCATTATCGTCATCAATTGTTTTACGATTAAGAATCAAATCGACAAGTTCGGTTACATCATAAGTAATCCCATTCACTTTAGAATATTTTCTTTCTTTGTTTTTATCAATAACTATTGGACATCCACAATGAGGACATGTCTCAGCTTTATCAGAAACTTTATTTTTACATTCATGACAACATAATAATGCCATTAAATTCATCTCCTTAAATATATAATAAATGATAGAAACATTTTTTATATTATACCACACAGTCATTAAAAGAAATAGGGGAATATTCCGATCTGTTTGATGAGTTTAATGGTTTATCCGATATAACGGATTTTAAAAAGTTTGATAAGTTTAAAAATGTTTTAGACAATGCAAAAGATTTAGAAGAAGTTGAAAAGATTCTTAAACATTCTGGTGTTTCAAAAAGTTTTGCAAAAGATGCATTAAAAGCCACTCACTGGAAAGATCAACTTGGTGATATTCTCGAAGGGGCTGGCGATGCAGCCGAAGGTGTAAGTGAACTTAAGAAAACACTAGACGGTCTTGGCGATGGAATGACTACCGGGCAGAAAGCTATGCAAGGATTCAAGAATGCCGGAAAAGGATTGTTGAGTGTATTTAAGAAAGCAGGTCCTTACATCGCTGGTGGTGCTGTTATTGGTGGTGCGGCATTGTTAGCGTACCTAAAAGCTACTGAAATGAAGAGATCTGTTGAGGAAGCAAAAGAAGCGCAATCAGCTTACGCTTCTACAATGGCAGAAGTAAAATCTTTAAATTCTGAAATAGAAACAACATCTACAAGAATTTCAGAACTTGAATCTAAAGGAACTTTAAATCTTGTAGAGCAATCTGAACTTTCACAACTGAAATTACAAAATGCTGAACTAGAACGTCAGAGAGATTTAAAGAAAGAAATTGCAGATAAAGAAGCTAAAGAAGCTGTCGGCTCTGCAATGGATTCTCTAAACAAAAGAGAAACTTATGACTTAACAACAAAATCATCTCAACAGAAACTATTAGAGTCTGATAACTGGATTGATCGAATGGCTGCAGGTGCAAATGCTACACAAGGAGTAGAAAACACTGGATATGAAAAAACAGATATTCTAACAGCTACTCAAAACGAAGTTAAAGCTTTAAATGAGTTAAAAGATACAAGAGAAGAACTTTTAAAAGAACGTGATGGCTTAGGAACTTCAAAAAAAGATAAAAAGAGAAAATCTGAAATTGATGGAGAAATAGAAACTCTTAAGTCAGATATGAAAATGTATGAAGACGCTGTTTCCGAAAACATGAAAACTCTTCAAGATCTTAGAAAGAATTTCATGGATGAAACAACGGGTGCTGCTAAAGAAGGATTGTCTTCAAAAGAATTAAAGAAATTCAATGATATCACAAAAGTGATTGATGATTATACCAGGGAAAATCCTCAAGCCAAAGCAGCTAAAGCATTATCTAAAATTTGGGAAAATAATGATTTTGCTCAAGCGCAACAGAAATTAGTAGACGCTTTTAGAAGTGGAGACAAATTGTCTGTTGATGAAATTACCAAGGGGTTTCCTGAATTAGTTGCTGCCTGTAATGAAGCAGGTGTCAGCGTTGAAACACTCAGAGAAGAAATTTCAGCACTTGCTAGTCAAGATACTGGTCTAACTAAACTTGAAGAAAGTTTTTCTGATTTTCAGAAAGATGTTGTATCACAAATTAATTCTGTAGAATCTTTAAATGCTGTATTAGCAAATAGTTATACTGGCAAAGGGCTAGGTGTTTCTCTCAATGAAGAAACAGGAGAACTTGAAGGCGATATTGGTGCAATAGCCTCCGCATATGAAGATTTGGAAGGTTATGATCCTGCAACGTTATTTGAAAAAACCGCAAATGGCGTTCATCTAAACAGAGAAGCTTTACGCCAGTTACAAGCACAACAAGAAGCTATAACAAAAGGGAAGTTTGCAGAAAAACAACAATCACTTCAAGAGCAGTTGAATAAAGCATATGCAGAACAGAATAATTATGACAAAGGTTCTTCTGAATATAATAATTCTCAACTTGTTATAGACGGATTAAGTCGCCAGCTTGAAGCAGTAAATCAATTATCAGCCGCCTATGATGGTGCAACCTCTGCTTACCAAAAATGGATGTCTGCTCAATCTAATGGTGAAGAAGGCGATATGTTCCGTACAGTTTCTGAAACGATGCGTGAGCGTGGTAAAGAACTCTATAAAGAAGGTCGATATAACACCGAGGAATTTAGAGCTATATCACAATTCTATTCTAACCAAGATTTAGCTACTGCTTCCATGAAAGAAGTTGTTGCCGCATATGAATCGTCTCTCCCTGTAATTGATAAATACTTTACCGGAACCAAGCAAGGTCTTGACAATTTTGTTACAGATATGAAAACTCTTTCTGATAATGAAGGATTGGGATGGGTAAAAGAGTTAGAAAATGGTGTTCTTGAATTTCAAACTGGAGCAGATGAAGAAATTGCAAAAAGGTTAAATATTAGTAAGGAAGCTGTTCAAACATTATATCGCGCAATGACCGAATATGATGATACTATTCGTGTTGGAGATACGAGTGGCGATTCTAATTATGCTCAGAAAATAGCTGACTTATCTGCTCAAGCTGAAAAAGCAAAAACCAATCTTCAACAGTTAAAAGAAGCTGGATCTGATTTCCCGGAAATTGATTTAGATGTAGATACCTCTAAGCTAGATGCGGAAGGATTAGATGCTCGAATCGCAGAATTAACGAAAGCGCGTGATGAGTCAGAAACTAAATTTGGTGTTGATAGTGCAGAAGTCGAAAATCTAAATACATTACTTGAAGAAGCTATAGAACGTAAAAAACTTCTGGAAAATCCTTCATCTGTGTCAGTAGAAACAGGTACTTTAGACGAAGCTATTGCCAAAGCTACTCTAGCAGCAGACGCAATTAAAGAAGCTACTGGTGGGAAAGTTGATATTAATGTAAATGCTAAGACAGATTCTTCTATATATAATGAAATTGAAAAAACAAAAGAGTATATTAATTCTTTATATAACTCTGATGGTTCAATTAATTGTGATGCTTCTCAATTAGAATCTGCACAGCAAGTTCTTTCTACTTTGATTCAGAAACGTGCAGAGTTAAATGAGCCTGCTGTTTTAAGTGTTGATACAAGTAATGCAAGTGCGGAACTACAAAATGCAGTTCAACTGTTCCAGAATTATTATGATGCTGTTACAAATGCAGATATAGTTGCATCTACACCTAATGTCGATACGAGTAAACTTGATGAAGCATTAAGCAAGGTAGAAACTGCAAAATCTGAGCTTGCAAATATTTCGCCAGAGATTAAGGCAGAATTAAATATTGAAGGATTAAGTCCTGATGAGATTGCATCTCAATTAATGTCTGACGAGATTAAAATACCCGTTGGGCTTGAAACAAAAGAAGACTTACATCTTGAAGATATACAGGACAAAGATGTAACCATAACTGTGAACGTTGCCGGAAAAGATGACATTACTGCTTTAGAAACCATGCTGTCTTCTCTTGATGATAGAGAATTGGCGGTTTCAATAAGTGTATCTGGAAAAGATGAACTTGACGGAATAAAATCTTCCATAAATGGATTGAGTAATGAAGCGAAATCTGTATCTGTAATGGCAAATGTTACAGGTTTGGAACTCATCGGAGCATTAAAGGCTTCGTTAGGAACGCTTGAAGGAAAAACTGTTGATGCAAAAGCAAATGTAACTGGAACGGATTTGGTAAAAGCATTAAAAGCAGCTATTGATTCTGTACAAAGCAAATCTGTAACTGTATCTGCCACTACATCTGGAACGGGGGATGTATCAGCTCTTGCTTCTGCTATCTCTTCTGTGCAAAGTAAAACTGTATATATTACTTCTGTTACAAACAATGTCAAGGGAGATGGAGCCGGGGCAAATGGAACCGCCAACGCAAATGGGACTACTAATTTGTATCACTACTCTGGTAACGCGAACGCAAGTGGTGACTGGGGCGTTTCTAAAAATCAAACTTCTCTTGTAAATGAGCTTGGAAATGAGTTAATTGTTAGAGATGGACGTTGGCACTTAATCGAAGGCGGAGCACAATTTGTTCCACTAAAGAAGGGCGACATTGTCTTCAACCATAAATTTATAGTGGTCTTACATAGTGATATGTATGAAAAAATTTATCTAATTGCTGGAAAACCCTAAAGACAAATAAACCACAACGTAGAGATGAAATATACTCAAACGTGAAGGTTGTGAAAACAGAAAAAATTATTTGTATGAGAGCGAGGTTAAATCCCCTGCTCTTTTTTAATGGGCAATCAGCAGCCAAGATCCGAACAGGATAAGGTTCAACGACTATCCCATAAGGGAGTAGGAGTGCAAGTTATTGGCAGTCCGAAAAGGTAAATATGTAAATTATTTATAGTTATTTTTATCACGCAGTTTTGCGTGATTTTTATTGTGTAAAAAAAATATATAAACAAGAAGGTGAAAAAATATTAGTAGAAAATCAATTAATAGAGTCAAAATGGTCTTGTTCAAATAAAAAACATTTGATTTCAAAAGGATATGTATTTACAAAGATGAGAGAATCTTTGTTTGTAAAACCAGAAGATTTACCTAGTGGCTCACATTTAAAAGTAAATGTTAAATGTGATTATTGTGGGAAAATTGTAAAAGTTGAATGGAGAGATTATTTTAAATATAAATACGATAAATATTCTTGCAAGAAATGTAGACAAAGAAAAACTTCTGAATATAACTTAAAAGAACGTCAACTTTCATTATATACTAGGGCATTAGATTTTTGTAATAAAAAAGGATATACCTTATTAACACAAAAAGATGAAATTAAAAATAGTGATAGTATTGTTAAATATGAATGTAAGAAACATGGTGTATTTGAAACAAAAATTTATGCGTTAGTATCACAACACGGATGTTCAAAATGTCAAAATGAAGAAAATAGTAAAAATTTAATGTTGTCTCCAAATGAAGTAGAAGAACGAATTGCAGCTTTTGGCGGTAAGTTATTAAATAAAAATGAATACAAAGGATGGGAAGTAAATAATCTAATAGTTGTGTGTCCAAAATGTAACAAACCATACACTACTTCCTTGTTTCAATTTACAAGACATGAAAATGCATGTTGTCGTAAATGTAGTAGAAAAGAAAGTTTGGGAGAATATAACATACGAAAATATTTATCAAAACTTAATATTAATTACAATCAAGAACATCGTTTTGATAATTGTAAAGACAAGCTTTCACTTCCATTTGATTTTTATTTACCAGATCACAATATTTGTATAGAATATCAAGGATTACAACATTTTAGTCCAATTAAATATTTTGGAGGATATGAAGATTTTATTATACGAAAAAATCATGATAAAATCAAAAAAAATTATTGTATTAAGAATGATATAAAATTAATTGAAATTACATACCGTAATTATAAATATATAGACAAAATACTTGATACATATTTTACACAATAAAATAACTAATTACATAAAGATATAGTCTAGTCTCACATGAAAATGTGAGGAGTATTTTTATACTCTTTATAATGTAGCGAATTATAAAAAATAAAACGAAACAAACAGCGGAATTATTTGCAAATGGAAAGGTAACATCTGGCGGAGGTCGGGGACATGCTCTTTCCAATGGAACTGCATTTTCTTCTGGAAGCTGGACAACAGGTAATACTGGTAGTGGAAATTTGTCAGGAGGAGGATCATATAACAACACCTCTTCTTCTGTAAACAATGCTGCAGATAATCTTTCAAAAGCAGCAACAGATACATCCGAAGCGGCTGAAAAATTATCCGAATCACTTTCTGATCAGATTGACTGGATTGAACGTGTATTTAAGGCAATGGAACGCCAGTTTGACCATCTGATGAGTCAAATGGAACGTATTGCTAAACTTCCAGACAAACAGATTAAGATGTACGAAGCTTTAGCAAAGAATCAAGAATATCTTTCTAATACTGCAACTGCTATCAATAAATATCGTGATCATCTTACAGGTTTAGAATCTCAGATGGGACTTGATCCACTGATCTATAATCAAATCAAAAATGGCTCATTTGATATTTCTGGATATGACGAAGAAACGAAAAAACTGATTCAAATTTATCAAGATTACTATGATAAATTGGAAGACTGTAATTCCCAGTACGATGAACTCCTTGAAAAACAGGATGAATTAGTTCAACAGGCTCTTGACAATGTTGAAGAATATTGGGAAATGATGAATAATCAGCAAGATACAGCCAACGGCTATCTTGAGAAACAGCGTGAACTTTGGGAAGAACTTGGTCATTCTGCTTATGGTAAAGAACAGGAATCTTCTATTAAGGAGTCAATTAAAAATCAGCAAGAATTGGCAGAAAGTACACAACAGCAAATTAAGGATTACGAAGCAGAAATATCTAAACTTATGTCGCAAGGATACATGTCCCAAGGATCTAAGGAATGGTATGAAGCACAGGCAAAACTTAATGAGTTGAAAGAATCTGCTATTGATGCACAAATCGGTTTAGTGGAACTTGAAGACGAATTACGAAATCTGAAGCTTACACGATTACAACATACCATTGATATGCTTGATCGTACTGCACAGAGATTAGAAAATGGAACAAGTCTCACAGAAGCCAAAGGAGATAAAGTCAGTGAAGCTGATCTCAAGAAACAACTTGACAATGCCAATGCTTTAATTCAGGCAAACTTTAACAAAAGACAAGAACTGGTAAAAGAACAAGGATTGTATGATGTTGGTTCTAAGCGGTATCAGGAAATTGCAGATGAAATTGCTAAACTTGACGATGAGATTTACAATGCAAGTGAAAATATTGAAGAACTCAAAAATAAAATCTGGGAAGTCAGATGGGAACCATTCTTTGAAGGACAAGAAGCCTTAAAAGACTTGATCACAGAAACCGATGATTTTAGAAGTATGCTTCATTCAGATGCATTTGTTGGACAAAGTGGCGGATTAACCATTGAAGGCATTACTAATCTCGCACTTATATCTCAAGGTATGAATGCTGCAAAACAGCAGATCAAAAACTACAATGAGGCATTAAAGAAACTTGATGAAGATTTAAAGAACGGAAACATTTCAACAAGTGAATATAAAGAACAACAAAAGGATTTCCTAGATTCTATTAGGGATTCTGTTGGTGTTGTTGAAGATTACAAGAATGAAATTGTTGACTTATATCGTAAGCAGTTAGAAGCAGAAAATGATATGGTTCAGAAATCAATCGAAAAGTATGACAAACTGCTTGATATCAAAAAAAAGAACGATGATTATTCTCGTAATCTTAAGAAACAGACAAAAGACATTAATGTGTTAAAAGCACAAATTGCTGCTTTAGATGGCGTGAAGTTATTTGCGCGACTTCTATTTAATAGCGGGAAAGTCCCCACAACCCTATCTTGCTACAACGGAACTGGAAACGGTAAACGTGAATGCGGTGCGAGTTTATAACTCAACAGTCTACGGATAGAAACCATAAAAAACAGATAGGTTAGGGATAACCGGGTGTGCAAGTCACCCAGACGCAACGAACATCCTAAGTCATATATAATTATGATATGGAAGACGCTCAACGACTGGTAAGTCCTATATATTATAATATGTAGGCATAGGGTTACAAGCGATTGGTAACTCGAAAAATATAGACTATCTAATTTAAAAATTAATTTTAGTATTGCATAATATTGTAAACTCTCTTATTATATTGTAATATAAATATAGAAACTATTTTGATTCGACTTATTTATAAGGTTAGATATTTTATAATTCTTTTATTGGAGGAATTATAAAATGAACGATAATCGACCTGATACAAAAGAGGAGGCAAAGCATATGGCAGTTTCAATGGCGGTTGTACCATTATTAAAAGGTGATGCTGCTACAAAAATTATTCAAGATTTTAAAAGTAGTAAGTTGAAGCCATTTACAGATGAACAACGAAAAAAAACTAATACTAAAATTTCCGAAATACTTAAAGGAAAACGTAATGGGTAATACGGAACTTTTACAGTATAAAGAGGAATTTTTAGATAAAGAATCATTAAAACACTTTATGTTAGTGGGTGATTTTTGCTGTGGCGCAGATAATCCTTTAAATACTTTTTTATCAGATGATGCATTTGATTATTCCGAGGAGAAACAAGGTCACACATATATCTTAATGGATAATGAAAAAACATGTATACTTGCCTTTTATACAATCAAAGCCAATGCAATTCATACGTTTGATGTATATACAAATGAGTATATGGCACTACCCGTTGTGGAAATTGCCAGAATTGCTGTAGATTTTGATTTTCAAGGGAATGGTTTAGGTAAGGTTTTATTTTATGACTATATCATACCTAAAATAAAAGAAGTTAGTAAGATTATTGCAATATATGGCATAATTGTATTTGTAGAATCAGACAATGAACAAGGAATACGATTCTATAATTCATTAGGATTTAAAAAAGCGAATGACGAAACACAAAAGGCTGTCGGTGATTCTTATAATGAAAAATGCGAATTATATGTATTAGAATTAACAGATTAAATGTAGGGCGGATGGTAATATTATCTGCTCTATTTTTGTGTGAGAGAATTAGATAGAAGGTATAGTCTCAACTTCTGGGGAAATCCCAGAGAAGTTCATAAAAGAACTGCATAGTGTAGCGAACTATGTGAAGGTAATGAAATAATGAAGCAGCAAAAGCAGAGAAAAAGAGATTAGAAGCTCAATTAGCAGAGGCTCAGGATCAATTGCAACAGACACAGAAAGATCATGAGTATGAAGTTAGAAAAGACGGATATGAAGGACTTTCTGAGGACTTAAATCAGTCGCTTGAAGATACTTTAAATGAAGTCACATACAATGCCGAAAAACAAGAACAAGTTATTTCTCAGATGTTGGGAAATGTTGTTAATAATTATCAGCAAGCCTATGACAAAATTCAAAGTATTATTGCCGGCACAGGATTTAAACCAAGTGGTGATTTTAATTCTAACATTGGAAACCTTGGAACAGCGGGAGGTGCACAAAATCAAGTACACGGAAGTATTACTACTGCCCCTAATTATAAACCAAATGATTTTACAAATGTAAACACTGGCGCTATCCAAAGTGGATCAGCACAAAGTAACAATGATAGAATCGAAGGAATTATTGGACAGGCTCCGAATACATCCAATCGACCTGTTGCCGAATTGAAACTTAATAAATCGTCAGTATCGTTAGAAGAAGGTCAGTCTACTTCTATTACTGCAAGTATACGACCTACTGATGCAAAAAATAAAAAGCTTTCTTGGAAATCTTCTAATACACGAGTTGCTACTGTTAGTGGCGGAACAATCCGTGCTATCAAACCAGGAGCTGCTCAAGTAACAGCATCTACTACTGATGGAAGTGGATTAAGCGTATCAGTCGGAGTTACAGTCACAAAGAAACCAGAACCACCTAAACCACAACCGCCTCAGCAAAATAATACTGGTGGAGGAGATGGTATTCCAAGAGTCGGTGATAAAGTTAGATTCAATAGTGGAATGTATTTCAATGACTCATACGGAACAAACCCGGTTGGAAATCAACATCTTGGTGAGGAATTATATATCACATATATGAATCCAAACAGTCCATACCCTATCCATCTAGGTACTCAATCAACTCCTGGATTTTACAGTGACCTTGGTTGGGTAAGACAAGATCAGATTAGTGGTTATGCTAAAGGAACGAAGAAAATCACAAATGCAATTGAACTTGCAAGAATTGATGAAGTTGGTAAAGAACTTAGGATAAAGCGTGGAAGTGACAATTATGCAACATTTGAATATGGTGATGCTATTGTTCCTAAGAAGCTAACAGACAATCTCTTTAGTCTTGCTGAAAATAAAAATGCGATTATGGAAGCATCTCTCCGAAGAAATGTCAGAGAAGATACTGGCAAAGGAACTACTATTAATCAGCACTATGATAACTTAATTAATGTCGAAGGAAGTATTGATAAAGATACATATCCAGGCATTAAAAAAGTTATTCAAGAGGTAACAAAATATTTTACACAGGAAGCACATAGATTAGGAATGCATAAGAAACTGTAATACTACTGACAGTCAGAGAATGATTGATTCGAATCTGGCTGTCAGCATAACCATAAATAAATTTGCATAAAATATATAACAAAAAAAATAGACATTAAAAAGAAGAAATAGCATTTTATACAAATATAACTTTTTATTTCATCTTTTTAGTGCCTATGTATTTACAATTAGAAAATAATCTAATATAATCGTAAGTAAAAGAAGTAAATCATTTAATGATTAATCATATAATTTGTTTAGTTGGAAAGAACAGAATCCTATAGACGGTTGAGCCTTTTATTGGACATTTAAGGCTAATAAATGAAAATTTTATTAACGCATAAATAGCCGCTTACTCATGGCGGTTACAGAATTTAGAATCGTGAAAACGATTAATACTATATATTGTAATTAGTGTACTTTTATGTACATAAAATGGCATTATCGTTAGCAATGACGGTTGCCCTGAAATCTATGTGTTACACGAAATTAGTAACTGTTCAGTTTCTCAGGCTGAGGACAGTTACTTTTTTCATGTCTTTTATCTTTTACAAATTTATATACCGTATATGATATATTTATAGACAAACTAAAAATTCCCACTATATAGTATAAATCTTGTAATGCTAAATCCATGTAAAAGTCCTCCTTTCCATAAGATTCCTAAACAGGTTTCTATAAGAACAGAGCTTGTGCTCTCTGGTGGAAGACAACCGTCCTTACCGTATTAGATAATGCCAATTCATAATATATCAATTAAACTACATTTTGTCAATTTATATTTAAAAATATAAGATTAATAGAGTCGAGGTCATGTGCCTTGGCTCTTTTATTATATCCAAAAACCCAAAGAAAGTTGAGGTGAAAGAAAAAATGATTTTAGTATGTAAAGATTTTTCTTATGACGATAATTCGTTATTAAAACAGAATTTATCATCTGTAAATTTTGATGATGACACTTCTCTCCCATCTTCCATCAAGAGGGAAATGGAAGTAAGTGAGCTTAATCCATTTCGAAATGAAACTACCGGGTTCGGCATGAAATATACAGAAACGCTTACATTTGAAATTCATATTACAAAAAATTATGAAATAAATACTTCGCAGGAAGAGTTAGAATTCACTCCAGAGGAATATGAAATCATAGTTTCATGGCTCAGTTCTTCTAACAAAAATTCATGGATTACAGTGACTACACAAGGGGACGAAACTGTAAAATTGAAAGGCTACTTCTCTTCTATTACACCATATGAAAACTGGGGAATATGTTATGGTCTTAGATGTGAATTTAAATGTAATTCCCCATTTTCTTTTGTTGAAAAAACTGATCAGCAAATCATCACAAGAAGCAAAAATTTTATGTTAGAAAATACAAGTAGTGAAAAATATGGATATGTTTACCCTATTATTAATATCCACCCTGCCGCAACAGAACAAATCTATTTTCATAATCTATCTGATAGCAAAATTCTTGAAACAGGAAACATATCACTTCAATCTTCTAATAAATTAACCCTAGAATTATTAAAAACAAAAATTGAAAATTATGCAAAAAATAATCGCTGTTCTTTAGACTATGTTTACGGGAAAGACAAACAGGTTATGTCTATATGCAATGATACAGCAATCTTATTCTATTTAACAGATGCCTTTGGAGTCAAAAATAAGTATGGTGCTTATTATATAGAAAATGGTCAGTATTATATTTTTCAAGGCGGATTTTTCTATTGTAAAGTACAGCGTGATTTAGATTTGAAATTAGATTGTGGAAATCTTTCATTATATGATGAATTAAATAGACCAGTTGTATTTGAGCGAGTAGGTATAGAACATGAAGACAATATTTATTGGATTCGATTGCTGCATGGACATAATACGTTTCGAGTTTATGGAAATATGACATTGGATATTACATATCTTGAATCACGGAAAGGAGCATTGATTTAATTGCAATTTAAATATGATACATATGGCAATCGTGAACAGACTATTGTTTATCTCGCTACACCTAGCAGAATCATTTTATGTGCTCTAAATGGTATCGACTATTCTTCCGGGAACTTCGAGGGAAAATGTAATGATGTTTCAACAATATCTTTTGATGTAAATCAGTATGTTGAAACTTATACTGGACAACTTGTAGAATCAAATGCATATAATTGGCTGTCGAAATTTATGAAATTATATGTAACCGGAATTGGATGGTTTATTATGGATAGCCCGACAACTCATGGAACAGGTACAAAAGAATACAAAACAGTCACTGCTCAATCTGTTCAAAGCGAATATGCACAGATTCCTCTTGATGGTTGGAAAGTAAATTGCGGTACAACTGACTCACTTGAAATGTTGGTAGACGGCAACGTAGAAGAAATCGAAGGCGTTGAATTCGCAAAAGAGCAAATAAAGTTTTACAATGAAAAAAATCACCAGCTAAGTTTAGTTAATATTCTAGTTGAAAAAGTTCCCGGTTGGAAAGTTGGTTATGTCGATAATATTCCTAAAGAATACAAGACAATTGAAAATGGTGAAGTTATTACGAAATCTATTTATCTAAAAGATGAAATAGGAAAATTTGATCTTGACTATTCAGATGTGTACAGTTTTCTCACTCAAGAATTTGAGAAATTTTTTAATTGCATCGTAGAATTTGATTATGAAAATCTTATTGTTAATTTCTATCGTGTTGAAAATTTTGGTAAAAATACGAACATCACGATTGGATTTCGCAATGTGGAAAACTCAAATGAAGTCACAATAGATGAAGAAAATATCTTTACGAAAATTCGTGTTTCTGGCGCAAATGATTTAGGGATTGAACAATGTAATGGTGGAAGCAATTATTTATTTAAATTAGATAAATTTTGGTTGAATAATAAATTTTTAAGTGATCCCACAATTGAAAAATACAAGAAATGGGAAACATTTTGTGTACAGGCACGAATTGATTATACCGCTCTATCTAAAGAATGGAATATTCAACAAGATAAAATTTCTGAATTGTACATTCGTATACCAACTGGTGATTGCGACCCAGATAAATGGGATAAACTTTCGGATACAGAATTGCTTACTTTGAAAAAAGACTATGAAGCACAGAAATTAGGGTATGAAAAACTCTACGTTGATGAAGAAGGAAATTTTGATATAAATGCTCTTAATGCATCTCCGGACGCAAATATCTACCATCAAATCGTTGATACCATTCTCCCAAATATTCAAATAGAAATAGACAACAGAAAATTGCCGACATCTGAAGGTGAAAAAGATTTTATCGAAGAATATCTTACAAATTGGAAATACTATGGAATCAATGAGTTGGAGATAAAATTAAAATCCTATCAAGACCAAGCTAAATTGCTCGCTAAAAGTCACTACGATTTAACATGGGAACGTTATCAGGAATTATCAAAACAAGATCCCGAAAAATATCCTGCATTGACAGAAGATGGATTCAAAGATAAACATAATATTTATGAAAAAAATGCTTATCAAATGGACGAGAACAACAAAGATTCCTGTGCTGCCGCTCTCAAAGCACGAAGAGATGAAGTAAAAAAAGAAGAAGAAAAACAAAAAGAAATTTCTAAAAAAAGGACTGCATTATCACAAAAAATGTCACTTGAAACATGGTCGGATGACACATTAGGTGGCTTCTCAAAAGAAGAACTGTCAGAACTATATCACATCACAAAGCAAACCCCTTATACAAATGAAAATATTTTCACAACCAATCAAGATTCGTTGACGGATATTGTAACAACGCAAAGTGAATTATGTCGTGTGGCACTTGAAGAATTACAGACATATTCCATTCCACAAACAATTTATTCGACATCTTTAGACAATCTTATTTCCGCAAGCGGTATGGAATTACATGCAGAAACTCTTGATTATGGAAGCTTCATTTGGCTTGGATTAAGAGATGATTATTATGTTAAATTACGAGTCATGTCTATTTCCTATAATCCTTTTCTCTTTGATAATAATTTTTCTCTTTCTTTTTCAAACATGATTAAATCTACATCAAATAGAGATGATTTTATGCAAATCCTTGGGTCAAGTTCTAATCTTGGCGGAGAGAGTTCACGAAATAATGTTTCCGGTAATCTTCAACTATCAGATGATAATATATATGAAATTTTAAATAAATTACTTCAATCTTCTGCTTTTAATAATAAAGTTCAAAATATTGTAAACGGATCCGGAGGAAGCATCATCGGGGGTACAGGCGGCAACTATATCACACCAGGTACTCTTGAAGCTGAAATGATTAAATGTATTGATATTCATGCCGAAAATGGTTTCTTCCAATATTTACAGGCGGAATTAATTTCTGTTGGAAAAATTGTTGCGGAGTCTGGAGATTTTAAAAAACTTCAAGCCAAAGTTGGTAATATTGATGACTTGTTGGCAGGCAATGTATCCGCAGAACTTGGTCATATTATCAAATTGACTGCAGATAATGTAATTATTGACGAAGCAGTAATTCGTCAGTTGATTGCGTCACAAATCACAGTATCAATGCTAAAAGCCGGAACGATTAATGCAGATAAATTTAATATTGAATCTGAAGATGGTGGAATGACTATTGCAGGAAATACAATGCAATTTAAAGATCAAAATGGTGTAGTACGCATTCAAATAGGTAGAGATACAAATAATAATTTCACTTTCTGTTTATATGATGAAACCGGAAAGGGAGTTCTTATTGATTCTGCTGGAATTAAAGATTCTGCGATTAGTGATGGGCTTATTAAAAACGATATGATTGCGAATAATACTATTTCCAAAGAAAAATTATCATTTCAGGCAGTAGAACAGGATGCGGATGGGAAGATACATGTATCAGATGTAATTGTAAACGGACAAGGTATTAATGCATCTTTTACAACAATTGAAAATAGCATGTCGGATATGCAAACACAAATTGATGGAATTAAAACTTCTACACCTTATACAATGAATATTTTTTCATCTAACGGAACCATTTTTAGACCAGGGATGATCAACACTACTCTCATACCGTCACTTTATCTTGGTCAAAGTGACATCACAGATATGTATGATGAAACACATTTTGTTTGGACAAGGCAATCAGCTGATTCTGATGGAGATCACTATTGGAATGCAGCACATACAAATGGAATAAAAAATTTACATATTACATCAGACGATGTACTGGGCGGAGCAAGTTTTACTTGTTCCTTTTTTAATGATGACGGAAAGCTTATTACAGAAGCTACATTTTAAGGAGGATACATATATATGGCAAAAGCAAAAGTATTTGGATCTATCACAATTACGGATGTCACTGATGTCGGTCGTTTAAGTGTATATCTTACAAGCAATCAGCCTCAGACAGTAATTGAAGATCCAAATAGCGAAACAACAACTTATACACCAGATTGGAGTAAAAACAATTTGGTTTTAACACCAATTATATATTTTAACGATGAACAACTTCAGCTTCCGAAAACAGGTCTTACAGTGACTTGGAAACGACAAGAAGGTTCATCTCCGGCGGCAAATTTAGGCTCTGGAGAAATTGTTTCAGACGGAGTATTAAAAGTATCTCAAAATTTTTTAGGAAGTATTTCAAGTGGGCTTTTAACTTATATTGCCAATATTCAATATACCGTTCCAAATACAAACGCAACTTTAGAAACACAGGCTCAAATGTCATTCTCGTTATCTAAACAAGCAACAGAGGCTAAATATTGTTCTATTCTTGGTGAATCAGTATTTTTATACAATACAAGTCAATCTCTTGTTGGATCAGACACTATTTCATTAACTGCATCATTAACAAATGTGAGTGTTACGCAATGGCAATATAAAAGCGCTACTGGAGAGTTTGTTGCTATGCCAACAACAAATAATCCAAGCATTAATGGCTCAACTATTAAAGTCAAAGCGAGTGAGTCGATTTTATTTAACAATGATGTTGCTGTTATTAAATTAGTAACGAACGATTCTTCCGTCTATGATTTACATACAATCACCAAAATTAGAGATGGTGCAGCAGGTAATAGTACAGTTGCCGTTGTTTTAAGTAATGATAGTCATACTTTGCCATGTAATTCTAAGGGTGTGATTGGCGAAGGTGGTTATAATGGAGCCGAAACAGAAATTAGCGTTTCTGAAGGAGGCACGGATGTGACCTCTGAATGGTCAATTGACGCCGTTCCTAGCGAAGGAGTTACTGGTAAATTAGAAGGACATAAATATACAGTAACTAAAATGGAAAACAATATTGATGTTGGTCACGTTGAATTCACTTGTACAAAATTAAGCACTACTTTAAAGAAGAGATTTACCCTTATCAAACAGAAGGCAGGTATGGACGGAAGTGATGCTGTAATCTATTCACTAAAAGCGTCAGCTCTGTCTATGAATTTAAGCAAGACAAATACCTTTTCACCATCAAATGTAACTTTTTCTGCATCTAAACAGATAGGAGCAGCAACAACATCTACTACTTACAGTGGACGTTTTAAGATTTACGAATCCAATGATGGATTAAATTTTGCAACAGTAAAATACACATCGTCTGTTGATGAGATTAGTAAATCATACACACCATCAAATACATCAATTCGAGCCATTAAATGTGAATTATATGCCTCTGGAGGAACAACAGTATTATTGGATTCACAAACAGTGGTTATTACTAGAGATGGCGGTGATGGTCAAAATGGACATGATGGTGACGGTGGTATTTCCATTGGTATGAGCAATGATGCAGAAGTTATCCCATGTAATTCAAATGGTACTGTTAAAGTTCAAAAAGAAATTCATATTCCGTTTTATGCATATAAAGGGATTAAGCGTGTAGCCGTAACGTGTGTTCCAGGCAGTCTCCCATCAGGAGTCACAGTAAGAACTAATACAGCTGGTACAGTAAATGCAGATGGTTTATTAGTAATTAATATTCCGGCAGGAAATAATCTTGGATCTGCATCTGATTTAAGTGGCAACTTCACTTTAAGTTTTAAATCCGAAGGCGTTACTATTGAAAGAAAATTCGGGTGGACAAAGAGTATTCAGGCAACAAATTCTATTTTATTACAAATCTTTGCACCGCAGGGCGATGTAATTATAAACGGGAAAAATTCTGTTGTGCTTGAAACACAACTCACTGACGGCTCTACTATTGTAAAAGATGGTATCACATATCAGTGGTCTAAATTTACATCTGGTAGTTATCAAAACATTCCAAGCGCAACAAAGGACAAATTAACCGTAACTCCAGATATGGTAGAATCATTAGCGTCATTTAAATGTACCGCAAATTATGGTGGAAAGCAGTACGTAGCATACTGGACTGTTACAGACAAAAATGACCCTATTGATTTAGTCGTTCTTTCTAGTGTAGGAACTCAGCTTACTAACGAAACTTCTTTTGGAGTAGTATATGCGCTTGCTTATTTGAATGGAAAGGAAGTTGACCCAATTAAAACGACAGTATTCTCTACATCTGCCCCTAAAGCAGCACAAAATGGAGATTTTTATTATCATATTGATAAGGCTGCAAAAACCGTTACCCTAAAGAAATATAATGGTTCAATTTGGCAAGATGCTGTCGGAGATGATCTACCAAAAGGAACTTATAAATATTATAGAAGATCTAACGGTGTAGAACTTGATACTTCTGCTCCGTGGAAACAAGGAAAAGTAATTTTTATAGACAGGGAAATTGTAAATAAAAACTTAGTAATTAATTGTGAAGCGGATATTAATATTTAACATATTAATGGAGGGCAGGTGTAATGCTGCTCTCCTATTTTATAAAGGAGGTTTCCATGAAAGCTTATGGACAAATTACAATAACCTGTGTTTCTGATGGCAAACCGGGTGAACCATCTTTAAATATTTCTATTGCAAATGAAAACCAGAATATACCGTGTACATCAGACGGAAAAGTCATAGATAATTTTTTAATTGAGATTCCATTTGCAGGATATATTGGATTTGAAAAATCTCCTTGTAGTGTTTCTGTAGGAATATTGCCATCAGGTATTACGCTTGGATCAAACGAAAATGCAACCGATAAAAAAGATGGTCGTATAATTTTAAACGTTGCAAAAGGAAGTAATTTAGGAAGTGATCAAACTGTATCTGGTCAGATACTACTTACATTTACAATCAAAGAAAGAGAAATTGTCAAAGTTTTTACGTGGTCAAAGACAAAAGATGGAGCAACTGGTTCTGCAAGAATCTATATATTGCAAGCGTCTACATTAATTTTAAAAAAAACTAATGGAAAAGATTTTAATCCAAATTCAATTACATTTTCTGCTTTTTATAAAGATGGAAATTCAGCGTCGCTAACAAAATACAATGGACGCTTTATTATAGAAGAAAGTAATAATGGTATACAATACGAATCAAGATATATTTCTCAAAATGATGAAGCTTCAACTGTATATATACCATCATCAAAAGATTTATCATCTATTAAATGTACTTTATATGCAAGCGGAGGTGTTACAAAATCATTAGATTTTCAAACAGTAACTGTATTAAATGACGGAAGTAATATAAATACTGGCGGCGTAAACTTAGTTGAAGGGACAAATCAAGGAGATAGAAACTGGCGATGGGAAATGGAATCCGGTGATTATACTTCTGAATCGATAGTAGACAATAAAATTAATTGTGCAAAATTAATCAGAGGATCAGAGCAACAGATAGGATGGTCATTTATTTCATATAATAAATTCATTCCTTCAAAGTATAAGCCAAACGAAACATACACCATATCGTTCGAAGTCAAATCGAACGTAGATACCGTTATGGGTGCTTATTTTAGAAATAAAGATAACTCTGGAGAAATGTGTGATAAATATATCGTATTACAAAATGAAATTAAAAAGGATGTTTGGAATAAATGTGTTTATCAAGCGACAACTAAAAAAGTTCTTCACGATTTATCTTCCCAAATTCTATATTTGTATGGAATGAATTCAAAACCAAACACCTATTATATATTTAAAAATCTACAAATTGAACGCGGAACCGTTGTAACTGATTGGAAACCTGCACCAGAAGATATTAATGAAGGAATGTCAGTTATTACTACTACTGTAACAGAATTAGGAGCAAAAGTAGATAACATAAAAAAAGAAATAGATCTCAAGGTTTCTAAAACTGAACTTACAGATGCAATTGATAATTATGACAAGGACAGAATTCAGGGAATTCGTGATCAGGTTTCTGATTTAAACATCAGTGTAGAAGGCATTTCTGGAACTGTTCAAGATGTACAGACAACATTAAGTAAAAAAGCAGACGGGTCTACTGTACAAGAGTTAAGTGAAAAGTTTACAGAGTTTAAACAAACATCAGAAGGGTTCCAGCAAACTGTAGAAGAAAATTATGCTAAAAAATCAGATTTAGACGAAGCTCTTAAAAAGAACTCAACCTTTGCTATTTCTCTTACAAATGATGATCATACTATACCTACGGATAAAAATGGAGATAACGGTAATTATTCTGGATGTGAAACTACTGTTACTGCAGTTTTCGGTTCTGAAACGGTAACATCATCTTGTATATTTGAGAAAGCTACCTCCAATGGAGTTACAGGTTCTTGGAATTCTAAAACCTATACATATAGCGTTTCGAATATGAGTACAGACACTGGATATGTAGATATTACGGCTACATATAATGTTGAAATTAATGGAAAAACAGAGATCAAAAAATCTACCAAAAGATTTGCTTTATCAAAAAGAAAAGATGTAGTTGGTGAAGATGCGGTTGTTTACACTCTTCAGGCTTCAGATTCAATTATAAAAAAGATTTCAGACACGACATTTAATCCATCCAAAGTGACATTTTCATCTTATTATAGAAACGGTTCTTCTTCTCAGTTGCCATTTAAAGGAATTTATAAAATTTCAGAATCTATTGATGGAAGTACATATATAACACAATATATTTCTCAAGTGAATGAGTCTTCAAAAGACTACTCTCCTACTTCTGGAAAGGTGCAAAAAATTCAATGTGCTTTATACAAAGACCCTACTCAAAAAGAGCTTTTAGATATTCACACGGTAACTGTTATTTCTGATTCAGTAGATATTGGAGTTAGAAACTTAATTAGAAATTCGAAAACATTAATTTACGCATCTTATGGATTTGTAAATACAGATAACATTATTTATATCTCCGATGAGAATGGAAATGTTCTAACAGATGAAAAACGGAAATAGATTCAATTATTAGTGAGGTGAATAAAATGGCAAATAAAAAATTAACAGATGTTGATGAAGTAACTTTAGCAAGTGATACTGATAGTGTTGTATTAATAAAAAATAAAACTGTGCGGCAAATTAAAGTTTCTAAATTAATCCCACAAGATAGTGGAGGTGGTGGAACACAAAATGGAGCTACAGAGCAACAAATGAATACTGCTATCAGCGACGCTATTAAGCAAAATGTAACAAACAAAAACTTTCTTCAGTCATCTGTTGCAGAATCTACATATCTCAAAAAGACTGATGCCTCTTCTAATTATCCATCGAAAATAGATATTCCTTTTAAATTTAAAATGATGACAAAAGACGAATACGACCGTGAAAACAAAGATTCTAACACGGTTTATTTTATTGTGGGGTGATTGTATTGAATAAGAAAAATAAATTTAGCCGTGCTGCAACATGTACAATTACTTTTGATGCAACCGGAGGAACCGGTGCTCCCTCAAATATAACGGGAGATCTCAATAGTTCTGTTTATATTCCATATACTAAGCCACAGAAAAATGGATATAAATTCTTAGGATGGTCAACAGCCAGAGATAATACACCAGAATATCAAATAATTTTAAGCAGCACTTCCATCACTCTTTATGCTGCATGGAAATCAGAATCTACTTCTCCTGTGCAAAGCAATGTATATATTGGAACAAATCTAATTTCTGAAATTTACATCGGAAATACAAAAGTTAATGCTGTTTATATAGGAAATCAAAAATTAAAATAAAAGGAGGTGTTACATGTCTAGTTTTGAAGAAGTAAAATTAAAAAATCCATATGGTATTGAAGATTCTGTTCTTAAAATTGTAATTGAGTCGACTGACAGTTATAGATTGCCAAACTTAATAAATGAAAGCGATACATATATATTTGTTATTTGGCATAGAACAGATACACCTTGTGATATTCAATTTACTGTATTCGGAGATGTACAAACAGTATCTTCCAGTTCTCAATGGACAAAATATATCAAAACCATATCTGTGAATGATTTGTCAGATACAAAAATAGATATTACACCTCCTACAAATAGCACTACATATTTTTATGAAGCTTATTTATCAAGAGGATCAGTTGATACATCCTGGACTCCTGCCCCAGAAGATAATGTAGAAGATATTATAGGATTAAAATCAGAAATAAAACAAACGGCAGAACGAATAGATTTGGCAGTTGGAAATCTTCAGGGAGAATTATCAAAGCTTTCATTAACTGTCGATACTATTAACACAAAGGTTGAGAATCAAGAAGGAAAATTTTCAGAAATAAATCAAAAAGTAGATGAAATAGAATTAGGCGTTTACAAGAAAAAAGATGTGCCACTACATTCCGTACGGTATATTCGTGACTGGTTGGATGGGAATAATGTAGACTCAGAAAACAAATGGATGGAATGTAAAGTAATCGTAGGTGTAGATAATATTGCGTTGAATATTATGCCTACATCTGATGTCGATATAACAAATCCTTCCTATTATACAGATGGTTTATTAACGGATAATCAATACACCACCACTTCTACCGGCAATCATTATTTGCAGTTAGATCTAGGAAAGATACGTAAGGATATTGATTACATACAAATTTGGCATGATTACTCATCGGAGAAATATTTTAATAGCAAAGTAGAAGTGTCAGAAGACGGTCAGTCTTGGTATACACTCTATGACAGTAAATTGCAAGGTACTTATAAAGAATCTGCAAACGGAAAGATACATTATGTAAACGACTCTGATTATCTTACAGAGCAGCTCGCAAAAATTGATATTGATATAAATAAAGTATCGGCATCTGTTGCTAATGCTGAAGGTAAAATTTCTGAAATGGCAGTAAAGCAAAATGAAGTTGAGCTGCGTGTTAGTGATACAGAAAAAGACGTTACTGATATTGTAGGTAATATGCTACCTGATATAGAAAATCAAATTTCAGCAAATCAGTCTGCTTTAGAGGTTGCTTTAGAGTCTATCAAATCAACAGTTACAAAACTTGAAGGCGATGTGGTAAAACAATCACAAGAAATTCAAGATGCGAATGGATGGAAGTTCATATTCTCTTCTATTGGAGTTAAAGGAGAAGGGATTCCAGAACAAGAAACGGCAATTAATATAAATGGAGATGGATTATCTGTAACTCGTTTAGAAGACAAGGGATATAAAACAGTTATCACAGGCAATGAGTTTGGTGGATACTACAACAATGGACAAGACTGGGTAAAAGTGTTTTCTTTGGACGAAGACATGGTTCGCACTAAACGATTGATGGCGGAACGAGGTTGTGATTTTATGAGTTTGAAAATAGTTCCCGTTGACTATTCTTCTATGGGTGTCAAAGGGTTGGCATTTGTTAAATCAGGTGGAAATTCTTAAAACTAAATATAATTATTAAACGAAAATGGACTGATAGCGTATCAGTTCTTTTTTAATTTGGAGGTGATTTAATGCCTTATGAGGCAAGAGTTATACAGAGTCATACTTCTAATGGTTCTGTTGCAAATAGTTCTAATGTGACTGTTACTTTTCAAATCAGAAGAACTGATTATGCTATGATCGGATATAACTATCAAGGAAATGCATATTGGAGAATTAATTGTGATGGTCAAAGTACAGGTAATAAATATTTTACATTTGATTGGGCATACCACCCACAAAATCAATGGTGGACTGTTGGCAGCCACACATTTACAGTTGCACATAACGGAGATGGTAGTAAGCACATAGGTTTTGATGGTTATTATTATACGGGTATCTCCCCGTCTGATTTAGGCGCAAGTGGAAGTGCCACATTAACAAAAATTCCACGATATGCTAATATTACAAGTTTTAAAAATACAGCGACAACGGTAAATAATGCAACATTCTATTGGACAGCAGATTCAAAATGTGACGTGCTGCAATATTCTTTAAACAACGGATCAACGTGGAGTAATGCATCAGGGAGCACATTTTCCATATCTGGTTTGTCTCCAGGAACAAACTATAATATCAAAATCAAAGTCAGAAGAGCCGATTCCGGATTATATACTACATCGAATAGTATTTCTTTTACTACGAAATCAATTGCACGAATTTCTAATTCATCATTAAGTATGAATATTGGTGGCAGTTTATCTCTCTCCTTTTCTAACTATGGAAATAATAAGTCATTTTTGAGATTTTACGCTCAGAAAATAGATGGGAATTGGCAACAAATATCTACTGTATCCAATATCCAAGCTTCATCATATTCGTGGAATTTATCAAGCTACTCTTCTACCCTTTATTCCTTGTGCCCTAACTCCAATTCATTAAAAATTAAAGTTATATGTGGAGTTTCTTTGAACGGAAAGGAATATACAAATACTGTTTCAGGCACTGCAAAAGTAACAAATAGTAATCCTGCGTTTTCTAACTTTACCTTTCAAAATACAGATTCCAAAACAGTAAGTATGGTCGGGAATGCACAAAATATGATTTCTCTTTTTGGAAATTTAAGAATTACAATCACAAGTGCAAATAAAGCAGTTGCCAAAAATAGCGCAACAATGAAATATTACAATATTGTTGTAAGTTCGGGTAATACAGTAGTATCCAAAAAATCGAATTACTCTTTGAGCGATATAAATGTGGACATAGGTAGTTTACAATCAGCGGGGACATATACCATTCGAATCGATGCTGTAGATAGTCGTGGTAATGCAAGTGCAGTGGTTTCTAAAACTTTCGTCGTATACCCATATCACACTCCAGCTATTTCTGCTAGTATTGATCGTTTGAATGGATTTGAAGCGGAAACATCTTTAAAACTTACATCATTAATTTCAAAAATTAATATTGCAGGAGCAAATAAAAATAGTATACAAAATCTGGAATATAGATATGCTGAATCTGGCAAACCATTTCCAGAAACTTATACACAACTAAATAATTACACAACATCTGAATCTGGTGAAGATTTTGTTATTACTATCAATGAACCACAATTTTTAACATTAGATATTAATAAAACATATACCTTTGAATTTAAGATTTCAGATGAAGTGACGTCTTATATAATTACTCCTAATGCAAACCAAGGTGTATCTGCAATGAATATTATGGATAACGGTAATATTCTTATGGGGGTAACACCTGACGAAAGAAACGTGAAGGACACAAAAGCTAATCTGTTAGTACAGAAAGATATTAAGTCTAAAGGTAGATATGTTATGGAGCAAATTGATAAACGTGCTTCTCTTGATGCTTCGGATGGTGGAATAGAGATTCCGGCTGGTGCGGATTTGAATAATTACAAGACGATAGGTAATTATTACTGCCCAATGAATACAACAGTTAAGACACTGAAAAATTGCCCGACTAATTATGCATTTACAATGGAAGTAAAGTATGGAACCGGTAATGATTATCCTAAACAAATAATCTATGAATATTTTGGTGGAGGATTTGAAAGGTATTTTGAGAGTGTTGGCTCAAAAGCATGGAAACCGTGGGGGTCAAGGTTTAATTCAAATAATTCATTTACAGTTTTAAGCAATGCTGTTAAAAGCTTGTATTTGCTTATGCATCCAGTTGGATCTATTGTTATGACTACTAGCAACAGTAATCCCGGTGATACATTTGGAGGCACATGGCAATCATGGGGTTCTGGAAGAGTTCCGGTTGGTGTAGATACAAATCAAGCAGAGTTCAATTCATCAAATAAAACAGGCGGTAGCAAAACAGTTTCTCATCATCATACAAGAGGTTCGTTAGTTGCCAATATTGGTGCTGTTGACAATGATTCAACTTCTATTGGTTATGATGCGACTAATAAGAGCGGTGTATTGTATGATTTCGCCTTTAGTCATGGAAATTTAAAGACTAACATACCAGCTAGTCGTGTAAATCATGCCACAACGGTTTCTGGTTTAACTGCCGATACGCAAGTAACAAATTTGCAACCATACGTCACATGCTATATGTGGAGACGAACAGCTTAATAGAAATGGAGATTATGATTATGCAGTATTTAAAAATAGGTGAAAAAGAAAATTTAGAATTAAATATTAGTTATATAGAAGAGAATACATGTGTCTTTACTTTTGATAAGTATACATATGAAACGATTAAAAATTATTTTGCAGATAAGGTTTTAAATAAATTTTCAATTATAGATGAAAATAAAACTATTTCATATACGGTTGAAATGAAATTAAAAAATATCATATTAGAGAATCAGACAGATAAAAATTTTGATGTAATTACTGTTTGCTTTGAAAAACTACAAGTGGATGACCGTGTTGCTGTTTTAGAAAAAACAGTTCAAGAATTAACCAGTATGCTAGAAAATTTACAACAAAAAGTAGTAATGAGATAAAAACTATATGCAGTAATAAGTGCGGTTTTA